TTGACTCGCCATAGACCATAAGAGTTAGTGAACGCTGTACATCTGACATGCTTACTCACTACCTTTCTTTTCTTCGTCTTTTCCGTAATATCCATATGGGTCGGCGACCTCATACATCTCACTGATTGCTGCTTCGGCGGCGCTTCCGTCGTCAATTAGCGGGCAAACAGTGTAGAACTGGCACTTCCATTTGCAGTCTTTACCCGGACTTGGGTAAGCAAGGAAGTTAGGGTCTCCACCTTCGTCGAGACCTTTTTTCACAGCAAGCAAATCCGAAATAGTTCCGTGGATTCGCTGCCAGAAAGAACGCATTGTAAAGATGTTGTGACGAACTTCAATCTGCTCATAAAAAGGAGGCTTAGCGTTAGCCGTGCGCTTTACCTTTTTGAGCATAGTAAAGATGCCACCCTCAGAGCGTTCACCAGGAACGCTGTTCTGAGCAGACTCTAGAAGCATATAAGTCATAATCTGCTCATTCATCTGAGCCTGATTAGCAAAGTCCGAGAACGAACCACCAACAGTCTTGAAGTCACGGAACATACGCACGCCATCGTTCTTGCGACGAACACGCATATCTAGTTTTCCTTGGAGAACTACCTTGCCATCAAACAATGGCATAGAGATAATCTCTTCGTTAGAAATCTTCTCTAGGTTAGAGTCGATACCTTCTTCATCCATCCACTGTAGATAGCCTTCGAGCATAATGCGACCAAGTTCAGCCTCAGCCTCAAGGTCGTGAGTGTCACGGAACTCAGCCATCATCTTTGCCATATCGATGGCAACCAACTGAGAGTGGACCTCTAGCAAGTCCTTAGTCATGTCAGAAGAGTAGTACTGGTCAAGAGCCTCGTGGATACGAGAACCAAGTGCCAACGCTCCAGTGAACTGCTTAGTGCGTGGCTGTAGACGTCGGTAATAGTTGAGCCACCACTTGCGACGGCAGTCCTTGAATACCTGAATCTCTGAGTTAGACAGAGTGTATGGGCGTTCTGCCTCAACCTCTGGTGTAGTAGTTACGTCATTCATAATTACAGATTACCTGCCTTGTCGTCTTTTAGCAACTGGAGCAAACGAGATTTATCGTTAACAATCTGCTCGAAGTTTTCTGCCTTAGTTTCCAATACTTGAATCACGCGCTCTTCGATAGTTCCCTCAGTTACGTAGTCAAGAATAAGAATAGAGTCGTGAATCTCAGAGCCAATGCGGTGGACGCGGTCCAGTGCTTGTTTGTGGTCAACAAGAGACCAAGGGCGCTGTAGCATCACCAATTGACGCGCTGCTGTCAGAGTGACACCAACACCACCAGCCTTGTCAGTGAATAGAATCCACTTGATACGACCAGACTGGAAATCATCGATAGCCTTCTGGCGCTCGTCTTCGTTCTGAGCACCAGTAATCATTCCGTGAGGAATCTTGGCTTTCTCAAGTCGAGCACTTAGAAGTTCAAGCAACTGGCGAGACACAGCGCAAACCGCTACCGAGTCGTCACCGAAGTCGCCGTTATCGATATCATCCATAAGAGCATCGATTTTACAAGAGGGGTCTGACAAAATAGCCTTTTGGTCACCAGTCGATTCATCGACAACCATTTCCGCATATGAACTAGCGAATTGGTGTAGGCGAGTGGTTTGAGTAAGAACGCTAGGCGCTACTACTGGACCGCTTCCCTCGAGTTCAGCAATCATGTGGTCACGCATCTGGTCATAAGCCTTCTTTTGCTTAGTAGACATCTCTACGTCGCGACGCTCGTTGATTACAGGAGGTAACCAAGGCAGAACATTTGCCTTGAGCATACGTCTCATGTGCGGGTCAACCGTAGCGTGGAATTCGGCTTCCATCTCTGGCTTGAGACCAAGAACCATCATTCCGCCAAAAGCATTTAGCATCGTGCTGACCATTCGGTCAATCCACTTAGTTTTGCTAGGCCAGTTCTTTGGAGAAATCCAGTGAAGAATTGCCCATAGGTCCAGCACGTTATTAGCGATTGGAGTCCCAGTTAGGGCAAATCTAATTCCAGCGTCACCTGACGCAGCCCATAGAGCGCGAGTCTGCTTCGACTTTGGGTCCTTTGAGCGGTGCATCTCGTCAGCAACTACAGCCTTGAAATCAATCTTGTTCAGTTCACGCTCGTGCACTTCACACTTGTTGATAGTGACGCGCTCGTCGTGGCCTTTACATTCAGGGCAACGCGCCAAAGCGATAGAGCCGTAAGGTGCTAAACGTGAGTGAGTGCGTAGCGACTCCCAGTTGATTACGTAGACATCTACGCCTTCTTCTTCGAACTGCTTGCGACGCTGAATAGGAGTGCCTTTGATTACCTTGACGTTTACTTCAGGCCACCACTTATTGAACTCACGTTGCCAGTTCTTCTTTAGAGTGTTGGGGCAAACAATTAGAACAGGGAAAACGTCTTCTCCAGCCTCTTTGATTGCTTTGATGCCTCGAATAGCCTGAGCAGTTTTACCTAGACCCGGCTCGTCTGCTAAAAGAGCACGCTTAGCAGTTGCTAAAAACTTTACGCCAGCACGCTGGTGAGGGAACAAGTCTTCGTCGCCTTCGCCGTCTGGCAAGTGCTCTACATCGCGAAGCGCCATTGCAGGTTCTACAAAATTTATCTTCAATTCGCCAGCCCACTGCTTTAAGGATTCGCCTAGTTCTAGGTCGCTCTTAAAAGTAGAGCGCAGGGCTAGGCAGGAAGACCAAGAAGCAGGAACAGACCACGACTGGGTAGGTCCATCGTAGGAAGAGCCTGGCAGACTCTTACATAATTCTTTGAAGCGCCAATCGGCACTGATAACAATGCGCTCGCCATCTTGGGCAAGTTCTACATTTACTGGCACTGGTGCCATCCTTTCGTCATTACATACATACTATCAGAAAAAGTAAAAGATTATTCACTTTTTTCAATAGTATCTCTAACTACCTTAAAAGTCTAGTCGGATTCCAACCTTTTTTTACTAGGTATAGTAAACCGTGTCGGATAGCATCTAGTGCGTGTCCTTCGCCACCCTTATGCCAATATTCTAATTTTCTAATTTTTTCGTTAGAGAACATAGCCTTAGCATCGGCTGGAGATTGAAAAGAAATGTCGTCCATAGGATAGCCAGCATCAAGCAAGCATTGTCTCAAAATACCAATCTGCTCTAACGAGTAGGGCGCTTGAGAGTTCCTCACGGTTTGGGCATTAATAGTAAATCGTTCGCATACCACCTCTATTTTTACACCAGAGGATTGCGAGGCGTGAATAGCCAGACGAATAGCCTGAGCATACTGGTGCTGTAAATACTCACCGCTCCAAGTCAACTTAGGCTCTTCACCTTCATCCCACTCAAAGAGGCAGATACCGCTAGCCTTGCCAGGGTCCACAGCCAGAATCATTCTTTTATTCATATTTTTGTCCCCAGTTCTCGAACGGACCATCTACACCAGCAGTCAGAGGGACTGACCAGCCTTCGCGAGTTGTCATACACTCACGAACAGTTTCCATAACTTCTTTCACATTGTCTTTAGGAACGTTCAAAACAATTTCATCGTGAACAGGTACAATCAAAAGTTCAGTCAAATCGGCATTGTCTAGTTTTACTAAGTTCTGCTTAAAGATTTCAGCGGCACTAGCCTGAATCAAATAGTTAGTCAAAGAGTAAACTCGGTCGTCGTCGCAAGGCAGTCGACGTCCAGTCTTAGTCTTTACATATCCAGCGCCTTCAGCACGTAGGCGTTTCATACCGATGTCCTCGATAGCCTGAGCCATAAGTTTTACACCTGGATAACTACCATCAAATGCGTCTACTACTGATTTCATTTGCGCGTCAGAAACGCCAGCGGTAAGCGCCATAGTTGCAACGCCAGCGCCATATAATTTTCCATAGACGACACCCTTGATAAGTTTGCGTCGGTTGTCTGATTTCTGGGCAGTTGGGTCTTGATAGACCTGACGCATAATCTCAGTAAATACGTCTCCACCAGTTCTGTCAGATTCGTTGAACAGATTGATTAGGTCAGGGTCTTGACTCAAATTAGCAGTCAGACGAAACTCAACTTGGTCAAGGTCGCTAGAGACAATTACGTGGTCTTCATCTTTTGGAATGAAGGCACGACGAACCGTTGCGTCGCCAGAAGGCAAGGTTTGGAGCGCAGGGTCTGTGATAGACATACGACCCGTGCGAGCGCCCATAGTTCTAACAGAAGGGTGCATAATTCCGTCAATGTTGCCCTCAAGAAAATTCTTAAAGTAGGTGTTAGCCAACTTGTCTGCTTTTCTTTGCTTAAGCACGATGTCTGCCAACTGCTTGACTTCGTCATTACCATCGCGCAACAACATTTTCAGTTGGTCTTTAGATGCTGACTTCTGCCCACTTGGAGTCGTTTCGGTAATCTCAGCGCCAAGTTTTTCCATCAACCTAACCAACTGAATGTTGCTAGTGATTGATGTTCCGTAAGTGTCAAACCCCCACTGACGAACGCTCTCACCATAAGCGTTTAGTTCATCAAACTTCTTTTGAGAATAATCAAGGTCAACGCGAGCACCATTAAGTTCCATACGAGTGACAATCTTGCGCGTAGCCATCTCAAGTTCGTAAGGAATAGAGTAAGGAGTGTTTGGTCCGCACTGCTTCCAAAACTGCTCAAACAATCTCATAGTAAGAACAGTATCCAAAGCGCCATAAGCCCAGTAAGGCTCAAAGTTGGTAGGAACAGTACCCCAAGTCCAACCGTTTTCGGCAAGCGAGTTGTCTAAATGAGTTTGTAAGGCAGCAGCCTTAGGGTCGACATACTGGGAAGTTAGTTTCTTTAGTGCCGCGGAACCCAGCGGGTCAATAATTTGAGACATAAGCATTGTGTCGTGGGCACGGTGCCAAGGAATAGACCAGCGGGATTGAACTTCAAACCACCTAGCCTCGAACGCGATGTTGTGGCAAACAATCTGACCATCAAATCGGTCCATTGCCTCATAAAAAACTCCAGACCAATCTTCCCAAGGAATAGACCAGCCCTGCTCACCGTCTCCGACTTGAACCAAACGCATACGACCGTGCCAAGGAGAAAAAGCGTCCTTGCGAGGATTACCTGGAAGTTCGCCAGTTTCTATGTCTACTGCTATTGCCTCGTGCGGTCTGCGCTCCCCTAGCCAGCGCAAGAAATTCTGAGCCTTTTCTACGTTGTCAACTAAATGTAGTTGAACGTTTTCTAAGCCACCAGATGTCATTCTTTGTCCAATCGTCTTTTTGAGTATAACTCATTTGTTACATAAAATCTTCGTCATCTAAGTCTTCTGGACCCAAATAATCTTCGTCTTCTAGTTCTAAATGCACTCTAGGGTCAGACAAGTTTGGTCTATATAGTTCCATAAATCCAGAGGATATTAGATGTCCTACTAAGGTTAGAGCGTCTTGGCTAGTAAATCCACTTCTCTGTAGAGAAGAAAATATTTCATACGCATGAATTGCTTGACCATCTAACTGGCTGATGTCTCCGTTAAAATCTATCTCTACTGGAGATTCTGGCGTTTCTGACATAGCCACTCTTTCTACATCTAAGGTATTAATTCTATCCTATAAACAGCCTCTATGTCTGAGTCCTTCTCTGAAGCCATTTCTAGCAAACGCTGAGCAACATTGGTCAAATAGCGTGCTCCGCCATCGTCATATTTGTATAGAGCCTCAAGAACGGCGACAGGTTCTTCGCTTACTTGCGCCCAGTATCTTTGCTTTTCTGGAAATACTAAATCTGCTTCTTCAGAAGGTTGGCATTGCTCACAAGGAATGGAATCCTTGATTATTTTAGAAAACGACAACTCCTGTAGTCCGTATCTTTTTACCAGAGGGCAGGCAGCCCCGTGGTAAATAAGAGATATACCTACCCTAGAAAGAATGTAAGAACCGCTTTCGGTTTTATACAACTCAAATTCAATCCAGCGAGTAGAGCCACGCCTCCAAGAAGAAGAGTTTCCAAGTAATTCGCCATTAAACTGTAGGGTTCTTGACCCATCTTTTACTTCATGCATTTATACTTTCTCTCCATAATTGTCGCTAAGAAAATCCTAGCATCTTTTCCTAGCCCCGAGATATTTTCCATACATCACCACTTTTTACATAAAGATTGCCTTGTTTCCAAGTACCACTTTGGTTGACAAATATAGTTCCGACTTTCCAGTCATCATTTACTTTTACGTGGACTACGCCGTCTGGCAGGACCCCAACCACTATGTCTAAAGTAGCGGTGGTTTCAAAACAGGCAATAGTGATAGTGGCGGTGATGGTGTAGACGTTGTTATTTGACATACCAGATACAGTTATATTTCTTTGCTGAAACTGCCCAGGACTTGTCTCAAATGAGTCATCGCTGAAAGTAATAGAGGGGTTTCCCACAACTTCTAATAGTCCGCCCGAACCACTTTGAGACACCTCTGTAGCATCAATTTCTAAAATAAAGTTTGCAGAATAGAGGCCAGATGCTGGCGGATTTTCCTCTGGCTGAGACGGACTATACATAGACAAAAATAGTCCAGAGTCCACGCTGGTAGTGACAACGATTTGCCTAGAGACTTCGGAATAGAACTGAGAATTTGTGGCTCTCACCGTGAAGTTATAAGTTCCGACCGTTGTTGGAGTCCCAGAGACAGTTGCCGAGTATGACGGAGTGTAATAAAGTTCGGTATCCTGAACTGGCGAGCCTAAACTCAATCCTGGCGGCAAAGACCCGCTTACAATGCTGTAAGTAATTGGCGTGTATGACAGAATTTCAAAAGCAAAATCATCGTAAGGACAGTCTTTGATGCCGGGGTTTGGAGTGCTGAATACGTAATTCATTCTCTCAACCACAAGGGTGTCAGTTACAGTACCTAAGTCACCAGACAAAGTTAGCGTGGCAGTTATTGTATAACGCCTACCGTGGTCCATTCCGCCAAGAGTTTTGAAGTCTGGTCCAACTTCCCCGCCACCAGATGCGACAGAATATGTGGTAGCCCCGCTTATTGACGCACCGGGGGAGACGGATAGCGTGAGAGTGGCAGTAATGGTAGTGTCGTTAGACGCATAATAACTAAAGTTACAAGACTGAGCCTGAAAAGGGTCATCTAAAAAGTTTGTCAGATTGAATAGCGAAACGCTCATCAAGGTAGTTAGGTCACCATAGACAACAATTGTGAGCGTGCCAGTGTCAGCAGTACCGCCAGCACCAGTCGCTCTAATTACAAAGTTGTAAGTTCCAGGTGTAGTAGGTGTGCCAGTCAGCGTGCCTGTAGAGGTATTTAGGTTTATACCAGCAGGTAACGAGCCAGAAACCACAGAATAAGACGTAGTAAAAGTGGCAGAAACCCCGTCGCTGTAGTTTCTAGTAATAGTTGCAGAAAAAGTTACAGAACTATCTGTAAAACTCGGGGCTGGAGTAGTGGTGGTGACAAATTCTGTATCAGTGATGGTGTCGCCACCAGATGACATACTGGCAGTTAAGGTATAAGTTGTGCCCGCAGATAGACCAGTAACATTTCTAGTGCCATTTGCGACCGCGCCAGCAGCGACAGTAAAGGAAGTTGGAGCGCCTATAGTTCCAGCAGGCGAAATAGAGAAAGATACGGTCGCGGAACTGCCGTTATCTTCGTTGCTAGCGATATATCCAAAAGAAAAACTATTTTCGGTGACGTTAGTAATGTTTCCAAAGCCAATACTGAATGGAACTATTACTTGAATAGACAAGGCGGCTGTAATGGAGCCACCACCATTGGCCGCCTGAACAGTAAAGTTATAAGTTCCTAGCGTGGTGGCGGTGCCCGTAATAGCACCAGTAGAAGTATTGAGTGATATGCCTGGAGGTAGGGACCCAGATATTACTGAGAAAGTCGGCGAGTTAGTTGCTGATACTCCGTCAGAGTACGAACCGTTTTTGGCGGCAAACCCGAATACTGTGTTGTCTGTCCAAACAGGGGGTGCAATAAAAATCGGTGGAAAGAAAGGGGGCGCACCAGCCTCGGTACTAAAACTGTAAGAATCGCCACCAAAACTGTTGCCACTGTCAATGGCAAACCAAGAGAAACTATAAGAAGTGCCAGGGCTTAGTCCAGAAACTGTTGCAGTGCCACTGATTGGCTTACTGGCACCAAAAGGGTAATCAAAAAGTGTCTGCCCAGCACCAGAGCCACCAGCCTCAATAAAGCCAGAGGTATTGGTATTTATAAACCAAGAAACAGTAATGCTACTAGTGGTAGCACTAACAAAACTTATGGAACCAGTAATTGCCATACTAGTCCGCTATCTTAATCCAAACGTCGCCGTTTGACCCACCAACAGGGTTGGTATTTGCGACCGCAATAAGTCTGTAGCCACCCCACCTAACCGAGTTAGAAACGATGACGTTAGCACCAATAGTTCCGACAGTAATAATGTTTGCGCTTACGCCAGTGGTGGGGAAAACGCTGACAGAGAGAGTGCCTACGCTAATGTTGTTAGCATTTACACCGCTACCAATTCTGGCACCAGAAATAGTTCCAGTTATTTTACTGCCGTCCACGCTAAAGATTTTTTGGTCAGTGACCGCGTAGTTTTGAATAGCACTAGTTCCGACAGCATCTGAAGCAATCAAGTCAGAAGTAATTGACTGCTTTTGGATAGAACCTGTGCCAACTGCCTCGTTTCCAATTACGACAGAATCAACCACACCCTCTCCCAAGGTGCTGATAGTTTTGCGCTTTTCTACGTCTGCTAAACGATTGTTTACGTGAACGATATTTCCATTCAGAGAGTTCTTGCTTCTATATCTACGACTCGCCAATTCGGTCCACCTGCCAATCTGCTAATAGGTTCAAAGTAACTTTCTCGGGGAAAGTAATGCTGTCTGGAACAGAGACAGAGTAAGACTCGATTTTTCTAACTAAAACGTCGTCTCTTGGCTCAAGGTCGCTTGATAGACGTAGTTGGAAAAAAGAATCATTTATAACTAGGCTACACCAGTCGCCAGGATAGTAAGTTCCGACTATCGGCTCAACCGAGCCATTTACAGAAACGCTGATTCTGCCGTCTGGTGGTCTGTTTTCTTTTAGGTATCTTTCAGCGTAAGAATAAAGAGTTGTTTCATCGTAGATATTGCTATCGTTAGCATCTTCGTCTAGAAGAGGCCACGCTCTCTGACCGCGCTTTGTTGGATATAGCAGGTCCTTAGCAGAAGCCACGGCATAAGGTTGGCTAGGGTCGCTTCCTCCGCCTTCCAAACTTCCAACCATAAAGAATCTTGTAGCCGAGTTTTCAGCACTCTCTTCTAGTTGAATGTCGCTAATGTTGCCCGGAAATTCAAATACAAATTCGTCCGCGCCAAATGCTTGTATCGATGCTGGTTGACCAGGGGCTGGTGGATTAGCAGCAATTGTGTCGATAGGAATCAGCACAAAAGTTCTCGTAAAAACGCCAGTCTCTGGGTCAATACCGCAGTCGATTCGATAGTCAAATCCAGTAAGACCGTCTGAGTACTTATCTAAAGCCTCGCCGACGTTGGTGAGAGAAAATCCGCGATACAAAAAGTCAGCAGCGTTTACGTTGTTGCCAGAGTAGCCACTGGTGCTAAATCCGAAGTTACCTACGTCTGAGTTAGATGTGAATCCTCCGTAAGTTCCATAAATAACTCTAGGTGTAGAGACCGCGGTAGCGTATCCAGAAACATTTGCTCTAATGAAATTATTTGCTGATTTAGAGTAGGTAAATGTTTTTGCCGTGACATTGACAGCAGTAATAGTCAGGTTGTTACCAGTGACATCAGCCAAAGACTTAGCAACGCTAGATGGAGACGCTTTTCCGTAACCTACGGCAGACGTGCTGTTTGTGTTCACAATAAATGCGTTAGTGGCAGGCACGGCATTGATAGTAAACGTACCGTTCATCACGGGGCTTAGAACCGTGACTTGACCGCTATTAGAAGCGGTCGCTGAAACATTTGCTCGAACGCCCTCGGCGCTCTTAGAATAAGTGATGCTGGTGCTACTAGGGACGGCGGTAACGGTGGCAGCAGATGAATTAAAAATACTTGTGGTGTTTATGCTAGCACTAGGCGCTGAGGTTGTGGTTATGTCATTTTCAAAGCCATCAAACGTTACAGAAACAGTATTAGCAGTGACAGAGGCAATGCCAGTGTAAGACTTATTTAGCGGGTTGACGTCTTGCTGGACCGTCATTCCAGCAATGACAACAGCGGCAACATCAGACACAGCCTCGGTAGGAATAAAGGTAACCGTGTTTGCAGAGACGTTGGACACCTTGTGGGTTCCGTTGATTCCACCACCAACAGCGCCACCAAACACAACTGTACCTAGTCCAGAAGAACTATTTTGATAAGGGTTGGTAGTCTGCGCTCCTTGGAAAGAAGTAAAAGTAAAAGCCGTAGGGGTCAGGTATGAGCAAATTACGTTGTCTCGTTCAAAAGAAGACCTGTCAAAACTCGGCGGTTCGTTAGGTATCGCGCTGTTATTAGTAACATCAATAGTTGCGGTTATGCGTCTCGCATCAAACAGGCTCTGAGGTATTCCATGCGGTTGGGCCATACTTACAGTAGTTACGTAATCTTCCCTGACAATGGCATTGAATTGTTTAGCACCAGAAGTAGACGGATAACCAGTGACTGTAATCGAGTCATTATTTCTAATGTTGTGACCAACGGAAGAGATACTAAGATTTACTATTCCGTTAGTTACAGCAACGTTTGCCACAGGGTAACTAAGAATGGGGATTCCAGTTAGCGTAAAGACCGCCTGAGCATCTGGAGCCATGTTGTGGTCAGTTGTTGTAGTTATAGTAAGAGTATCTGAAGTCTTATTGTATGAATAATTGCTTACGGCATAGGTGTCATACATTTCAGCAATTGTCAACGCGCTACCCACAGATAGCCCGTGAGGGACGCTAGTAGAGACCGTTAGATTACCGACGCCAGCGCCAGTTACGGTCAAAGACTTAGAAATAACATTCGAGAAGTCTAGAATTCCAGAAACAATAACTTGATTGTTTGCAGTAAATCCGTGAGCACCCGAAGTGGTGTAAGTAATCTTTCCGTTATTTACTTCCCTAAAAGTTATCTCAGCGGTGTCAAATATATTAGTAACGTTGACGGTGTTGCCTACGCTAAAGCCGTGAGTATCAGCAGTAGTGAGCGTCACAGCATTTGCGTAGACATCCCTAACCACCACAAATTTAGTACTAGCACCAACGGTTGCCGTGCCCGGAACCAAGTTGATGGTCGGGTATTCGCTAGGAGTGCCTACTGAGTACTTAAAGGCAGTATTAGATGTGACGTCAATCACCGAAGCCACGTCAAACACCTGAGACCCTGTTTGGTCTACACCACTGATAGACAGGACTTGACCGTCATAGAAGTTGTGTGCCACGTTTGTGGTAAGGGTCGCGCTAGCCTGAATAGCAGAAGCGGTGTTAATGACTACAGTCGAGTTAGCAACCGCGGCCACCGCGACGTTCGCGCCAGGTGCGCTATAAGTAAAAGTGCTAGACGTGACGTCAATCACGTTGTAGGTTCCATCAAACTCTGGTCCAACGTTTTCTACAAGAATTTCTTGACCTGGAATTAGTTCGTGAGTGTCAGACACCGAAAGCGTAACGATGTTATTAGTTTTAGATTTAGAGACTATGTAGTCTTCTATTCGAAGTTCAGGATTTATTTCATCATTAGCAAAAGAGATGCCAGAAAAGTCAGAAGAGACCGCAGAAACTAGGCTCCTAAAATAGTCATAGGTATCTACTCGAACCGTTACCTGAGCGACCTGATAATCACCGTTAGGTATAGTGTAAGTAGTTCCACTAGCATTTGGTTTTGAAGTACTACTGGTTGTGAACGTATAAGTGTCGTTGTTGCTATTGAAAGAGGTAATTTCATAGTAAAAACCGCTAACGGCCTGAGCGTCCACAAAATCAATTTTTACTTTAGAGCCAACGGCAAATTCGTAAGTAGAACCTAAAGCCAAAGTTCCAGTGCAAATATTGTTTGCCACTGCTAGTGATGCCTCAAAATCGTGCGCCCAAGTTTTCCAAATTTTTCTGTGCTGGAAATAACTAGGAAATTCGTTGGCAGTGACCGAAAGAGTTCTGGTAATTACGTTGTAAGAGCGAGACCAAATAATGCCTCCCCATACGCAAACTCCGTCTCTAACTACATAAAGACCAGTGTTACCTGGCATAGTAGAGTCATACAAATCGTAAGTGTCAGTCTCAGAAATAACTGGCACACTGCCAGAGAAACCTCCAGCAGCCTTTAGAGCACGTTCGTACGAGACACTTTTAAAAGGTATTTCTGCCAAAACTTGGTTGGTAAGCAGGTCAGTAGTGAAGTAGCGATACTGAATTAGGTTATCTGCCATAATCTACGACCTTCTGTCTGTTGTCTCTATAAACCATTATAAATTACGCGAGCCAACCCGACTTAAACAAAATCTCTAAATTACCGTCCCCGACCCTATACACACTTCCAGTAGAGACAGAAGAAGCAACGTTGCTAGCAGTTTTTGCATAAGTAATAGTTGTCTTGGTCGGGGCGCTAGCAACAGTATAAGTCCCATTGAACGTGGCATCCACGTCAGACACGACTATAGAAGCACCTACTGGAAAATCGGGATAAGCACTAAAAGTCAGAGTAGCAACGTTATTGGTCAGAGCCTTATTAGTCACAACCGCCGAGGTAGGAGAAGTACTCTCTACCAACTGAATTTCGTTCTCGCCCGGCTGTAGAACTATCCAATCAACCAGCGTAGCCAACTTAGAGCGGTAACCGCTAAGACCAATAAACGCTACTGAACGTTCATAAGTATCTACTTCTATAAACTCATTCTGGCCTAGAGCCAACACGCCAGTAGGCGATGGAACGGTGTTGGCAACGTTGGTGCCAGAGTTTGCGTAACTTATAGATATAGTGTCAGCATCTACGTCTGCCACAGAAATAATAGTTGCTACCGTGTTTGTGTTGAACCCAGCGGTGTTTACGTGAAGCACCTGTATTAAGTCTCCAGCAACAAACGGATACGTGCTGTCAGCAATAATAGTGGCTACGTTTCCAGTTCGTGAGACCTGAGTGATGTCTCCGACGTAAGAGTATTCACCATTAATGTCATTGATAATTTCAATTTCTTGATTAGTGGTGTTATTTCTAATAACAGTTCCACCATTTATAAATCCATTCACGGTCAAGTACATACTGACGTTAGTGTTTCCGTTATTAGTTAGAATCACGTTACTACCAACGTTTACAGTGTTTACTTGGTAGCCCTCAGGGTCTCCAACAACCCACTCATACTTCACTGGGTCTACTGCCTTGAGAGATATGTTGAAGTCGATACGACCTCTAGGGTTTACTACTTCAATAGACGGAGCACCATTAAGTCTGACTTTTGAGCCACGAACTGGTTTTTCGTCGGTAAGCAACCAGCCACTCTTTCTTACCAAATCTAAAGTACGCACTAGTTTGTCTCTAGCAGCAGAGACGTATGACGGGCTTGGAGGGATAATCGAACCAGTTAGAGTGATGTTTCTGTGAGCGTATCTGCCGTTGACATCGTATGAACCGTCGCCCAGTCCTCGAGGAATGTCCTGCATTTCAACGTCTGGCATAGTCCACCAACCGTCGATTCCAGTACACACCCAAAGCACATTGTCTTCATCCACCGTGTTCAATACCAGACCGTTTAGTATGACGTCCGCATTGAGTTGCATACCAGTGATGTATGGATTTGGCGTTGGTCTTAGGGCGTCGTTTACAAACTTGTTTTCTTGCTCTTGAGTTAAGTCATCTGTGTAACCGTTTAGATATATGTCTTGTTCTACCATAACGGCGTCTAGATAAAACTCAACTGATATAGCGTCTTGGTTTACAACGCCAACTTTTAGACCGTTAGCACCAGAGGGGGCAGTTGCTAAATAAGAAAGCCTAAGCCAGCCATCTACAGCATAAACAGTAAATATTTCAGAATAAGAAGTAGAGCCAACCTGAGTCACACCGCTGACGTCTGTGTACCAAGCAATTAGCAGTTTCAGGTTGGCAGGGTCAGCATCGGCAGGCAGTTTGACGTGAGCGGACACCATATATTGACGAGACGGTGATACTGGCACTTGGGTAGTAGAAGTTGCCGCACCTGTGTTGGCAGAAGAAGCGGTAGTAACGAATAGCGAGTGCGAGCCGATAAAGTATTCAGCCGTGCTAGCAGCAATGGTCGAGCCACCTACTACAGCCCACCTGGTAGTGTCCCCGTTCTTGAATGACGGATTAGGTACGAGATTTATACGAGTCATTATGTTGTAGCACCTTTACGCATCATAAGTTGTAGTTGTCTAGAGACCTTTTCTGCCAAGTCTCTTTCATCCATTCCAGCACTTGGATAGACGTTTACAGTTACACCCTGACCGCCCCCCACATTGCGACCAGCCAATAGTTCAATCATTGCGCGGTCACGCTTAGATAGCCCGCTAGGGTCTAGTGGCTCTACACGCTCTGGACGTCCAGCCTCGGCAATCTGAGCAATGGTTCCGCCTGGGCTTGGCATTACAGTTCCACCCTGAGCAAGTCTAGGAAGTTTGATTTTGCCAACCTCTGGGATGGTGAACTTGATTTCATTTCCACCAATGAAAGGCACCCAGTCTGGGACCTTGAACTTAATCTTGTTTACTCCCTTGATTAGGAAGTTTAGACCGTCAATAATTCCGTTTACGAATCCCTCAATACCTCCGAGGATTCCATTGATAATTGGCTTGATGAAGTCAATTACCTTCTTGAATCCTTCCATAAAGAGTTTGAACATACCTGGGAGTTGCTTAGCAATCTCACCAATAAACTCGCCAACTGTGACCAGAATCGGCGCTAGGAACTTAGCCAACTGCTTAACTATGTCAACAATAAAAGGAACCACAGCCTTGAATACGTCTGCCAAAACTTTGATAATTGGGACTAGCGACTGAATAAGAATAGGAATCAAAGGCATAATGGCATCCATTATTCCCTTGAACGCTGGCATCAAAGACTTGATAATTTGTACAACCAACGGGGCAAGAGTCCTCATTAGGTCAGCAAAGATAGGAGCAAGAGTAGCGAACAAGTCCTTGAAGATTGGTAGAAGGTTATTAATCATGTCCATAAAGACTGGAGCGAGGTCTTTTAGGATGTCAAATAGAGCAGTTAGTCCGTCAGCAACAAAATCGGCAAGCATAGGAAGAAGCGGAGCGATAAACTCTGCAAGTTTCTGAATTCCCTCGGCAAGGAAAGTGACGATGCCAGTCAAGAAACTTTCTCCACCACCTTCTCCACCGCCCATCAAACTCTTGATTAGGTCTCCGAAAGCAGTTCCGATAGTTGCTAATACTGGACCAATTGTTTTCATTGCCTCGCCGAAAGCATCTTGGATTGTCTTCCAAGCGGCATCTACTGCTGTTCTAAATTCTTCGTTTGTTGCGTAAAGAGCAGTAAAGGCGGCAATAATTACACCAAGAATAATCGCTACCTTGCCCCAAGGGCCGCTCTTCCAAACGTCACCAACCTTCTTAAAGCCCTCTCCGACCTTTCCAGCAACGTTCTTGACCGTTTCAAACTTCTCAAAAACATTGGCAAGGTTTCCGATAACTACGTCAAAGGCTTTTCCACCAACTTGACCTATTAGGGAGATGGCAGTTGTAAACGCAAACACCTGAGATGCGCCATCAATAAAACCCTTAACCGTGTCATTTTTTAGAATCGGGTTTAGAAATTCTAGAGCGCCATTCAGAGTGTCAAAGAATGTGCTAGGAGCCTCGGAGTCCGTAAATATAGCAATCAACTCAAGCATATTTACGATAAAGTCAGCCAGCGACGGACCTACGGCACCAAGTTCCGTGACGATGGACTCAAAAATAGGTAGACCCTCTGAAGTAAGAGTATTGAAGAACTCGGCGACGTTAGTGTCTACGGCTAGTCCACCTAGGGAGTCAATCAAACCTAAAACAAAGTCGCTTATGGCTATGAAGTTGGTAGCCATAGCGTCCATGCTTTCGGTGAAGCCTGGTTGCTCAGCGAAGGTGGCAAACTTGCCAGTTATCTCATCTAGATAACTAATAATTCTTCCACCCGGCGAATCTATGTCCAAGTTGGTCATAATGATTCCACCGATGCCCTTGAAGACATTGCCAAAGACTCCAAGAATCTTTTCAGCCATTAATTCTGATTTGTCAAAGAATGTTTGCAGAGTACCATCTGCCTCAGACGCGCCCAAGAAGTCAGCGAACGCACCAGTGTTTTTATTGATGAAGTTTAGAAAGCGCTCAGTGGCTGGTCCAGAAGCCTTGAGGAGAGACAAGAAACTCTTGAAAACGTTGCCTAGGATTTCTCCAACAATTGGAAGAATAGTTTTTAGGGAAGCAAAAAACGCGGCTAGGTCCTGCTGAGATTTTGGCTCAGAAAAAGCGTCAGCCAGTTTGGTAACGAAGCCACCTAACGCAACGCCAGCATCAGCGAAGCCTTGCTTTAGAACATCATAAAAACCGTTCTTCATAAGACGGTCCATTTGTTCTTGGAGAACTGGCAAGAATCCCTTGGCCGCGGCTTCTTTCAGTTCGTCTAGTTTGCCTCTAATACCGAATAAGTACTTAGCAAACGATTTTTGAGATGCAGTCAAACCAGCATATGGGTCGACCCCAGCGGAGTCTTTTTTAGCCTCGGCTACGCCTTCTTCCGCTTCTACTAAATCTCTCTGATTCTGAATTACTGCATCGGCAACGCCATCCTGAGCCTCCGCATACGCTTCAGTAGCAGACTGTAGGCCCTCATTAGCCATAATTCCATTTTGAGCGTACTTGTCTTGCTCCTCTGACAAGTCGCTGACTCTGTCCTTGGCTTTACGTAAGTTTAATTCAGCCTCAGCAAAAGCGAGTTCTGCTTCTTTTCGAGCACGTGAGTTAGGCGGTAGGTCCTGTACTCTGGCTAGAGCGGCCCTAGCATCTTCGAGTTCCATAGCGGCACGCTTTTCAGCAATCGCTGCGTCTTCGGCATCAAAGCCGAGTTGCTGGAATTCTTCATATGCTTGTCTAGTTGCCTTGGCTAAATCTAATTCTGCCTTTGTTAGACGCTTAGTGGCCTGAGCCAAACGCTCGATGTTGCCTTCAATGACTCTGGTGAGGCGCTTTTTAGCATCATTAATTGCTTTCTCGCGTTCTGCTGCTTTTGATGAAGCCGCCGCCGCCTGAGATACAGCCTTGCCAATTCCACCTAAAGCAAATTTAGCAATAGCGCTTGCAACTTTTATCGCAACAAATGCGCTTACTAGGGTCATCAAAGACGGCACGGCGGCGAGAACGGAACCACCTAAAGCAACTAATCCACCAACAACACTATATATGGATTGTCCCAAAATGCTTAGAATTGGTCCTAGTGCGAAACTGACCCTAGTCAGTCGAGTAAATGCTTTGGCAGTTGCTTGCGCTTGAGGAAAAGCAGTGCGAAGACCAGCCGCTAATTTACCGAACATGCTTTTATCTTTATAAGCACCGTCGTTAAATCCGCGTTTGAAGGCTTGACCGATGCTCTCACCAGCACGTCTACCAGAAGTGCCTCCACCACTGAAGCCGCGCTTTATGTCATCCTTCACGCCATCAGTTATGGCGCGAACAATAATGTGCGCTTCACCGACTACTGCCAACTATCTCACCTCCTTCGCAAATACAAATAGTGCTAGCCGATAGGCGCGTCTAGCACATTTCCAAACGGTAATGGACTGTCAGCGTTCAAGTTTGTTGGAGGGGTGTAAGCCTTCACTTTCTGAGACTCCTTAACGGGGTCAACAGGAACTACAGGCTGTTCTTCCTCCATCAATCCATCGATGTCGTCAAATCCGCTTGCTCTATTCTTTTTTCCAGAACTTCTGTTGTATTTGTAGTCTTTGTGATACAACTCTTTATACAAAGATTTTCTAATATCAGTTTGGGCGTCAGCCTGCTCTCCAGTGCTGAACGTCATATCTTCTTCGAAGATGTAATGGATTACATCTAACATCTCAGACATTTCCATCTGATTTAGTCGTAATCCATTCATCAACGCTTTACCATTCACATAAGGCCAGAGGTCAAGCGCCCAAATCGCTAAGCCCCTGGCTGCGCTTCCGGGCGGTCACCATACTGCTCCACTAGCCATCCAACAACTTCTCCCAAAGTCTCGGTAGTAACAATTCTGTGCTTGTCGGTAAGAAGAGCATTGAATCTAACTAGGCTTTCGTCTTCCAAAACCGAATTAAAGAACATCTCGATGCTTGCGCTCTGCTTTACAGGGTCGTCCGAGTTCGCGTCTCTAACTAGGTCAATGAGAAGTTTTCCCTGAACCGCTGGAACGGCAGAAAAATCTTCACCGTGAATTTTGAAAGAAATTTTTGGTAGTGAGGATGTGTCTGGTCCAACACCAAAATCTTTGAATTTGTTATCAGTCATTTTTGTTTCTCTTTCTCGCTATATGCGTTGTCTTATGTAGAAAATAAGTATTTCCTCTTTATTATTTTACTAGTCCAGGAAGTGCCTGAGTTGACTGGAGAGGTACTTAGTGGTGCTTCTTTGCTGTATTCCGGGGTGATTTACCTGCCTAGTAACAATCAATCTTCCCTTCCTAAAAAACACTAGTTTTCCGTTAGGGTCTTTAGGTCTTATTACGTGTGGTAGAGCGCCCTCGTGAACGGCAGCAGCGTAAGGTTTTTCTGCTTTAATCCCTAGAAACTGGCCTTTAGCGTTTCCTAAGTGATAACTACTAAGAGAGTTACTAAGTGCTCCAGTTCCATAACCTTTTCTACCCTTAGCGGCAACTCTTGCGCCTTTCATAGCCTTCTCGAGGCGCTTTTCTAGATACCACCAAAGCGGTCCAGAGCGAGTGTTAAGGAAAGAGTTTAATTTAGCGTCGTAGATAATGACCCTTGCAACGGTGTAACTAAACTTGCCACCGCCAGCAAAAACGCCCTTTTTAGCAGCCTTACGACTACCTCTAAGGATTCTTTGTGCCCCATAAATCCACGGGCTATCTGGAATTAAACCACCAGCAGGCATTTTATGGGACCGCCATAGTGATGTTTAGGGAAACGGTTTGGAATCCACCCTGAGGCTCTCCAACTTCAGAAGTAGCAATTACCCCAATACCAAATCCAGTGTCATCCCACTGGTCTAACTCATTGATTGACTGCATCAAAACCCAAGAGTCGATTGCCAGCATTGTAGAGGCTGCTTCGACTTTGTCTGCCGAAGGAGGTCTACCGTTCTGGCTAACTACGGGAGTGGCTCTAGAGATAGAAATATTTAAAGTTGCGCTTCTAGGAACGTGACACCTCATAGGCTGAGAGATTTCGGCACCGGGTGTTCCTAGATACATTTGGAGATACGAAACAACCAACTGCTCACAATCCACGGCTGGCTGTCCCATATTCCAATACTGACGCGCTGGTAAGTTGACATTGTAAGACTGAAAAGTGTTGACAACGCGCTCAAGGACTCCTTCTAAGAATTCCTTGAGGTTCATGGCGTCAGCAGAGACACCCCAGTTATCGATTTCAGTCGCCATTTTTTTGTTACTCCGCTACCAATGCGGTGGTTCCGCCACCACCAGTTGTGCGCTTAACCTCTGGCTTAGCAGTCTTTACTTCTGCTTCTACCACTGGCTCAACTACAACGGGCTTTGGTTCTGGCTTCTTCGCTGCTGGCTTCTTTGCTACGGTCTTCTTTGGTCGACCTGGCATGTCTTCAGCGCGGAAGTTAGTCATAAATCCTGCCATTTTTTCCTCTTTCTTTATTAGTTGTATAACTTGATGGTTAAGTTCCCAGTAACTACTTCGGAGACAGTATCTACGTTTCCCACCGTTTTTGTGGCGTAGAGTGTCCATGTTCCAGGGTCTATGATTCCTAGTGCGTTGTAAGCGTCCGCATAAGGGATTGAAAAAGTAATTCTTTCACTAGCGTTGTTCACCGTGATATTTGAACTAGACACATTCACTGATTTAGTGCCTCCATAGTTAGACAAGGTCAGTTGTGGGGTCCAACCAACTTCGTCAAAGAAAATGGTCACATCTGCGGTAGCGGTATTAGAGTTCCAAGTTGCTGGAGTGGTCTTTACAACACTAAGGTCTAGTTTGGTGTTTGCGGTTAGTGGGAGTGCTTTAGGAGTGTATCTGCGAGCGCGTGGCACGTCAGGTGAAAACACTTTTGAGCGACGCTTGGCTCCATCAGGGTTTACTGACTTTAGGAATAGGTCAACGGCATAGACGCCAGTACGCATATCGTCAATAAAGTCTTGACTGTCTAAAAGCGTGTAGGAAACTCCCTGACGTGAGATAGAAGTAACGCGTTGCGGGAGAGCACAGTCGTCGTCGCCAGACCATAGTCGAGCGAATTCTAAAGCCAAAGTTCTAGCAGCCATACGACCAGCAGCAGGGACTGGAGAGCCATAAGTGTAAGTAATTTCTACGTTACAAGGAGTCCAAGGAACTCCAGCGGTTGCCTGTAGGACCGAATGGTCTACTAAGTAGTAAGTAGAAGGGTCGAGAATGTTTCCAGTTCTGTCTCTAACAGCGTGGATTTTTGTAACATTTTTACCGCGTAGACGAATTCTAGATTCAGGGGCTAGGCCATCGGCGACTAGTTCGGCATAGTTATCAAAGTCATTGATTGGGATGTTGTAGACCTCGCCACCAACCAAAATACCGCCGTAGTTGCGAGAAGATGCGCCAAGACGGTAGGCACGCTTAGCGCAAACGTAACGCTCGGTAACGGTGGTGGTTCCAGTGTATTTACGACCAGACAAAGCCCACATCAAAAATGATGCGGTTTCGCAGGCTTCTTGGGCATACTCGGTTAGTTCGTAGTCACCTAGGTCACTAGGTTGTACCCATAATGCAGTCATAAATATCTATATCTCTCACTAGTGTTACGGGCGACACGCTTTGTATTTCTACAACTCGTGCCGCCCGTATCAACCAACTACTAAGCGGTTGGGTCCTCGTTAGAGGTGATTACACGGTCGATAGCAGCATCAGCATTGAAGGCGACGTTACCAGGGACGTTGTAACCAGTGGTGTTTGAGTTAGGCAAGGTAGTAACTACGTTGTATGAAGGCACTTCGGTCACGCTGTTGATAACAACGATTCGAGCAGTGTTTCCTACGGTAGCGGTTACGTTTGCTGCTGGAGCGCTACCAGGGATGGTGTAAGTGATGGTGTTGGCAGCAGCGTTTACAGAAGTCAAAACGACACTGTCAGTGTTGAAGTCAACGCCAAGGTTCTCAACCTTCACAACATCGCTAGCAACTAGAGCGTGTGCACCAGAGAAGGTGACAACTGCGTTAGTAGTGTTGGCGGTAATAGTAGCGCCAGAGATGGTGATAGTTGATGCGTCAATTACGCCAGCCTTAGTGAAGTACATTGGGTTGGTGGCATTGTCAGACCAAGTGTAGAAGCCCTTCAAGCCAGTAGGTGCCCAATCAGTACGTGCATAAGAGTATGGACGCTCTGCGGCAACTGGGAACTCCCAGCGTCCGTCTGGACCAGATAGGAACTGAGTGTTTCCAAGACCGTAGCCTTCGAAAGTGGTAGCGAGCATACCATTCTCAATTACACGGTCACCCGACTGACGCAACTTAGCGTATGGGAATACCCAGTGGAAGTAAGGAAGGTTAGAAGCCTTCTTACCGTTAGCGATTGCGTGAGACCAAGCCTCAATCGCAACACCGTTACCAGCAGGGTCGTCACCAACACCAGGAGATGCCCAACCGACAGACTTTAGGTCTGGGTTAGCAAAGGTTCCTAGGTTCTTGCGAAGCAACAAACCACCTGAAATTAGAGCAGAGATTTCTGGGTCTGGCTCACAGATGGCAAGTTCCATAGTAATACGCTTTAGGGTGTCTGGAGACTTGTAGGTCACACAAACAACGCCGTTAGCGTTCTTCTCGGTGATTTCGTCGCCCTCTTCATATTCTGGAGTGAACGAAACACGCATAAATGCTGACGTGGTGTATGAATCACCAGCGCCGTTTAGTAAGTTACCGTTAGCGTCTAGGCGGGTGACACGAATTGACACACCCTGGATGCTAGCAGCATATTCTTGAGTAGCCATTTAGGACTATTCTCCTTTGGTTTAGGCTGTTAGGTCGACCCTGACAGCAAGGTGGATGGAGGTATCGAAGTAAACCGCAGCAGGGCGGATTGCTTTTAGCCTCATGTCATTCGCGTTACCCGACACATCATAAGCCTGAGCCAGATTGTCGTTTACGACATCAATATCGCCCAAGTAAACTCGGGCGGTCCCTGTGCCGTAAATCCATTTTGCAGAGTTGGTTCCCAACTGCTGAATATAGCCAGTTACCGCTTCTTGAGCACGGTTAGTGGCGCTTGCAATAGTAATTGTTACTGTGTCAGCGTCGACTTTAGTGACGACTGCTGTAGAAGTAGAAGACTGGTTGATGTTTGCTCCGACAACAGAGTAGCGAACAGTGTCGCCTGCAAGCAGGTAGTGGTCGCCCGACGTGTTGATAGTCAGCGTAGTGTTACTGCTAATAGTTGCAGTAGCGACAGCAATGCGAGGACCGTTACCGCTATAGCCGCCACCAACGACGACAGGAGTTCCACCCATAGTTTGTAGGTGGTCTTTTTCAGTTTCGTGGAAGAGCATATTTGAGTTGCTTGAAAGAAGAGCAACTACGTCGCGAGTAGCGTGAATAATTCCCTGCTCGCCAGCATCTGATGCTGAACCAATACCGTTTTCTAGCACTGCCAAAGCACGCTTTGATGCAAGCCCTGTACCGTCGAGCACAGTAACACCAGAAGAAACTAGAGCACGGTTAGGGTGGCTTTCGCTAATTCGGATAGTTCCATCCCAAAGTTCTGCTTCTAAAGCGTGCTGAGTGACGCCTTCGAGTTGGCGCTTTAGACGAGCAATTCTGTCTAGTCCTAGGAAGCCTAGAGTCGAGCGGTATTCTTCTGCTTCAATAAAGAAAGGGTCAATTTTAGTGAAGTAGTTAGGGACACCTGTGGCTACAACTACACCACTAGTAGTGTCAGTGTCGTCCCAGTTTTTTGCTGAGTAAAGTTCAGTCTCGTATTCTTGCGAAAAGCCACGAATCCATTGGTCTTCATCGTTAGAGTTCTCAGGCTTGACTACGGCAAGTAGGCCAAAAGCGGAGGGCACAATCTTCGGTGCCTCTACAACGCCATTCTTTGGGAAAGCCATTTCATTCCTTATCTAAAATTAGGGGGTGGGGGTGAGGCTTACGAATAAGCCCCACCCCAACCTAAGGGGAGTTTTTACTCCTCGATTGCGGCAGCGGTTGCGCCACCAGTGGTGTCGCGCAGTGCTGCGGCTACACCGTTGATGCTTAGCGAAGAAGTGATAGCGAGAGACTCGATACCAACCTTTGCTACGTTCTCGAAGGTTTCGATGAACATCTTGTAGTCGTTGGTGCCGACTAGAGATGAGTCACGGATGATACCTAGGTCGAGAGTTCCACCATCGAGGAACAAGAAGGTGCCCTCTGCGAAGAGGTACCAAGTGATTTGGTCAGGGAATTCAAGCAACTTGGCTGCTGAACCCTGCTGAGCACCGAATGAGTTGAGGTCAAGCGATGGAACCATGTCCACTGCTGAACCTGCTAGGTAACCCTCGATTTCAGCCTTTCCTGCACCTAGGGTGTTGTCGCCAGGCATGTTTAGAGCAAGGTCTGCTGCCATTGCGTCAAAAATCCACGCAGGAACGATTGCCTTTAGGCGAGTTCCAGCGTCGATGCGGTGACGTGAACGGTAAGCAACTGCTGCCTTACGAACCTGTACTAGGAAGTCACGAGCGAAACCAATCAGGCTAGCAGCCTCAGTGGTGGCAACGTGTGCGTTGACAGCAGTCGAAGCGGTGCCAATCTTGCTGATTAGGTTCAACTCAGCCTCACGAGCGTGCTGAACTAGAGCCAACTCGTTGTGACGAGCAATCAACTCTGGGTAAGCACGGGTCATTAGGTTACCGAACTGCAACTGTAGGGTAACAGCGTCGGTTGAGACGGTGTTCTCTGCTGCTGCTGTTACGGTTAGGCTAGCCTTGGCTGCTGGGCTTGGGGTCTCAGCCGAGTCATTCGCTGCGGTCCATACTCCAACTGCGCTGTCATAGTTGTAGACAGTGCCGCTTGAGTAGGTGACTAGCGAAGGAGGAGTCACGAAGCGGATACCGCCACGGTCAGCCTGGAACTTCGGTAGAGCGTCACGAACTGGACGGTCAGTGGTAGAACCTAGACCGAAAATGTCGTACTTAACCTCGAATGGCGTAGCGTGACCACCAGAAGCAACAAGTGCCTCAGGGCCTGCAACAGCGCTAATCTTTAGTTGGTTCGACTCGGCGTCGGTGGTGAGGGTTCTCTCCTCTGGGTAAGAGGTGGTGAAAGATGCAACGATGTGCTGCTCTCCATCTCCTCCGTTTACACGGCGAAGAGAGTGAATTCTCTTCTCCATTGCGACAGCGACGTCTGAGACGCTGTCAATTGTGCTACCTGCGGTGTAACCTGGGATGTCAGCGCCTGCGGTGATTGCCACCTTTGCATAAGACTCTGAAACTTCGATTACAGGCTGGCGGTCAGCGGGGACTACTGGAGTCTCATCGGCTGCGGCGGTCACGGGTGCCTGCTCTTCCTGCTCTGCTTGAGCGATTGGGGTTGAAATTTCCTCTGCCGAGAACTCTTCTACGGCTTCGGTCGAAGCAGTTACTGCTTCAGTTGGTTGCTCAGACTCAGTCGAAACAACGACCTCGCCCTGTGTGTCGGTTGAGAATTCAGTATTCTCGTCAGTAGTAGCAGACGCTTCGGTTGAGTCAGCGGCATAAGCACCAGCGTGCTTCCCCTTGTCCTCTTCCTCAGGAGTAGTGACAGCGGAAATTTCTTCCTTGTCCTCGTCGACAACTGGCATATCGCCCATTGCCTCTTCTGGCTTGTCATCTTCCGCAGGAACAACAGGTGTTTCCTCTTCTAGTGGTGCTACCTCGTCGACTGGCATAGGAACTGCGTCCTCTCCCATAACTGGCATTTCACCTTCGGTTGGAATCATCTCTTCTTCTCCTGCTTTCTCCTCGCCCTCGCCACGCACGCGCATAGCGGCTTCGGCTGCTCGCGATGCGAGTTCCTCGGCTGCTGCTTCGCGACGTACGCCTTCACCGCGAACGGTGTCTAGCATGTCTGCAAGAGCGGTCATAGCGTCAACTGACTCTGGAGTAGGGTCTTGACCCTCAACCGATTCAAATTCGCTAACGATAGCCTGCTGTAGTTCGGCGACTTGCTCGTCGCTGAGTTCAGACAGATTATCTACTTGCGATTTAATCTGGTCCACTGTGCCTCCTAAGGACAGTTGTAAATGAGCGGATTTCACTCATTCGCTTTCGGTACAAGGTGAAAAGGGACTACGCACGCAACTGGGCGTGGAGGCACTCCACCTAGTCTTTATTTTACAATAGATTTCTATTGGTTATTATTTAAGTAAGCAATCTCAGGAGTTTTGACATTTCTGCCGAAATCTCACCTTGACTGAAAACGTCAGAACCGCTCTTAAAACTCATAAGAGCCTTAGTAGCGATATCCGCGTCTTTCTTACCAATCTTGGCTTCTACACGTTCGACCATTGAATCCATCAAATCGCGAAGTGCAGGTGGCAAGTCGCTGTAACGAACCTTTTCATTCTGGTTGTTAAATCCCAGAGGTAGGTTAGCAATAACTTTTCCAAGTTCTGCCGCTGAAGAACGGACGTTCTCCAACGAAATTTTGTTTAGGGCACCAGCATCTAGACGGTCCACAATGTCCAGTAACTTGACGCCTGCGCCAGCGGCCTCAGCGTAGTTACCTACTTCATGTAGTTTGTCAATATACTTGGCTTCTTCCACAACTTTTTGAAGACCAGCAACACCTAGGTCTTGCTTTAGGCGAGCAAGAACCTTGCGGAACTTACCAGCCTCGTCACGCGGTTGAGTCTGGGGAGTGTATACGCCTTTAGCGCGACTTCCGCTCTTTACAGTAGGAGCGTTTTCTGGGACTCCATCTACCACTTCTGGTAGAACTTCGCCCTGTTCGTCGGTGTAAGGAATAAACTCATCTCCCTGTTTAGGAGACTCAACCGCTAATGCTTTTCCCAAGCGGCCCTGAGCACTGGCAATTCTTGCTCTCAAGTCATCTGCGCTAGAGACCAAAGCCTCTTCGTCGATAGAAGCGGTGCTCCACTCTTGCGGAATGAGGTCACCCTTTTTTAGAGCGCGAGCACGCTTTTCGATGTGCTTTCTAGCAGCCGACTTGTTCTTAGCGCGACCGTAAGCCTGAATAGCGTTCTTCAAGTCAGCGACGTTACGAATCGGGTAAGAGCCGTCTGGCAGTGCCTTACCTTCTTCAGCCAACTTCTCTCTCGTTTTGCGAGAAATAAAAGCGAACTGGTCGTCATACTGGAACTCTTCTTCGGACTTTACGCGAGCAGAAAGTTCTGCGACCTTAGCCGACAACTCTTCATTCTTCTGCCCAGCAACTAGTTGCTCGATAGCGTTTAGACGGTCAGATAACTCGTCTACAGGGCTACCCTTCATCCTTGCCAAAGTAGCAGCACCTGCCGCAACCAATGCCATAACAGCACCAGACGCAACGCGAGCACGGGCAATCGGGAAGCCTGGAACATTGACCTGACATACGGCAACAAGTTCTAGCGAGCCACGAATTGGACGCCAGTCACCCGAAGGTGCGGACGCACGGAGAGCGCGAATCTGCTCAGGCTGAGTTCCAGGGCGGAGAGCACCAGCAACCCAAATGCCGTATGAGTCCTCTCCAGCGTGAACGTCTGCCACAGACGAAGCGGTGTCGTCATAGTGCTTGACTGCTTCCATTGCGCTTGCTTCTAGCGAAGCGTGTCCTCCAGCAAGAGTTAGTTGTCCTACTGGAATGTCAGCACCATCTTCAGTCCTGACCACGCCAGTGTGGAAGTAAGCATATCCACTCTTGCTACGTGGCGGACGGGTGCCATAAGCCATACCAATGTGGTTCGTGTCCCATGAAGCAATGTGACCATAGACCCTACCAGTGTCATCAACAGTGAGAGGCGTCGCTTTGGTCAGTTTTGGGTTTTTGAACCAATTAGCAGGCGGTGATACGGGGATAGCGCCTGCAACAAAACCGCAAGCCACTAGGCTTTCGGCATCGTTGAAATCAGCGTCGTCCGCGTAGATTCCGTCTTGTGGAATCACGTTTTCCTCCTGTTGATTATCGGTGGTATCTTCTGCTTCGTTTAGCAAAAGAATCTTGCACTCTTGGAAGGCAGGCTTGGCAACAATAGTTATGCCCATAATGCGAGCCTTATCTATAATAATTTTACCCTTGCCCACGGACTTTGAGTTTTTGGAAGCGGTGTCTTCATCTTCCTTTTCGCTGTGTTCGGTTGCCTCAAATTGGTCCATGTCGGCAGACACTCCACGAACGAAACCATTGCGAATTAGTCTCTCTACTTCTCTAGCGTGAGACCCAGTGTCGAATACTCCGTAGCAGTTTCCGATACCTTTTTCAGTTCTTTCCATACTGTCGATTCGACCGACAACTACAGAACCTTGGTGACCGTCAGCAGTCTGAATTTGCCACATAAGAGGTAGTGGAAGTTCGCGCCAACTAATAGCGCCCTTCTTGAACTTACGACCATCGCCAGACTCGTGGTCTTCTGGTATGACTAGAGGAATGCTGAATCTAGAGCCAGACTCCGCTCCACCCGCAATAAGGCCAACTCTCTCTTTCAGAGCGTTAGCAGTTGCTTGTAGGTTCACAAGTTCCAAAACTTTTTCTTCGCTATTGATTACTTCATTGCTAAATACGTTTCTACCGCCACGGGTACGACCGCCATACATCTTTAGGTGGGCCTTATCCCCAGTCCAAAGACCAGTGACTTCTTTGTGACGCAAGGCGCAGTAACCTCTAGCGCGAGGTCCGATGTACTTAGACAAATAGCGGACACATCTGGTCCAGTCGCCACCAGTGTTCCAACGAATCTTGGCAGCGCCTCTACCCTTGGTCCAGTAGCGACGTAACTTTTCAGCACTTCTACGGTTGCGGTCAATGTTGTAGCCACTAGGCGGTCTAGCACCAGCAACCAAAACTTCGAACTCTTCGTCTGAGAAATCATTGAGCGTCTTTAGACCAGCAACAATTTCTTCTTCTGGCTCCCAGTGGTGGTCATAGATGTCATCCTTCTCTCCCATAATTTCTGGCAGAGGCATAAGCAAATCTTTTTCGGTAATCTTTGTAGGCTCGCCAATGTTCTCGCCCCAAACTTCTTCCATCAAGAATTCCTGAGAAGAGTTTTCATTACCTGGATTTAGACGCGAGCCAGTGTAAACACCAGTGGCTTCCTTGTGACGGAGTTGGCAATAGCCCTTAGAGCGGACACCAAGATATTTTCCTAAGTAACGAACGCAGCGCTTCCAGTCGCCCGGAGTCCCCCAGCGAATCTTTGTCGCTCCCTTACCAGTGGTCCAATAACGTCGTAGAGCCTCAGCGCCTCCCCTGTTTCGGTCCAACCCACCCGCTGCTAAAAGTGATTCGAAATCAGGGAAAATTTCCTCTAAATAGTCATTTTCAAAGGCTTCCATAACAGCGGGGTTGGGTCCAAACAAAACCATCAAGGCTTGGCTATAGGCACTAGCAACCAAGCCATCAATCTGGGTCAAGACATCGTTAAGAGTTTCGTTGTCCATAGGGACTACTGGCGGTGGGGTAGCCGAACGTAGGTCGTCCAAGTATTTAGCGTCACGAACCCACTTCTTATCTTTACGAACATAAGTCATAGGCTGGTTAGAGGTGACGCCTGCTGGAACAATGCTTACCAAATCCAAAACCGCGCGAGGGTCATCTGGCGCAACAATTGCTAAATACAAAGGCTGAACGTCAGATACTTTTTTCTCTCCAACTGGACGCTCTTCAGCGGTCTCTTCTTTTACTGCCTCTTTCACTTCTGCTTCAGCAGCAGAGGTAATTGGCTGATACCAAAGAGCGTTTGGGGTGTAAGTTTTTCCGTCCTTCTTGACGGTCTTGTTTAGCCAGTCTTTTAGAAGAGGGTGCTTGTAGGCGTCGTAATCACCAGGCTTTTGTTTGATGCCAGTAAGATTTTCCAAAAACTTGCCAGTCTCACCTGTGTCAAGACGTGAGCGAGGAGCAGTGTCGTAAGGGGTTTTAGGGTTGAAGTAAGGCTTCTCACCACTTCTTAGGTTTGAAGTAGGAGTTCCAGTAGGTGCCCCGCCCGTGTTGATTCCAGTTCCAGTTCCAGTTCCAGTTCCAGTTCCAGTTCCAGTTCCAGTTCCAGTTCCAGTTCCAGTTCCAAGAGGCTTGAACGAGTTTCTCTGACTTGCTACCCACGCTGGATAGTCAGCCAAAATAGAAGCCAAGTCGTTTCTGGTCAGAGGCGGAAGAGTTCCAGGCAAGTGAGCCTTAGGCTGATTGATTGGAGTTCTAGGCTCTCCGAGGATTCCCCTCGTATCCATCGGAGCAATTTCATTAGGGTCTGGCTCAAAGTCAGAGCGACCTGTGACCTGAGCCTTAGGCTCTTCCAACTTGCGGGTATCGGTTGCTGGAACTGTAGAACTAGTTCCGTCGTCGTGCTTTACGGTAACAGTCTTGTTGGCAGCGTTGATTGCGGTGATGACACCATTTGGTCTACCAACTACCGAAACCTTGTTTCCTTGGGCAGCGAATAGACCGCGAGCATCTCTGACCTGCTTGGCTGCGTTCTTACTACGGTCCGCTGGAGTGTATCCAGCGGTTCCATCGGCAGGCAAGTTGTTAGGATTCTGAACCGTAGCGCCAATAGGGTCCTCGCCAGCAGCAGTCACTGCGTAGTCAATAAAGTCCCAGTCTTCGCCAGCAACAGCGCCAGCAGCAAGCATCGCCTCTTCTTCATCGATTTCTAAAATGGTTACCTTGTCGAAAGGCTTAGCCTGTAACTTGGCGCAAATAATTAGAGCAGACTCTGGGTCAATAAGAATGTGTTCCTTAGGAACGGTGTCGTAGGCATCGTCTAGAGCACGGTCGTAAGTCCAAATGTCTCCATCGGCGTGACCTAGGTCGTCCCAAGTTCCGTCGTCCCAAGCAAAAACGTGTCCATCAATATCTACTTTGTAGATACGGTCAATTCCAGAGCCATCTAGTCGAACGCGAGCCATAAACTCTGGAGCAACTGACTCATCTAATTCATAAGAAACTTTAAAGTCTTCTAATTCAGGCATAGGGTAAGCATCTGCCCTAAGACTCTTCTTGTCTTCGCGCTCGACGATAGCCTTAGCCCAACGCCAACCAGCGTCACCACCCCAAAGCGCCCAAGCGATACGCCCGTTGCTAGGGAAGTTGTCCTCGCCCGGTCTCCAGCCCTTACCCTTTTTGTCAACTTCGTGACGAGGGAAATACTTGGCAATGTGGCGAACCTTCTCGATACCAATCTGTCCGCCCTTAGCAAGAGTGCGTGCAGTGTTCAGACCTACAGGGGTGCCACCGCGCTTCTCTTCCTTACGCCATTCCAAAGCCTTTTTTGCCTCTGACTGTACGCCTGAAGGTATAGTGTATAAACGTGCCGAAGCCGTTAAAGAATCAATTTTTACGCGGCTCAAAGCCACTTCAGCCAAGTCAACAATCGATGCCTCATCGTAAGTTTCCTCTGACAAAATCCAGTCAGCGGACGCGATTAGCGACGGGGTCTCCCCGATTTCAACTACAAGCCCGACGGTTTCATCAATAACCACGGAGTGCGTCTCATTGCTAAAAAGCAATAAAGAGTTGTGTCTACCCAGAAAATGGGACATTACCCGTTCCTTACCAAAGGTTATTAGTCATTATTGATTATAGTAGATGTAGACGGGGTCGATAAGTAAGTCTTGACTTCTGAGAACTTTAAATAACCCTTTTGACGGTCATATAAATACAGAAAAGCCTTAGCCCGTTCTTTATCCACTTCAAAGACCTCTAGGTCTTCGTAATAGTCCTGAGACATGTCCTCAAACACCCATCGGGCGTTTGAACGTACGTAGTTGCGATAGTTTGTTAGGTAATTAATAGACATCAAGTAGTCCGAAGTCTCTGACTTATAGACAAAGAACGCCTCAAAGAACGGAGGCAACTCAGGTAACTCAAAGCCAGTAAGTTTATTGATTGCTGGCAAAGACTCGCCAATAATCTTTTTTTCTATAATGAGTTCTGGAATTGGCATTTTGTAGGAAGAAATCCACTCGCCATCATCTTCCATCAAAGTTCTTAGAATGTACTCAGTCTCATCTAAAGAAAAACCAATTAGTTCGTCGGTTCCCTCGGACTTGATGTTTACGTCCTCGACATCAAAATACTTGATTTCACCGTTTGGCATAACTACGTATAGACCTCTAGTTTCCTCGGCTCTGTCGTAATAAGCGCCTAGAATGGTGCTGTTATAGTTTTCCTTGCCCTGAGCGGTGATAACGCCAACTGTCTTGAATAGGGTCCCCAGTGTTGCAGAATCTAAAGTGAAGTTTTTGTTTTCTGGCATTAGCCTTGCACCTCATCTTTTATAAAAAATCTCACGTCTAGGCCCTGCTCTTCTGCTTGTTCTTGGCTTATTTGTTTGATTTCTAGTTTACCTTCATTAATTATTTCCCAGTCGCCAGGCATTTTTTGAAAAATAAATTCAAGCGGCACTATCTGATACTTAGTCTCGGGGTCTTTCTTATCTTCCAAGTGGACGTAATAAATTTCGCCAATCGAAAAATCATAAACAATCGATAGGTCAGTATCGTCTTTTAGAGTATAAATCTCCAAGTTATCCATGTCCTCTATCTCCTACCCTTAATTTTGACTTCTATTCCTATACCAAGGGTACGTAAAAGGCTTTCTAATCTTTCCTGAGAAGTGGCGTTTGGGGCATAAATAACCTCAACATCATCTAGCCCCAAAAGACCGTGCATTTGAATTTCAGCGTAACTGCTGTAACCACTACTAACTTTACCGTTGCTATCTACCATAAGGAAGTTATCTCTAATACCAGCAGCCCACAGGCTCTCTTTAGTTATATTGTCCATAGGAGCGGACAATATGCTAGCGCCTAGAGAATCATAAGCAGTTAGGGTGGTCCTAGACTTTACTTCGTCCTTAAACACGACAGTAATTTCACCGTAGTGAGACGCGGTGCTATTGTCCATAGCGCGGTTTAGGTTTTTATCTAAGTCTCTAGCAAACTCGGAGGAGACTTTTCTAAAACCTAGAACGTCCTCTGGGCCATCAAAGTCGGTGACCTCTCCAATGCCATTCACTCCATTATTTAATGGGAAACCGTACTTAGGTCTATTTTTGGAGTCAGTATCTATGGGAACGTTACCAAACTCAAGTTCTGGTCCTCTTCTGCTCATTCCTAGTGGGTCAGAATAGTGTGCGTCGTGCCCTCTAGTAGTTCTGGTTTCGAACTGGTTTTTAAATCTTCTTTCTGCTGGGTCTGGGGCAGTTAGAACTTGCTTAAGAGCGTCAAAACTAATGTTGTAGCCCAGTTTTGCTCTAGACATTCTGTCCACAATTCTGTTTTCAGCGTATCTAAAAGCGTCTAGTTCTTTAGCCCTCTTTTCGGGGTCTCTGTTACCGTTAATAATGCTTATAAATGCTTGTGCCCTACCGTTTACTCGCGTCACATAGTTGGCAATCTGCTTACGCTTTCTGGTTTCGTATGCTTCTCTAAATTTACGAATAGTAGAAGCGTCAAATTTAGTGGTATCGAAAGGAATAGAGGCTGCTTCTTGTTTTATTAACTCTCTTAGAGCATCAGCGTCATAATCCCTAAATCTACCGAACTCTCCAGTCGGGTCGTTTCTTTCTAAGACTTCAATGTCTGCTTCGGTGACTCTGGCAAATCCACCAAAACGCTTAAAGACACCGGGGGCACTTAGATATCTGTCAATCATTTCTGGTGACACGTCTGGCATATTAGGGTCACGATTAGCCACAGGCTTCTTAAACAAGTCGGATTCTTCGCCATTATTGAACTTCTGCAACTCGCCGTTGATTAGACCATTAGCCCATTCCTTGGCTTCATCTCTGCTACGGAAAGTGCGAACTTCGTAAGGAGTGCCACCAATACCAGACTTCTTGTTGTAGACAGCAGCAAGAGTTCCTACACCGGGGACGTCGGTAATAAGAGCGGCAGGGTTGTTGTCATCTTCGCTACCTTCAATGCCAGTAACGGTAAGAATCTCTCTGCCATCGGCGTCTGTGTCCCACTTAGTCTCTGGCTCGTCAGGCTTACCAATTCTTGAAGGGTCCTCTGCCCTACGAGTAGCCCACTTCATAGCCTTCTCGCGGTCAGTAAAGTTCTTTTCTTCAGCAGGTGATAAGTCGTCCAAAGCATCCTTACCAGTGTTCCAAACCTTGCCCTTGAAGATTTCGTTACCGTTCTCGTCGGTCGACTTCTCGATACGCATATATGGCTTAGACATATCGTTAGAACGAACAATGGTAGGGGCATCGCCCTCTCCGCCACGAACCGTGTAACCTTCTGGAAGAGAAGGTGCGCTAGGGACTGCTGGGGAGGCAGGAGTGCTTGGAACTGCTGGTGCCTCTGGGCTAGCAGGGGCAGGAGCAGGTGACAAACCTAGGTCCCAATACTGCTTGATGTCACGAGGGGGTCTACCTTGAATTGCTGAGCGCAAGTCAGAAGAAACCATAGCAATAGCGTGCTCTGGGTCTAGGGCAGTTCTACCTTCAAATACTGGTCTACTAGCCATTCTGTCTGAATCGTTTGCCCAAACAGTGATAGTCCGCTTTCCGTCTATAACGCCAGAAATTTCAGCAATAGGGGAGTCAGGGTCGGTATTTCCGTCAGCATCTTTCTTGGTAATAAACACGCTTCCATAACTACCGCTAGAAGTTCTTCTCACCGCTGAGTAGCCCTCAGGCAACTTGTATCTGTTTCTCAGTTCCGTAGGAAGAGAAGTGTCAGTGAACAAGTAAGTGTGCATGTCCTCAAGGAAACGGTCATTGTTAGTTAGGTCGACCATACGGTCTTCCAAACTCATACCGTCGTGAGGGGCGCCCTTTACAGCGTTCTTCAAGTCACTATTCAGCATCTTGATGGCATCGATAGGGTCAGATGCTGTTCTGTTCCTATAGATAGGCGGAATAGTTACCATACGACCAGCAGGTCTATTGACTCTGATTTCCCAACTGCCGTCATCTTTCCTAAAGGCAGTGGCATTTAGATTATCTGAAGGTCTGTCAATGTGTTCCAGTTTCAGACCTTCACCCGCCGCAGAGAGGGTGGCTTTGTATCCGATAGGAATCTTAAACTCTTCTGGCGCATCTTCCCTGTACATAAGTTCTACGTGCTTGTCATTAAATACAGGGTCTCTAGAAAGCGAAGCAAGCGCGGCATCAAAGTCTGGGGCAGGGGTTGAAGATTCATCTACGGCAGGTGCAGAAGGAGCACTATCTCCCCTGCTAAGGGCGCTAATAGCGACTGCTTCGGCTTCTTGTCTAGAAGAAGGGGAGTAGAGAGTTTCTCCGATGCCAGATATCCCCGTAACTTTCCACGTGCCATCTAAGTTATTGCTCACACTAATAGGATGTTTCTCGCCAGTAGCAGGATTAGAAAAAGTAGTGCTAAGCCCAGTTCTAGTAATTTCGTGAACTACACCTGAACTGTCTTCGGCACCTGTGTAATCATAAACATCGTCCACGGACACTGCCTCGCCTTTTTTGTGGACATTAGTTGGGGCTGGAATTAATCCAGCATCAATTTTCATCGCCTCAGCCACAAGCCTCATGGCCTCTGTCTTAGTGGCTACCGTCTTGCTCTTATTAATTCCAACAAAACCTGGATACGTAAAATACACCGAAACTGTGCCATCAGGATTAGGTGCAAATAGTCCTGACGTGTAACCAGAGGCTTGAGTGACTTGCATTCCTCCGCCTGCTCGAACGCTGGCCTTATAGCCTTCAGGTAGACCGTACTTAGAGTGTCCGCCATTCATAGCATCTACGTGAGCATCACCGAACTCATCTAGTCCATTTAGGAACTCATCGGAAGCCTCTGGAGTTCCAGAGCCGTCTCTCGTAGGAATAGGAGTTCTGTCGGTCTCAGGGGCAGCAGGGGGAATTGGAGAAATAGGTCTCTTGGTTTCAGCATCAATTGCTGGTAGCGGGTCGCTACCGTCCTTACGCTTCAAAATCTCAAGGTTACGAGTAGTAATCTCAGTCCAACCAGCGCGTCCAGGGAATTGAACCCAAACCTTATCGGTGTACTCGTATTGTCCAGAAGGCTTCCTGTTGATAACCAACTGGATGCGGTCCATGACCACACCTTCCTTGATTCGACCACTAGGTGAGTAGTGTCTGACCTTGTCACCAATTCGAACAATAGAAGCATTGTCTCTAGCAACATAAGGAATAGCGTTCACGCCAGGGAAGTTTCGGTTAGCCTCGATACGTTCTACTAGGTCAATTACCTGCTCTTTGTTTAGGGCAGTCTGACGACCAGAAGTCATACGAGAAATAATGTCTCTATCGAGAACGCCTCTATCTACCAACTCAGCGATGTATCCGATTAGAGCATCCTTCACACCGTCGCCAGTGGTCTTGATACCAGTGTCCCCAATAAACTTTTCCCCAACCCTAGGGGAAAGAGTTTCAGGCAACAACTGACCAGTAGCAGGGTTCACTACCTCGTTCTGCAAGTCACCACTATTAGACAGCCACTGTCTAGGGTTGCGCTTCAAAATACCCTGCTCTGGACCATCGCCACTTAGCAGTGGTGGAATGTCGTTTAGCAACGCCAAAGGAGAGTGGGTCTGAGGAGTTACTCTACCTGCGCGAGGAGTGTAGTCAGGGTCAATCGAACCATCTGGCTTAAGCAATACTTCTCGAGCGTAAGCAACAAAACGCTCGTTTGGTAGGCGGTGAACCACCACCTGATACTTGAAAGTTCTTCTTAGTCTTGAACGCTCGGTGTATTGACGCTCAGCAATAACTAGGTCACCGTTTGGCAACTGAACAGCAGCAGGGTAGGCAGCCTTGACTTGGTCAATAATGTAACTGCTACGTGCCCTAAACGCTCTTAGTCCGCCAGGTAGAGCAGTGGTGTCTCCGCCACCAGCGCCTCCAGCGCCCTCTTCCTTGTCCTTACCTTCAGGCACGGCAACAGCGGCTGGAACTCTAGGGTCGACTAGGTAAGAGTCGTCCATCAGGGCTTCTTCTAGGTTTACAGAAGCACCAGTCTTATCAATCATCGCAACGGTAACTTTGCCGTTTTCCTTGTCGACGTAGGTAATTGCTACCTTGCCGATGTATTCACCCTTAGCATTGACAATCTTGTCACCAGGTGCGAGTTCGGAAGCCTTCTTTCTAATGAAAGGACTAGTGGTCATATCTTCGTCGCCCGAAGGACCCTTAGGTGGAACAATGCCACCATCGGTTGGCTTCGAAGGAGTTACTGATTCGCCATCTCGCTCCGAAGCAGTAACATCATCGCTACGGTCTGGAGTTCTAGATAGTTGCCTAATCAAAGAACCAACCTCACCCTTTACAAGGTTTGGCTTTCTTAGGTGCTCTCTGTACTGAGCGCGAGTAGCACCGACCATTTCTTTAGTGTTGACCAATCTAGTTAGCGTAGCGATTTGGTCTTCAGTTGCCTTGTCTAGGTGTCCGCCCTTGTGAACTACTGGGCTAATAGGACCTAAGTCAACTTCGCCAACACCTAATTCGTTGAATAGGTTTTTGTCTCCGCCAATCATTTCTGTGGCTAAGTCTCCAGCCCAAGCGGTGGCTTGTCTGTCATTGTCAAAGAACGCTAGTCTTGCTCCAGGGTTGCCCGGAGTGCCAATGTTGTTTGGAAGAATATACGCTTCAAACTTGTAAAGCCCCTTAGCAGGTCTCACTTCAGCAATTGTCTTACCAGACGAATCATTAATAGAGTAAGTTCCGTTGGTTAGTTTAGATACTGTATAAGACTTACCTAGTACCTCAGAGGTTCTTGACCACTCGATAGTTCCAACTTCAATGTCTTCATCTTCAGAACGAGGCACGCCTAGAGGCTTTGACCGTGGGTGTGGCATTGTAGGCATAGAGAAGATGCCTCTAAGTCCTTGAAGGTTGTCTGGGTTGGCAATCCACTCAGGGTCAGAGATTCGTTCTAAGAAATCGTTCAGGGGCATCCACTCCCTGTTTCTGTATTTTCCACCATCGTCGGTAGGGAGGAGTCGTTCATTGGCTAAGTTCAAGTCTCTAGCCTCATCTTCTGACAAGTCGTAGATAGAAACTCGTGACTTGTAACCAGGAGCCAACTCCACTTCGTGCGTCACAGGAGTTTTGCCCTCAAGTCCGTGAGTTTTAGAATCCAAAACTTGACGTAGGTGTTCAGCGTCAGCGTCGTGGCTGTAAGCACCTCTATCTTCAATCAATCCACCGAGAACTTCTCTGTCGCCTATGCCTCTGCCAAATCCAAGGATTGAGTAACTTCCGTCAGCGTTCTTTCTTCTAATAAAAGTATTGAAAGTTCCGAAAGCAGAAGTTCTGTAGATTCCGTTAGCGTCAACGTAACTCGGTGGGGTACTCATATAGAATCCACCAGCGTCTATGACAGGTATAGGTTGCTTGAAAGCGAAAGGAAGTTCTTCAGGAACAATCTCGCCGTTTCTTATCTTCTGAGTGTAGGGGAATAGGTCTGAGTGACGTTCTGGGTAATAAACTCCATCAGGAGTTCTCTTCAAAGGCAGACGGTCAGCCATACTTACCCTCTTAGGACCAGAAGGTACGGGTACGCGTACGGGTTCTTCCAACAATAATGGCTCATCGATGGTTTCTTCTGAAGTGTCTGGAACTTCTACAACATCTTCAGACTCAGGCTCGGCGGCAGATGAACCAGCACGCTTTCTTCGTTCTTCCTCGATGTCAATTCCCAACTTGCGGAGAATACCGTCTCTGCGAGCCTTTAGAGTGTCAAGAGTTTTCTTCCTGTCTTCTTCGTTTTCGATAAGAGCACCAAGTTTGTCTAGCGCCTCGTCAGTAAGAGGGGCTAGGTGGTCGATAGCGTATTGCTTACGCTTCTCTTCACTAAAACCTTTGTAGACAGTAGAACGGCTCCAGTCCATATAGTTGCCCATATAAAAATCTACAGAAGATTCTCCTCTATCAGCCTGGAAGGTAGTTGCCCTAACACCGCGGTCTCCACCAGCCTTAAACAGACCAGCACCACCCATGTCGCAACGGCGAGCGCGACCATCGGTTCCGACAATAATGTTTCCAGAGTTAGTAGCAACATCACGATTGTCAAATAGAGCATCGAGCACAAAACCGCGCTGAACGTCTTCACCAATTTGGGTGCCAGACCCAGAACGTTCGGTGATTTTCATCCAATTTTTGCTACCGTCAACATCCACCCAAGGGTCCATGACTACAGGAGCGGAGCCGTTTTTACCCTTTTGTGCGTTAGTTGCTTGGATTCCAGCAAAGTTATAGACAGCGTGAGCAAATACTTCAGCATCTACTCTTCTCTTGTTCTCTGCGTTTCTAATGCCCGCAGGACCAGAAGTAATGCCACCACCTTTACGCTTAAATATTCTTCCGTCTGGTAGTTGAATTTTTTTGGCACCATTCACGCCACTCAAACTAGATAATTCGACCGCATCTGTCGAGTCAATAACGGTTGAAGCGTGGGTAAGCACTTCATCCAAGTCCTTGGCGTTAGGGAGGCTAGGAATTACTTCATCTGGCAAAGACTTGTATCCAATAGGACCAAAGTCAGGGACCATGTCTTTTCCTAGACGGTCCTCGGAAAGTTTTCTTGCCTGCTTTATCGCTGCCTCTGGCGAGGTAAAGACTTTAGATACATTCATAGGCTCGCCGACCGCTACTTCACCACCACTAGCAGTTAGGTACCATTCGCTTCTACCAGTTCTACTAATCCCTAAGTTAAACTTACTAACAGTAGGATTGGACGGGTCAGTGACGCTAACAGACAAAAGTCGGTAATCAGGTTCGGCTCTTCTGTAAGGAGAAGCCTTAGCCCGCTGACCAGTAACCTTAATGGCTCTTACTACAGAGCCTTCGTTGTAGTAAAGAACTCCATAAGTAGAAAGAGTTAGGTCAGTCTTTAGAGTTTCTGACTCTTCGTAGCCAGACAAAACTCTCTTAGGTCGTTCCGCAGGGACTTTACTACTATCAGCAAGGTTTAGATTTGCTTCTAATTTTCTTGCCAACTCTTCGCCAGCCCACCGCTGAGCAATTTGTCTGTCAGTAAAAGTTTCGGTGAGCGAGTCTACTTTGGCTTGGAACTGTCCGTCTTCGTTAGCAGTTACGGTTGCAAGTATGTTGCCATTGTCATCACGGAACAGGTCGTCCTTACCGCCTTCCCCAGGCACCCCGCTGTTGTCGGAAAAGTGGACAACTCTAGGGTCAATAATTCCAATTTGGTGGCTGATTGTCCTAGAACCCAGAAGTCTCTCCGTCATAGGCAAAGTAGAAGGAAGTCTCTTTGTAACTTTTAGTGGAGGCAGGATTGCCGAGTCCTGCATAATCTGGTCGACAAAGAACATATCGTCTCTAGCCAAATCGCCAAGCACGGCGTCTGCCTCTGCTCTTGTCTCATAGCGCTCTACAACTCTACTGCCGTGGTCCTCAACATTGAATCTGCTTAGTGCGACAGCATCTTTTTTACCGAACCAAACTACAGCGTAAGGTCGCAACGGGTCTGCCGTAGTGTCTAAACGAGTGAGACCGATAACCTTAGAACCAGAACCCAAAGAATCATAAGAAGTTGCATTAGGGTCATCGATAAGAACAGTTGCTCGCCCGTTAGACTCTGCCTCTGGGTTAGCGTAAGTGTTAGTTCTTATAAAGCCTGGCTTTTCTCCGACCTTGAAAGTGTTGGTCACTCTTTCACCGTTATCTGCCACGTTCACAGACCTGATGTACTCGCGAACCCTAGTCGCCCCAGCGGACTTTAGAAGCGCGTTAGTGTCTACGCCTTGGTGCTGAAGCGCATCTCTAATTGCAAGAATTGAGATTCTTCTCTCTGTGCCATTAGCAAACTGTAGGTTCACATAACTACTGTTTCTCTTTAGAGCACTAACAAGCCCCTGAGACAGCCCAGAGCGAGAGAAGTTTCTAGCAATAATTCTAGGATTGTCACTTGTTCCCAAGCGGGACCAGTTGTCCGCTTCATCTACGCTAACGTAGGGCTTACGGTCCAACGTCGCGTAGTTAGGTGTACGTAGGTTCTCGTTCTCCGAAAGTTTGGTTAGTTGGAGACCGAAACCCTCTCCAGTGACTTCATCATCATAGACTGCGGAGCCAGCGGAAAGTTTATGGGCATCCTCGTCGTACATACCACCAAACTCAAAGTCTGCTGGCGGAACTACGATTCCAACGGACTCGATTAGTTCGGCAGCCTCGCTCTTAAGAGACGGGGCGGTTCTTCTAAACTCTTCTAGTCTTGTTTGGTTCTCGTTCCCGCCCAAAACCTCGTCGTAAAGTTTGGCGAGAATCATATTGTGGTCTAGGCTCTTGCGACGTAGCGCATCATAAATAGAGCGTGCTTGGATGTTTCGGTCTACGCCATCAAAATCCATAACTGCCAAGTCAGATTTATTTTGTATGCTCTTTCTTAAAGCACCAACCAATCTTTCCTCTGACTGTAGTTCTAGGGTTCCGCCTTCGTCGCTCCAAGAACTAGGGGCAGGAACGTCTGAGTTTATCCACTCACTAGGGTAATTTCTCTTTGGCATATATGAATCAGAAGAGTCAATAGGAGGAACGCCCTCTGGCATAATAAAGTCGGTTCTAAACGGCTCATAGCCATTCTTAGATTCAAACGGGTCAGCGAAGACCTTGCTAAACGACTTGAAGTCCATGTCTTTAGGACGCTCTACCCTAGTGCTGTCATCAAAACTTCTAGCATCGATAGCAGGAATTAGTTGATTTAGAGCCTCAGATAGACCAGTAGCAATCTTCTTGACGTTCCCCCTAGCAGGTATGCGAGCATCGGGGGACAAGAGTGAATCTGTAACCTTTTTTAGGTTACGTAACTTAGTAAGAGCATCTTCTTTGGTCGCTCCGCCCAAGAAGGCAGTGTCAAGAAGAGTGCCTTGGATGCTTATTAGTTCCCAGTCTTCCCTGTTGCCATCGAAATACTCTTTAAAGTAGTCAGCCACGTCAGGTGACTCCATAGAAATCGAGTCGTGAAGCAGGTCTGCAAGTTCGTGGATAGATTTGTCCATATTCCAAAGTGGACCGATGTTGTTCCCACCGCCGAGGCTACCGTCCAAAGGCTTTAGGAAGTTTTGGAACGTCATCTTTCCAGCAATGTCCAGCGAACTGTGGCTACCAGGATACAGAGTCAAAGTAGTGAAAGCATTGTAACTGCGACCAAACCAGCCAGCGTCACTCATTGACTGAATAATGTCGGAATTAGGATTTATTACTGTAAGGGCTTTTTCCCTCTGGGATGGGTTGTGATACTTTAGGTTTTTATTTACAAGTTTGCTTGCCATATTGCCAGGTCCTAGCAAATGAGCACTGTGCATAAATCCACGACCATTTTGGTCGTGTAGATAGCCTAGGAAAGCGTAAAGCGCTCCTCCCAATCCACTTGATTGAACAGAGTCGTCTGTTCTAATCATTCCTGGAGTAACGGGCCTAATTTTATCGGAATTAGGGCTATACGGGTCTAAATATCCATCGTCCTCGGAGTGGAACCCGTCTCCACTACCGCCGTATTGATTTAAGAATGCTGCTCGTTCCGTACCACTGCGAAGAGTCACATAATTTCCGCTAGCATCAAGTTGTCTTGCCACAATGTCAGCGTTGTGACTGTCTATGCTAATTTCATATACCCCGCCATCGCGAGCAACAAAAATTGCCTTTGCTTTATTAATAATCGTAGTTCTAGTGTCTCTACCAGTTTTAGTAGTTATCGAGTCTTCGATAAAAGTCAGGTTTCTAGTTCTGTTTTCCAGAGAACCGCTAGAAATATAATCTTCTCTTGGATTACCAGTGTTGATGGCAGTAATAAATCCATTAAGTGCCCTAGTAACACTCAGGGCAATCGTGCGCTGGCGCTTGTACTTTTCCATATTGTCTGAGACGGCAGAAATAGTTAAAGCCCTAACCGCCTTCTCTTGGAAAGTTTTTAGGTTGTTGTAAGTATTTTTTTGAGAATCACTAAGACTGTCATAATCAACAGCCAAATCCATCGCCCTAAGTTGGCGAACAATCTCTGGGTCAGTGTCGTCAACGATATCTGACAAATCAGAAATCGAGTCGTCAGTGCCTCCACCAGAATCCCTAGCCATCCTAGGAACTGCTATGAATTCGCTACCGTCGCTAGAAGGGCTAATCCTTCTGCTACTTGCGCTACCCGGTTGAGTTAGTTTACCTTCTGGTTGACCAGGTGCCGAAGGTGCTACGGTAATTGACTTAGCGTAGTTGTGTGCAAGAGAGACCTGCATAATAGTTTCGTCGAGTAGGTCAGCGACCTCTCGGTTGTCGGCGTCTTTTTCGTTTTGCTTTTTCTCTGCTTTAGCCAAAGAACGGCTTAGTGCCTTCAAAGCCTGAGTAATTGCAGAACTACCCTTATCAAGAGAGTTCTCTAGCCTGTCAATGTTCTCCCCAATAGATTTCTTGTCTGACTCATAAATGCCAGTAGGTAAGAGTTCTAATAGGTTGTCTCGAAGATAAGAAGGAAGTTCGCGAAGATTATCGCTTAGTCCTTGCTCGTCCTCGGCTCTTGCTCCGTCGACTCCTGAATCAGAGACAGGCGTGCGCTCTTCATCCGCAGAATCTGCTCTCGCTGGCTCAGGTTCTTCCACTCCTCTGGGCTTATCTCCGCCCAGACGCGCTGATTCACGCTCTTCTCTTGCTCTTCCATTGTCTCCAGTTCCTCCTGTTTCAATCTCATCCCAAGTTCTTAGGTTGAAGATGGCTTTTTGGTTTCTATCTTGCCCAGCCTTGGTTGCTGCCTCAACATCAGTCTCCTTGAAAACTTCGCTGACGTCAAATACCAATTCGTGGTTCTTTTTATCGTGCCAAAGACCAAGATACTTGTTTCCGCCAAACTTGTCAATGTTTCTATTGACATAGTCATTCATAAGTAGGTCGCCGATACCGTCCTCAAGAGCCACGGTGTCAATAATCTCGTCGTTGTTGCCTCTAACAGCGACGGCCCAGCCCTGAAGCCTGTTGCGTCGGCTGAGCGGATTGATGGTTGCCCCGCCAGCGCGAGCCTTCTCCAGCAAATCCTTGTTATCTCTGCCCAAAGGCTCTGGCTCATAAAGTTCGCCGTTTTTAGTCAGTGCGTAGTGCTTAGCAATAGCATCAGTCAAAGAACTGTAGAGTCTGGTGGTCCCGTCTTCGCCCATAAACTCTGGCAAAGCGTCTTCTTGGCGCTTGTCGATAAGGTCCGAAGTGTGCTCTACAGCGTCAAAGATTCTTTCGTCAGCCTTGAGTTCTTCTGGCGTAATGCCAAGAGCCTTGGCAGCGTTGTCGTAAACGTTAGAGCGGTTAGCGTCAGGGAACTTAGGTGCAACTGGCTCTACTGGAACGTCTTCCTTGATTAGGCTCTTGCTAGCAATCTGTACAAGTTCTTCACCCTCGTACATTCTTTCGCTACCATCAGCGAACTTGATTAGTGCGCGGTCGCCTTCTGGCTCAGGGGTGATGGAAGCAATCTTCTTACGCTTGCCGTCAGCGTCAACAATCTGGTCTCCAACGCGGAGGCTAGGGGCGCTTAGCCAGTTGTCTGGTTGCTCCGAAGGTTTTGCTGGCTTCTTTAGTGGACGCTTAGCAGGCTTTACTGACTTAGGAATAGCCAAGCCACGGCCCTTTAGTTCACGACGGATGTCGTCAATAATTACGCTCTCGCGCTCGGCCCTAAGGTTGCGGATTTCTCCATCCTTAATAAATAGCGAGTCATTGTTGGTGTCTCGTTCTTCCAAGGACTTTAGTCGAGCAAAGAGTTCGTCGTCAGTTGCTTCAGCCATGTAAAGTTCTGGCATAGCGTAAGACTCGCGCACTGGCGAAGCCTTTACCAAGTCCTCCATAGCCTTGCGCTCTGCGTCAATCTTCTTCTGCTCTTCTTTATCTGGAGCAGGTAGAACGGCTTTAGCGCCCTTCACGGTCTTGTCGACGCTATCTAGCGAACGTCCGTAGCCAGTGCTTAGGTTGCGAGAGTCACCAAGTAGGTCGTCCTCGGTAAGAGCACCAACCTCTTCGTTCTCAATTAGGTTCTTATCTGAAGGGTAAGACACCTTCATGTAGGTCTTGCCAGACTCGGTCTGGTAGATTTCTGCTCTTAGTTTCTTGTCTGGAGAAAGGTACTTACCAGACTTGATTGAGCCATCCCTGTTTTTACGTAGACGCCAGTTCCTAGAGTCTGCGATGTCAGTGAAGTCCAGTCCACCGACCTCGTCCTCGTCGACGCGCTTACCAGATTCGTCCACAACGTTGTAAGACTTGTGGGTAGGGGCAGTCTTGCGTGACTTTTCTAGGGCAGACTTTTCGTCCTCGCTCAGAACTCCGTCAAGCAGCGCGCGGTCTAGGTCAGAAGTGTCTTCTCTAAACAGGTCCTTAACATCTTCAATATCACGGTCAAGTACTTCGCCAATACTGTTTCCGTTAGCATCGACCTTGACGCCCTTTTCTTCTAGGTATTCTTCGCCAAGCATCGCCTTAGCAGTGCGGGATACCTTTTCAGAGATGTGGTAAGTGCCGGGTCTAATGCCCTGACCTTCTGGAATTACGACGCGAATATATCCGTCACGCTGGGAGCCACCAACTGCTCGACCAATCTTGGTCTGAACTTCGCCATTGACGCGCACCTTGAAACTGAGTACGCCACCCATCTCGACCCAGCGGCCATAACGGTCACGGCGCTGAAGTTTTACTCTAAGACGTCTCGCTGCTGCCGAGTTCTTACCAGAGTAAGCATTGCTTGCTGCGACAATTGGCGAGTCGTCAGGGTGGGACAGCCCGAAAGCGTCAGTCATATGAAAATTTCTCCTAAAACGACTACAGTCAGCGTCAATCTGTATAAAAAACAGTATAGCAACTTTATTGTATTGCTATTGACTGCTTGCCTTTAGTTGACTACGTTTCCTGATTTTTTAGTGAAACCATCTGTGTTAGGCGCGGTGCTAGAAAACACTGCGTCAGGGTAAAACTTTAGAATTGCTAATTTCACTGCTACGGGGTCTTTTATGTCTTTCTTTATACTAGCGTCAAGATACTTGAATGAAAAAGAGTCCCCACCAGATGTCATAAAGACCTCGACATCAAGCGCCAACTGAAAAGCGTCGCTAGTTTCGTCTAACTCCTTATTTTCCAAGTAGTTTACGAAGACGTTTAGCCCAAATGATTTAGTCCAGTAGAGTTCACTACCGTCTTTCAAAGTGATGCTGTAATAAGCGATTTCATTCATTATTTTCCCTAGAGTTGTCCCTTAGCGTATGCGTCTAATAATAGTAGCGAAGCCAAGCCCCAGTCCATTAGGCCAGTGTCTACTACTGGAGAATTCGAGTCTCTCTCGAACCTCTCTGTTTCGTGGTTCCTAATCAAGTTTCCAGTAGTACCACTCAATAGGCTCTCCAAAACTGTCGTCAAAAGTTCTCCGTTGCTGTTAGGCCCAAAGCCAACCCTCATTCCTGTGGAGTCGGTATTGAACTTTCCAGCGTATCTCAGAATAGTGCTGAGCGGTATGCCCGCTTCTAGTGCCATAATTTTTGCTCTGTCCATCAATTCGGCAGGAATAGAAGAGCCAGCCTCCGACTTGTCAACCGAGTCTGCCCTAATCAGGGGGACATCAGGTGAGCCATCTGGCTTCGTTTTCTCTAAACCTAATTCGCTTAATTTTGCCCACTCTAGGAAAGAAGCCATTTTTACAGTCTCTGCCATCAAGTGCGTTAGTTCGTGCAGAGCGGCCCCACCCATCTCTCCAGCATTAGGCATACCAGTCGAACTAGGACTTACCGACAGAGAAACAACCGAGTCAGCACTAATTTCTTCCAGAAAAGGGTTTCTAGAGGCTTTTCCAGTAGAACTGTCGTTTCTAATAACTACAGTTCCGCCTCTTGAATTTACACTTAACTGAAGTTTGTTTCCATTTTTAGATACTCTCCTACTAATCAAAGAGACCAAAGATTTAGGAAGAGAATCGGTTCCAAAATTCAAAGCATCCCTAGCACTTTTTTCTTCAAGTATTTCAAAACCATATTCTTCGACAAGCATCTCTTGTCTATCTTCATCCAGTGGAGAAAATGTTTTTTCCCACTTTTCAGTGGCTGGATTGAAAGTAGCCAAAACCTGACCGGGTCTTCCGAACTGGGCTTCTATCTGGACACCGTGATTGAACTCCACGCCCAACGCGCTCAGTAGTCTTCTAGTCTCTATAGCCTGTAAAGTCGATACCCTAGTTGCCAAATCTGACTGCTTTGTTTTTAGTCCATCCAGTTTGTTCCTAGCCATAGAGACCTCAGAAAGAGCCAGCCAATCGTTGTGGTCTGGGGTTCCAGGTCTAATACCTCCACTTCTAGCCCCCTGCCTTAGCGAAAGAAATATTTTTTCATCAGAGACCTTGCTCTGAACAAAAACTTCAAAAATTTTGGCTAACGCCTCTTGGTCATTGGCAGAACTAGCCTTGATGTTTAGTAGTTCATCATAAATTTCAGGTGAACGTCCCAATGCATTAGTGTCGTTTGGTGTTTCGTTTCTATTCATTTCAGCAAGCAGTTGGGCAGACACGGTTTCAACGTTATTGCGATTTCTAGCCAACCAGCCACTACGCCATCTAGCAAAGATTGCTTTAGAGTTTTTTAGTTTCTTATAGTAAAAGTCTTTAGCATCTAAAACTTTTTTATCTAACGACTCGAGTTCTTGATACGGGTCAGTTCCGTAGTTTTCTTTGTGCTCGGCAGTTACAGCATCCCTGACTTTTTTGCCTAGTACAGCGCCAGCAGCCGTGACTTTTTTATTCAGTTCTTTCCACTCGGGTGTTGCCTGAACTAGTTCTGGTCTCTCTGATGGGCTTAGGTTAGGAAAGAGTTCAATACCTAAGTCACGTATAGGACCCTGCAGATAAGGATTAGACGAGTCATTGGTGTCAGTCGGCAGACCTACAGCCAAGCCAAACACTTCCCTCTTAATCTGGTCTAGTTCTGGGTCGTTATCGTAGCGCCTTCTCTTTGCCTCTTCAGCCTCTACATACTCCTGCATAATTTCAGTAGCGCCACCTCTAGTGGCAATCCCTACGTCTGCTCTAAGTGCTTCTGTTTTTTCTGGAGAGGCTGGGTACTTAGCCAAAATCTTTTCCAAACCCTCGTTCTGCTTTATAGTAGAAGGACTGGCTGGGTCAGTGGCGGCTTTATATTTCTCTAGTCCATCGCGATAACGTTCTGTATTCAAATCCGAGTTGAAAGCGTCATTACCAATCGAGTCGTCATTCTCGGCTCGCTCGAGCATCTTAGAAAGCATAGAAGCCGAGTCTTCGGCGTCGCCGTCTGCGCTGTGCCATTTAGTTGGTTCAAATCCTAGGAACTGAGTGATTGTGCCCAAACTATAACTTGGAGTAAAAGTGCCGTCGGCGTTCTTCTTTTTAGGTCCGTCCACTCCCTTAGTCGAGTCGTATCTAGGCAATAAATATTCAGCCAAAGTCATTGAATCAACAGTTCCAGAAACCTTGTAATCGGAACCAGCGTTGCCAGCCATTCGGTCAAGAATCTCTAAGTCAAACAAAACGTTTTGACCGCCAACGATAGGGTTCTCGCCCATAAAATCAGTTATCTGCTTTAGAGCATCATCTTGGCTAATTTGTTTCTTCAACCATGCGTCAGTAACTAAAGTGGGAGTTCTACTGCCATCAGGGGCAACTACATCTCTCTGCAAGTTTTTACTAGACCACTCTCCAAGCGGAGCACCTGGATTCATATAAACGTTTAGTCTGTCTATGACTTTGCCGTCTTTGACTTTTACTATACCTACCTGAACTGGTCTGTTTCCATTCAAGTCACCATCGAAGTCGTCGATACCGTTGGTTTCGAAGTCGATGAAAGATATTTCCATACCTCTAAGTTTTTCGATGGCTTCCTGCTTAGTAAGCCCGTCCAACTCGCGCTCTACAGAACCAGTAAAAGGCTTAGAAGGCGCTTTTACTCTGTTGTTGTCCATAGTTGCTGGAACTAACTCAACGCCCAAATCTTGAGGAACTCTACTTCTTGCATAACGAATAGGAGAAATCAACTCAATCGTTCCAGCCCCGACGTTGTCTTCGTTGATTTGTTCTATCAAGTCAGAAGAGAAGCCATCGTGAAGCATCCCGCGGTCTTTCATGTATCTGATTTCATCAATGTCTAGCCAAGTAGCGTCGATGGCATCTCCAACTAACCTGCCTTTTTTGTCGCGCTCCAACGCAATTCTGTCAAACTCTCCAAACTCAACGTCATAAACAATCATGTTGTAGGCCCAGTCGGGGGCGTCTTCTTTTCTCAAAACAAAAGAAGGAATTCTGTCTTCGAGGTTCAACCCGACTTCCTCTTGCAATTCTCGCTTCGCCGTAATTTCTGGGTTCTGAGAATCGTCAAAACTGTCGTGTGCTCCGCCGGGCGATGACCACCTACCAGGTCCAGTAGAAGTTCTACCTCTCTGAATCATCAGATACTCGTAGTCACCTTCAGGGTTCTTGCGACGTAGCAAAGCGCCAGCAGCGCCGTACTGCCCCCAGTGGAGTTTGCCGTTGCTATCTAGGTAGTGAACGTTTCCATTTTTAGTAGGAGCAAAAGCAAAAGGCAGATGCTTAGGCATCGCTCTACCTGCCCTAAGGTCAGAATAGTCCTGAGCACTTAGAGGCTTGCTTGGGTAGTGGACGCCACGGCGGTCAACTAAGTATTTGTATCCACTGATTCTACGCTTGCGATGTCTCGGCTCTCTTCTCGGACCAAACAAAGGTGCTTGTCTAGGGGTAGCCAAAGGAACTGAATCAGATATACCAAATCTATCTAGAGCGTTCTTTCTTCTAGCAATAAGAGTCTCTGACATTTTCTGGGCAACGCCACGGTCAGAGATATTTTGATTTACTAGTCTCTCGATTTCGTCAGGAGAAATATTTATAAGGTCCGAGACAGCGTCGCGCTTCTCGTCGTTAGTCATACTTCCAAAAACTAACTTCGACTGAGGATTGCTTCCGTCAGTAAGAGTGTCTAGTTCTCCAACCTTTTCGCCGAAAGCATCACCCTTCGCTTCACCGCGAGCGCGGAACCAAAGAGCACCACCTGGGTCAACGCGAACAGGGTCACCGTTATTGTCAGTGACGATGTTGTCTAACGCGCCACCAGCGACGTCCCAGTTGGCAAGCCAAGCATCCACACCGAAGCCTTCTTGAATCTTCTGGACATACTCTGGGTCGCTCAGCCTTTGTCGCAAATCTTTCTTAGAGTCAATCCACTCTGAGTAAGTTACCTCAGTGCCATCTTCTAAACGTCCAAAACGAATTTTCGCTGTGTTGACACCTAAGCGTTCATAAAGCATCGAAGCAAGAACTTCGTTCTCTCCGTGAAGTTTTGTTCTCGGCTTCTTGACATAGATTTTGTTGCCGTTAGCATCTTCGTAGGTGCCACCTTCATTAGACCCTAGAGGACCTCCTGTGGGCTTGAAACCAGATAGGTCTCTAATTCCTGCCCTCTCGGTAGTTGCAGTCGTCTCTGGGGCTGTAGAAGCCTTCTTATCGGTAAATGGATTCCCACCGCGACGCCACTCAATAATTTTTTGACCAGTTAATTCTTGGAAAGCCAACGCTCCCTTTAGAACGTTGTCCATTCGGTCACCCCTCTGGTCAATACCTTCAGCGCCGAAACCAGACTCGGTCAAAGTCAAGGATGCTGGATTAAAAATAGCCTTGCCGTTAGGAAGTTTTGTTATGTATTTCTCGAAAGAACTGCCATTCAAACCAAAAGAATCTTTTTCTACTCTGTCAAAAGTGGTATTAGGCCAGAATTCAGAAATCTTGGCTCTAACTTTGTCTTTTCCACCAGCGCGGGCAATAAGGTCGTCAAAACTTGTGTAATCAAACTCGCCCGCTGGCTTAATAAACCTAAAACCTTCATTGAAAAATCTGTATGGGCCGCCGCCAGTGCCCCTAGCACCGAAAGTTACTCCATCTAAAATCGGTAAAGTCTCTAATTTTCCGTGCTTTTCTATGCGACCATCGATACTGGTCACGTTTTTACCTAGAACTACGCCAAATTCATCCAAACCACCGCTATGACCAATCATTCCGCCATACTCTTCAGGCTTTACCTTGATTGAGTAACGTCCAGAGAACGGGCCATCTCCAGTGGCTTGGCTTTGGTAGTCCCAAGCCATATTTTTGTCGAGCGACGAGTATCCTGCGGCCGCGTCTACTTCAGACTGACCTTCTCTACTACCACCACGAATCGAGTTTCGATAAACTTCAATGAATCCGTCTTCATCTAGCCCAAGTATTTCTTTAGCGTATGCCTTATTTACAGTCTGACGGAACTCACTTTCTGGTCCATCGCCAAAAGGAGTAGACGTACTAACGCTATTTTTATCTACATCAGCCCAAAACTTATCAAAAGTGTCATAGTTCGCCATAAAGTCTGGATTTGACTCCTTCAAATAGTCAAAAACACGCTTGTATTGGCGTTGTAACGCAATCTTGACGTCGGGAGCCAAAAACTTGCCGTCTGCGGAGGTGGAGATACCTCCTTTTCTAGGAATCGGGAACCTGCCCTGCTCAAAAGCAACCTTGGCAGCCTCATTCATTATCTCGTTTACAACATCTGGACCGTCAATGTATTTACTAGAGCGAGGATTATCTGCTTTTTCACTGGCAACGCCTTCAAAATCTGAATTTTCAGTCTTGAAGAAAGAAGATTTAGAGATAGCAGGCGTAGAAACAGGCTCCAAGTCCTGAATTATGTCGCTATCGCTTCTATCTGGGAGTTCCATAGCCCTTCTGGGCATAGGCTCTAGATTTTTAGCGGCTTCTTGCTCTTTTTTAAGTTTTTCCTTAGCGGAAAAGCGTTCTTCCTCAATCCAATCCTCTAAATCTTCCCAGTCTTGGAAGTAAGCAATCGGTTCACTGCCATCTGTCTTGTAGTAACTAAGTTCTAGAACGTCTTCCTTCGGGTCCAACTTACTGGTCCCATCAAAAGTCTGTATTTTCTTGCCTTCAACGCGAGCCTTGTTCAAAGCCGTCCTAGCATCTGCGCTATTCACGGGCATCTGACGTACTTGGAAAGAGGTTCTCAGGGTTCGGTCATCTTTATACCAATTAGCGGTCGCTTCGGGATTGCGAAGGTTTTCGCTAAGTTTCTTATATAAATTATTACGCTGAATTGAAGACATCTTCATAATTCTTGCGGGGGTCGGGGTCTTACCAGACTCATACTTGTACAGCGTCCACTTAGTGTCACTAAACAAGCCACGACTAGAGGGGTCATAGTCAGTCCAAGCCGAAGGCAAAGCACGCAGAGAAGACAAATTAGACTTGAAAGAGTCGGACTTTCTTCTAGCCAACTTCTCGACAACGGCTTGAGTGTCGCCCCAAGTCTGAGCAGCGACAGAAACGTCTCCGAACCTTACAGAATCGTCATACATCAAGGCATCTGCCTTAGGATTGCGATAAACGTGATAAACGGGCTGACTAGATTGCGGAACGCCGTTTACGCCAGAACCCTTGAACTTGTTGGGGGACTTTCCAGACTTTTTGTAAGCATCTAAATTCGAATACTTTTCTGCTATCCAACCATCTTCAGACTCATAAAACTCGACGCCATTTTCGGTCTTAGTAAGGTTCCAACCAGAAGGGGCATCAATCTTTTTTATTTCATCTGGGCTAACAAGAACGTCGCTCTCAACGTTAGTGGGGGTTCGCTTGCCGAGGCTAGGAAGATTTAGATAAGCCTTGAGACCCTCTACCTTGGAGGCAGGAACGCGGACAAGTTTTCCGTACTTGGCAATATCTTCAGCATCCTGAAGTTCCAAATCAAAAGAGTCAGATTTTTTGTCATAGCCAGCAAAGCGACTTGGAATAGATAAACCCTTGCCAACACCCTCGACCGCTAGAAAGAAGCGGGCAGCGCCACCCATCCAAGCAAAGCGACCCTTGCGGTCGCGTCGCTGACGTTTCGCTCTTGCAGAACGAGCAAGAAACGAGTTCTCTCCTGCGTACGGATTGATTGCCATATATTAGATTTCATTGTCGTCGAGTAATGCCACAACTACTTCCATAGGAATGTCTTCATAGCCTAAAGCCTCTAAGTGAGCCAATGCGTATTTTCTTTCTACGCTATCTGGTGCGGATAAATAAGCCGAAGCAACAACAGGTCTGTATTCTTCAGAAATTCTAGGGTCAGCAGCAAACCAATCTGCCTCAAACTCTCGCCTATCCTGAGCAGAAATCTCTACCTCTTTAGTAGAGAGTGGGTGACCGATAGGCAACAAGTCATAGTGCTCGATGCCGATGCGAGTAGGTTTGCCACTGACAGCGGTGTTCACAAAGTCCGAGACCTCGCGCAGAGCAGCGAAAGCACGCTTGCTGGGGTTAGTGAATTCCCTAACGGTCCTAGCCAGCGAGCGCCCAGCAACGGCTAGAGCATCGTAAATAGGGACCTGACGTCGAATAGGAATAGTCCTGTTGACAGAAGCAACTAGCGACTGAATCTCGTCACCAATAGAGAAAGTAGGCTTGTCAGTGTAAATAGATGGAATGGCTGGTTCATTACCAGACTCAATCATCTCGTTAATGAACTCCCTAGGCTCTTGGTGTTCCATGATGCTCCTACTGAATCAGAGTTTGAATAGTGGTGGCGTCTGCTCCAATGGTGGTGCCCAACTGCCAAATCCACTTGTCGTGCATGTCAATACGACCTGCTAGGAAATCAGCGATACCCTGCTGGTCACACTCGTCTGCCAAACGGAAACCGTCTAGCAAGCAGCCACGGATGTGCTGATTGACTTCGTAAAGAATGGTAGACATCTCCATAGGGCTACCAGTAGAAGTTTTGCCCTGAACGCAAGACAGACTTACGAAGTCTTCAAGAGTAACTGGAGCGTCGTAGCCCAACTTGCGAATGTTCTCCGCTAGCGGGTCAATGCTTGAGTCAGCATCTTCATAAAGAGTCGCAAAGAACTCGTGGAACTGAATAAACTCAGGTCCTTTGACGTTCCAGTGGAATCCGTGAGCCAGTGCGCGATAAGCAACAACGTCAGCCAAAATAACTGACAACTTCATTGCCAGTTCCTGCTTTCCAGAGGTGCCGTGTGAGTGATTATACATTTTCTTCCTTAGATTTCAGTCTCGGTTGGCGGGGTTGGCTCTGCCAATACTGGAGGAGCCTCTTCAACTGGCGCTTCTGGTGCTGGGGCTGGGGCCTCGCCACCTACTGGAGCACCCTGAAGCATCTGGTCTAGACCTTCAGGAAGCGGAGCGGGATTCGCAGCCTGAGCAGCGCTACGAATCTTCTCCATAACATCTGGGGCAACAACGCCAAGCATTGCCTCAGTTAGTTCTGGGGTAATCATTCCCTTCTCTACGAGCAGACGTAGAGCAACTTCGGTCGGGCTAGGAGCCTCTGCCTCGGCAAAGCCGTGAGCACGTCTCCAAGTCTCGAACGAAATAGCCATCTTCTCGAAACCAGAGTCAGCATCTGCTGCGCGGTCGTTACGAGTAGCAACTAGAGACGGGTCATACCAAACAACAATGCGGTCGACGTCTGCCTCGGTGAAGCCATTAGCCAAAAGGTAAGGGCGCAAGTAAACAACAGTAAGAGCGTCAGCAATTAGCAACATCATTGGCTCGATGTGTGCCTTGTAAAGCGACTCGTCAATCTGAAGTGCGTTCGAATACTTGACGTTAGCCAAACCAGTAACGATGTCCTTAGGGACGTCGATGCCCTGCATAATGCGCTCAAGCACACGGTCAGAACGCGCGGCAAGGGCAGGGTCGAATGAACGCTCAAACTTGAACTGCTTAATCTTGTCACCAAGTTCGGCAGGACCACGAATGATAAGTGGAACAACGGCGCTCGCAGAATCCTCATCCTTGATAGGAGTAGTCATCGCGTCGATTAGTTGGTCCTCAAACTCGTCTTCTACTTCCTCTGGAGTAGGTTCCGAATAGATGCCATCGGCGTCATCATACGGATAGTCTGGGTCAGGCGTCGCAGCAACAGACAAACCATCTGGCAAGTAAAGAGCACCAGCGTTTAGACGTGAACGTGCGGTAGCACGGAAAGTGCGGTTTAGAAGTAGCAACTCAGAGCAGAGGTCGAGAACACCACGTAGTGACGAATCCGCCTCTTCAGAAAAGCGTGGGTGGGCACGCCAAATGCGACCAATGAAAGCGCCCTTAGGTAGACCGATAACTCCAGGCTTACCCGAAGTAGCAGCACCAATCTTTAACTCGCGACGTGGAGTGATGATGTAGTTACCCTTAGCGTCAGTGTTGATTTCATCAACCGAACGGATGTCCCAAGACTCTGGAAGTCCAGAGCCGATACGCTCAGGCACCTGAGTCAAATAGCACTCGCCAGTAACCTGAAGGTTCAGAGCAGCGTCCTTGAGCAGACCTGCCTGACCACCATACGCGCTGTCCAAACGAGCAATCGCACGCTCGGCTGCGGCAACTAAACGCTGGTCATACTCTTCAACGTTACGAATAGGACTAGGAGCCTCGGAAGGGTCAGAGACAACCGCTGGATAAAGACGAATACGCGAAACAACAGACGCTACAAGGTTGAAAGCGTATTTGATTTCACCGATTGCGTCGTAATACTCCCACGCCTCGCTCTGCCACATAGAAGAGCCAGCGTTGCGACGTTGCTTGAACATATCCGCTTCAGCGCGGTCGCCCATCTTTACCTGAGTAGCAGCAGCGGTGATAGGTCGGGGAGCGTTATACGCAACAGGCGAAGCCGCGTTGACGTTGGCAGGAAGAAAAACTGGAGTAGAAGAACTGGGTGCGCTCGAAGACTTCGGGGCAGATGCGCGAATACCTTGAGAAGGCTTCGGATTTGAAGAAGACTGGTCTTCTCGCCTAAAGATGCCCAACGTGGGTCTCCTGTCGTCTAACGGAACGTTAGTGGTCTAAACGTGCGGCTATGAGGCCAGCAACCGCGGATAATGCGAAAGGTATGGCAACGACCACAGTTGCTGTAGTTATTATTGTATAGCAAATAGTGAGCAGTGATGCCACCCAAATGCTCATGCACCAGTTACAGGTAAACAAGTAACCGAGTTTCGTGCTTGGTGGATACTTCTTCCACACCCGCTCACGCAATCCCTCAAAAATGACGTCGGTAGTGAACAGGCGCGAGATTCTGAACGTCGCCAGAGCAAGAATCGTAAACGTAAATAAGTCAATAGGCATTAGAAAGTCGGGTCCTTAATAGATGAAAGAGTTTTGTAGGGATTCCAAGAACGTAAACGTGAACCACAACCGCAGTTCGTGTCCTTCTTGAAAGCAAAGCGTTTGCCAGAATCGGTAGTTCCAAAATACTGGACGTCGTCGATATCAAACTCGGCAATACGTTCTTGGAAAACAACCTGAGCACCATCGGGCGTGTCTTGGGCAATCATCAGAACCTGAGCGTCCTCTGTTGCGAAAACTATAACTCTGGACGTCTGAATGTAGGCAGTTCCGTCAACTGGCGGATGCGCTTTGAGTTCACCGACGTAAGAGGCGGAAGCAACCGAAGCGTGGGCAGGAAATATGTCGTGTTCTATCTTCATTTGCTATTTTCCCAATCTGCGAGCAATCGCTCGGTTCGTAACGTTCGATGCTTTTGCGATTTCAGCAATCTTTACATCCTCATTGTATAGGTCCTGTATCAATTGGTTGAATTCCTCGTTTGCTTGAGCCGATAGGGACGTCGACGACATCCCACTTCGATACAAACGTGCGAGCGGAGCCAAATGTGCTAGACGTTCTTGGTTTTCAGGCGAGATACCAGGCGAAATAGCGGTTTTACGTAAATAACCACGAGGTCTAGCCTCAGAATCTGGTTCGTCACCCCAAGGTGATGGCACTGGAAATAGGGGCGTCGACGATTTTGCATTTTTGACCCAATACTGAATGGTGGAGCGTCGAATCGGAGGAGTGAAGGCATCCCCAATCGCTTGGAGGGTCCATCCACGCTCGAACAACTGCTTAGCACGCTCGGCTCGTTGCTTCTTGCTCATCTCTTGGAGAGTTTTTGCCTCTTCGGGAGGTAGTTTTTGCTCACGTGCGTATTGGCGGTCCATAATGTATCTATTTTAGCATCTGTATTGGGACGAATTTTTCTAAAAATCCGGGAGGGGCGTTTTTCATAATGGGACTGATTAGAAAAATGATACATTATCGTATTTTGGCTTTGGCGTGCGAGTTGGGTATCGTGGGGTTTAAGCCAAACCGAAATTGTTTCCTAATGCCATAAAAATGCCGTCAAAATGCCGTTTTGAGTGCCGATTTTGACTCCAAAAATGGTCGTTTTGGATTGTTTTGTTGGGTTTTGGCTGGTTTGGGCTTCGAGTGAGCCTTTTGAGATGTCTAATCTATCATAAAAGTAGCCAAAAAACAAGTCAAGTAGCCCTTGACTAGCCTAAGAAGACTAGAAGAAGCCCAAAACAAGCCTAAAAATAGCCTAAAAATAGCCTCCTGGCCGCCTCCCTGGCTGCCTCCCTGGCTGCCTCAGGTGAGATAAAAAGGGGTCTATGGTTTTCCAGTAACCACCCGTCGTTCGCGCTCGACCTTTCTTTTTGGCTTCTGGTTCTCTGGTTATGGGCTGAAACTAGAAGACAACTGGGCTTATTGCTATGTGATTGCTAGTAGATAACTGGTTCCTAGGATGTCTACAAGTTTTGGGGGAGAAGCAAGGGCTTCCAACTGGTTGTTTATTGCTTATGAAATAACAAAGTCATCGGGCCAGTCATCAACTCTGCTTGCGAATTGGTTGGGAGACAAGTATTGAAAATCATCAACGGCATAAGAAGGGGCTATCGGCATAAGACGTGCCGAAGCCAAAATAAGTATCGGCATTGACTTGACAGACGAGATATGACTCGATAACATTGGGTTATGAGAAATTACGAAAGGAAATCTGAATTGACAACTAACCTAACTAACACAAGCCTATCGGCATTGACTAACGAGACCTACAAGGGTCACCGTATGCCTATGAGACTCTGGGATGAGATTGCTCCGGGTCTGTGGCAAGGTGGCACTGACTCAACTGACACTGTCCGCACACAAAGGTTCGGCTCTGGTGCTTTCATTACCCCTGAAGACTTCGACTTAGTAGTGACGATGTATTCATCGGCACAACCTGTGGACTGGTGGGTGAAGGAGATTAGGTTCGGCATCTATGACGGCGATATGACTGACTTCGATGTCGAAGACCTACGGGACATAGTTCTAGTAGCGCACTCTAATTGGAAGCGTGGTAAACGAGTCCTAGTTAGATGCCAAGCAGGACTGAACCGCTCAGGGATAGTAACCGCATTGGTTCTAATTCGCGAAGGCTACTCGGCAGAAGAAGCAATCCAGTTGGTGAAGGACAATCGCGGAAGCGCATCCCTAACTAACGAAAACTTTAACGAGTGGTTGCTATCTATCGACCCGCAGGACTGGCGTAAGTAATTACTTACTAAGTCTGAAGAAGGTGCTCTTCGCTTCTGGAATTCTCCGAGATGCGAATGACCTAGCAGTAAGTTTTCCCCCAACGAATCCAGCAGGTGGCTTAATCATCAGTGCTGTTAGCGCGTGAACTAACGCGTCTACACGGTCTGGTGATTTGCCTTCTCCTGGAATCCAAGCAAGCATCTGACTCTCTAGGTCTGCGTGGTATCCCAAGTGGTGAACGCGACCTTGTTCATATCCAAGAACTACTGGCTCGGCACGTAGGGCTTTGCCATATTTAGAGTGAACTTCCAGCACCTTGATGTTCGGGTCAATCGCATTGATGGCATTACGAACTAAGGCACCACCTTGGTTGATTTCGGCTACGACTGGGCAACCCCACTTGCGTGCCATCTGAACTACTTTGTTCGCCCACACTTCAGGTGAACCGTGGATGGTTGCGTCTTCTAACACCCAAGCATTGCGCTTATACAAGTCACGCTCGGCAGTTGAAGCACACACAACAATTCCACATTCATCCCTTGGGTTCTCTGCTACTGAAGGGTCTACACCTATGATGCGAAGTGGAGCACTAAGTGGCATTACGTTTTCGCGATACCTACTCAGTAACTCATCGGTCCATAGTGCGCCTTCAACATTGTCCAGCATCTCACCATAGAGTTCCTGTTGGGCAAGACGAGTGCCCGCATACACTCCAGTGATTGCGTCAAGGTATGCGTTAGACAAGTTACCTGAGTTGTCGAGTGTTGAACCGCGAGTGATAACTACACGGCTAGGGTCTTTGGTATTCTCAGCCAACAACTGATATAGAACTGGCACGCGCTTAGGCGTAGTGGTAATCATAATCTTTGGGTGTGCGCCTAGACGAGTTCCAACACGAAGGTTGTCGAAGGCTGTCATACCAGCGCCATCTGGGGTCTGTCTCCAAGAAGCAATCTCATCTCCCCAAGCGTGAGTGAACTGGGGTCCACGAAGTGAGTCTGGTTCATCGGCTGTGAAGAGAGTGGCAGTGTTGCCATTGGGCCAAGTGAGTCTTCGCTTTGATGGTTCATAGAGTGGCTTCTCACTTGGAGCAGACACATTCATAATTCCTGACTCACCTTCAACGATAACGTCACGAACATCGGCAGCAGTTCTAGCAACTAGTCCGAATCTTCTCTGACCCGTATTGGTGTATTTGGCTTCTTCTCTAACCCACTCAGCAGCAGTCCTAGTCTTACCAGCACCACGACCAGCCATATACATCCAGATGTTCCAGTCCCCCTGTGGAGCCTGTTGCTCTGGTCTTCCCCAAACTGACCAGTCCCACATAAGGGTGTCCGCATCCATTCCAGCAAGAACGACTGCTCGCTCATCATCGGGGAGCATCGCAATTTGTTCCATAATAGATTTAGCCATAGGTCTATTATTACATAAGACACGCTTGACAAGAGCGATAGATTATGGTTTACTTATTCCATAAGCATCATCGCTTATTGAACAAGGAGACAAGATGTCAAAGACGGCTATCCGCATTACAACTAATAGCGAAATAATTATTGAGACGATACCAGAAGGTTCTGACAAAGCAGAATACCAATACCTGAAGTCATCGGTTGGTGGCTACATTCAGGCTGTCCCACTGGAGAAGCCAGTAGATGACCTAACTATGTGGTGTAACGAAGAAGGCAAACTCGATGGTCTGCCATTCAACTTTGTTGCTACATATTTGTGGGAGTTGTCTTACGGCAAGACTGACCTAATAATGGGCGACATAGTAATCACTGGTGGAGCAGACGACGAAGGCGAGACTCTAGGTCTAACTAAAGAGCAGGAAGACAAACTGCTCTCGGTTCTGAAGTAAGTATCCGCAAACTAAAAAGAAACCCCTAGATTTTGGTCTAGGGGTTTTCTTTTTGCTCTGATTTAGAGAGCACGGTTCTTAGTAAGGATTGGGTTGTATACCTTGCTAGTTCCATTACCAGCGTCTAGATATCCGTATCGAGTCAATCGGAATCGAATAGCGGGATAGGTAACTCCTAGATGTCTGGCTAGGTTGTATAGCGATACTCCTTCTACCTTGTGAGCGTGGTTCAGCAGGCGAGTGTATTCTTCTGCTTCGGCACGATAACGAGTTGCGTGAGAGCGCACCTGTTGAGCAAGTGGCTTTAGTTCCAGCAACCTGTCTAAAGTTTCCTTTGTTGGCTCTGCGTATACAACCTTCTCGCGTATCTGCTTCAGTGGCGGACTAGGAACTACCACTGAGTCAAACAACTTGGACTCAGGCATCTCGCAGATTTGGCGAACGCGCTCGCGGGATACATCGCAGGCTTCGGCAATACTTTGTAGGGTCCAGCCCTTGTTTCTAAGCGCACGAACGTAGGTATCGCGAAGTTCCATATCCGAGATGGTTGCTACTATTTCAATCAGGTTCGGTGGTAATTTTTGATTTCTTTTGAGAAATTCTGTCATTTCTTCTTCTTTCTGTTAGTAAGTCTTTCTGTCAATAAAGATAACTCAGGCCGGGGGTAAAAGCAATAGGTGTTCGCGAGTGGGAAACATCGCACAGAGAATCTGGCACCCCTTTTATTTTTAGTCTAAAACAACTACTACGTTCGGGTCTCCATCGAAGATTTTAGTTATAGTATCGGCATCTACCATCCCAGTTGGTGCTAGTCCATTTGCTTCTTGAAATAACCTAATTGCTGACTTAGTTCCTTCATCGAACCAGCCATCTTTGTCTAGATAGGCGGAAGTGAAGCCAAGTTCATTCAATCGGCGTTGTAAGTGGTGAATGGTGAGAGACTTGCGCGACATCAAATTGCGATACACAACAGCAGATAGTCTGACTTCATCAACCACTCCCCCGCCTACGACGAACGCTCCAGCAGGCTTGACCTTTTCCCTTACGGCATAAAGGTCTTCAGGCTTTACGGGAATCGGAACCTTGTATCTCTTATCACTCATAACTATCTAGCGACTCTCCAAGATAGTAGGGCGAGTGAAACTGAGGCTAACCCAAGCGCGAGCACTAGCGAAATAGCACTCGGCACAACCAGTGATACGAGAATAGCCACTACCGCGAGCGCGACAGCAAACACAGCAGTCCAAACTACATCTTTCAATCTAACAATCCAACTATTCATCTTTCTTGTCCTTCTTGTTCGGTAAGACGACTCCCAGCATAGGGGATACATCTCTCTTATTCTGTTGGTCTCTTAGTTCTTTCTTGTAGCCATCGAGCAGCCAAGTAATCGAGGCAACAACTGCTAGTCCAATAACTAGAACAAAAAATACTTCTCCCATTTCATCGCTCCTTATTTTGATTTCTATGCTCTTCAAGTTTTTCGAATACAACTGTGATTAGATACATAATGCTGAAAAAGAAAACTGCCCAAACTAATATCAGCACTAGGACTGATATTAGAATCGGCAGTAACTCTGTGGTCATAGTTCTATTCTATGATACAAAAACCTTCTCATTGTTTTCGTCATAGTACCAAACTACGCAGGTGTCGGGGTCTCCCTTAGCGACGGGGCAGTAGTCCAAGCCAGTGGAAGTGGCCTGTGAGTGCCACCTGTTCTCTTCCCACTGTTGCTTAGAGCCATAGCCCTTCTCCAAGAATTTGGTGTGTTGCCAGTAGTTGTGGTGTAGAGACTGACTTACTTTCTCTCCGCACTCGCTACACTTACCAAACCATAGAGAGTTATCCTTTCGGTAACCATCTTCGGGGTTCAGCACTGAGAAGTTACTCCCAATACCTTGTTCGCGAATCTCTTGATTAGTTGGCATTAGTATCTCCTTCATTAGTTTGAGTATAGATGTCCCTTACGACATTTGCCCAGATACGCGGGGTGTGGGTGTAAGGCTGATAACCACCAGCGCCACCAATCAACACGCGACCATCGGCATACTTGTTTGCTAGTTCAGCGATGACCTTTGACGCATAGGCGTAGCCATCGAAGGTATATTTCAGTCCCCAGCGCTCACCTTCGTGACCATCTGCTCCAGTAGCAAGCAGAATCACATCAGGCTGATACTCGGCGACCTTCTCGGCAATCTCGTCGATAGCCCACTTGAATCCAGCATCGCCTTCGCCACGAACCAAGCACCAGTTATACCAGTGCTTCTCTTCGTTGTGCCAAGTGTAGTTTCCTTTGGTCTTCTTGTTTTCGTAGTCACCATTCCAAGTGTCGGAATGAGTTGGGTAAATCCCGTGCCCGTGAATACTGAAGGTTGGAATGTCTGTATCGGCAAGCAAGTTCTGAACACCATCACCAGCGTTTACATCCCAGTCGATGTAAACAACCTTGAGTCCAGCACGCTTGAAGGCTTTGGCAGCCCAAGCGAAGTCATTGAACACGCAGAAACCTTCTGAAGTTCGGTATTGCGCGTGGTGCTTTGCTCCCTGTGGGTTGAAGCCAATCTTTGTCTGATTACGAATAATCATCTCGACTAGTCGCGCAGTTCCAGAAAACATCTTTAGCGCAGTCTGTCCCATCTGTGGTTTTGAGTCTGTCCAGTCGGCACACTCTCCAAGGTCTAGAACTTCACTGACAAAGGCAGGGTGGTGGATAGTCTCCAACTCGCGTCTGTCTGCTCGCTTGATATCAGGGTCGATAACATCAACTTCTGAGCCTAGGTCTTCCTTCAGCCACTCCAGCGCGATACGCGCACGAATCGGCTGAGTAGGGTGGTTGCCATCGCCTGAGCCAAGTTGCCAGTTCAGGTAGTCGGGGCTATATGCGACCTTTAGTTGGTGAGTAGTCATAAGTTTTTGTCCTTTCGTCTTCTGATTACCTGATAACTGTATCAAATAGCCATTGTGTTGTCAAGTCGAGTTTTGCGAGCGCGAATCGACGATTTCGCTCGGATAACCGACTACCCCTTTACCCTGGGACCATCGGCATCTAATTTTTAGTCTTCGTCGCCATATTCTGCGTTTTCGAACCATTTCGGCGCATTTCTAATGATTGATAGACCAAGCGCAAGCGTGGCGACGACAAAAATACCCAGCGTAAGTGCTATTGCCCCTAAGACTATAAAAAAGATTTCCAACTTACCTTCTCCTGACTAGTTTCCGCACCCATCGCGCGAATATTGTAAGCAACCCATCACGGACTCGTTCGTGTCTCCGCAAGTCTCGCTTGACTTTATCATAAGCATTATAGGACAGCCAAGAGAAAGCGTGGAACATTCGGTAGTGATAGTTGCTCCAAGTTTTGAAAGTTCTATACCAGAACTTGAACCACTTAGACTTCATCTTCTGACTCCCACTCGGCTTCAATTAGTGACTTTTCTTTTGCCAAACTAGCCAGTGCTAGACAGATAATGATTGCGCCTAAGCACAGAAACACATTGAGCGGATTGAGCGTGCCAAGAATGTTGCCTAGCGCGAGCATTGCGAACACCCCAACTAAGGCATAAATCGTGGCGCTAATAGCAGACCAGTCTGATTTTGTAAGTTTCATTTTGTCTTTTGTCCTTTTCTTTTTGTTTCTATTTAAACGGGATAAACCCAAGTCGGCGACTTGCTTCACCAAGAATTGACTTTTCAAAATCTCCATTGATTTCAGAACCAAGTTTTGCTTCTCGCACATACTCCATTGCTGAATAGATGTTTAGCAGTTCATCGTCTGGATACTCGTTGAGATTTTGTAGGTCGGTAAGACCATTTTCCCAATCTGTCTGAGATTCGGTGAGATACTGAACGATTTCTTCGTCAGATTCCATTTCAAAAATTGGCTTTGTCATAGTTTTATTCTATCCTATTTCTTGATTTGCTTGATTGACCAAGCGAATAGGTAGGCACCAGCGATTACATTGAAGACCGCGAGCGCGATGATAATCTCCCGCACTACTTCACCCCGCTAACTAGTTTCTGTATCTGAGTCCAGAAAGTGAATACCACTCCAACTCCGAGAGCGATGAGCCAACCATTAGCAATAACGCCTTCGACATTGTTTCCCGGCTGAGCGCCAAGCCCAACTAGAACGGCATAGAAAATTACATAAGCGATTACCACCACAGGTGATAGAACTACTGACGCGATTGCTCGGCGGATTACATACTTCATTTCTTCTCCTTTGTAGTTTGTTTGACTACATAACTATTATTATGAACTAATTGACATTTGTCAAGCGTGTCGTAAAAGATTTTTTAGGCGTGGTAGTAATCCCAGTTGCGACCACGCTCTTCGGCTTTCCACTCGTAGTAGCACTGAGCGCAGTGGTCGTTGTCCCCGTCTTGATTGTCGACAGGTTGCTCTTCGCAATACTCACACCACTTCTGCTCGGCGTGATTTAACTCGCCCTTGTAAGTCTCGGCACACAACTCTTTGTCGTTAAAGTCTTCGGCATCGCAGTAGTAGCACTTTGATTTGTTCTCAGGCATTTCAACTCCTTTTTCCTTAGGGAATTTCCCTATGTATCAAGATTATAGGTTTATTTACAATCTGTCAAGTATTTGTCTTTTTATTTGTGTCGGCGTGTCTTCGAGCCTGAGTCCTGATTTTCTGAGGCGAAACTTCGAGGCTGAGCGGGAGGCCATGTAGTAGAAAGGGGGTTTCGGTTTTCCGAGCGAATACATGGCTTCCCGCATCAACTTTTTCTTTGTTTTTAGAACTTTGCCTTCAATTTCTTAGCAATCAACTCGCGTTGCTCTTCAACCGATGTTCCGCGCTTGTGCGCGAGCGCCGCCAAGACGATTTCGTGGTTCTGCTTACGCTCTTCGACCTGCTCAACCAGCCAGTCCTTGTCGGCATACTGACCAATCCAGTAAAGGTTGTCTACTGCCCAAATCTGTGCTGTGCGCTCTGTCTTGATGGTGTTGTTGTATCGGCGCTCGCGTATTACTAGGTCTGTCCCATCTGGGTTAGTAATTCCAGTTAGCAACTTCTTTGCGTCGCGCTCCTTCTTCTTTGCTTCGCGCTCTTCGCGTGCTTGAACCTTCTTTGGGTCTTCCAACTGACACTTACGCAAAAAGTATTCGCTCGGCGCATCTGGGTAGCAAATAGTACAAGCACCTTCACCTGCTAACTCGGCAATCTTCAATCTGTCTTCACCAGACAAGTTCGGTAGCCAAATGAATCGAGTGGTATCGAAACAAGTGGCGCAAGACATAGTTGAGTGAATGTGTCCATTAGCGTTGCTAACTAGAAACGCGCGAGTCCAACCTGTGTAGAGTTTCTCGACTTCGGCAATCTTGGTACTCAGTTCAGCAAGTTTATTCTTGACTGCGATTACACGAGTCTCGGCTTGCTCCTTGCGAACTTGGTTGCTTGGGTAATACTTCTCGACAAAAATCACTTCCTGCTCGGCACGCTCAACTGACAATCGCAATTCATACTTCTTGTCGTAGAGTTCCGCGAGCGCGGTGTCAATCTCAATCGGGGTTGTGAGTTTCATTAGTGGCACGCGCAATCGCATACACGCTGTTCGCGCTTGATGTCTCTTAGTCGGCGACGCTCTGCCACAAGTTCCTGAGACTCGGTATTGAGTTCGCGCATACGCCTAGCCCATTTGGTGAGTGGGTCTATGTGAATACCTAGGTCGGCATCTGTGCCTTGTGCGCGAGCAAGTTCGAATCCAGAAGCAGACTGCTCTCTGTTTATTTCGACTAGTCGTTCGCTAATCTCGATGATGCGCTGTTTGATTTCGGTAGTTTCCATAACTACTTCTCCTTAGTTAGTTTCCACAAGTCTTTCTGACCTGATAGCCACAAGTCTATGGAAACTGAATCGTAAAGTCAAGTCCTTTTTTATCGTGTCGAAAAAGAAAACCCCCGCATCTCTACGGGGGTCTTCCTGACTATTGCTTAGGCTTCTGGCGATGAACCAACTAGTGCCTTGTAGTCTTCGTAAGCCTGACGCTCAATCTCGTCGAGTTCCTTCTGAATCTCGGCGTGAATGGTCTCGGCATTGATTGCCATTGAGTCGTAGATTAGTTTGTCTACTCCTGAATAACTCTCGGTGCTCTTCTCACGCGCTACCTTTGCGTAGTGCTCTAATGCGCTAGCAATCAGCACGGCATCTGCTTTGTTTGGCGAGTAATTTAGTTTGCTCATCTCCCTGTTCTCCTTTTTTATTTCGGGTGACAAGTAAATAATACAACATCGGCGCTCGCTGTCAAGCCCATTTGAGAAAAAAGAAAACCCCCCGCGAGCGCGAAGGGTTCTCTCTTGCTTATTCTTTTAATTCGATTCAATAAGCCGAACGAATGTAATGGTGCTGTTTTTGAATGAAGGGTCATCAAGCGCGATTATGGAAGTGGTAGTTCCTTTTTTGAATCCCGCGTGAATAACCTTGTCATCGCCAATGTAGATAGACGAGTGATAGTAAGACTTCGACCCTTTATAGCCGAATACCACTATGTCGCCAATCTTCGGGGTTCTCACCTTTGTTCCCGAATTGCCTTGCTTGGTAGCGGAGTGCTCTACTGACACTCCTAATTGTTCGTAAGCCCAGCGGACCATACCTGAACAATCCCAACCCCGCGGTGTTGAACCTGAAAATACATACCAAGTTTTTCCGATACGACTTTTCAGTTCCCCAACCACTGCTTGGATTTTGACGCTATTTAGTTGTAGTTCTTTTTCTATCTCCAACTTCGCAAGTAGTTTGTCTTGCTGTGCTTGATATAGAACTTCCATAATTCCAGGTTCCCTGCTCGGGTCTGAAAGAAGAAAGTCAAGAACTCTTGTTTCTGATTTTTGCTGTGGAACAACATCAATCTGCTTTTCGGCGATTAGTGTTGCCCTGTCGCTTGCGCTCGAATTTTCTCCATACGGGAAACTTCCCACCATCATAGATACTAAAACGAGTCCTATTGCTAGCAACCATTTCATAAGGCGACCTACCTTTCCAGAACCTTTCGGCTCTTATCTTTTCTTGGTCGTGTTTTGTCTTGGTTCTCCCAAATCGGTATTCAGTTGTTCGACTATTTTATCTCACCAGTGGTAAAAAAAGTCAAGTTCGGCGGCGACGGCGCTCGGAAAACCAACTACCCCTTCAAATCGGCAGCCCCGCACCACCTGCGATGACGCGGAACACTAAAAAATCACGGCGCGTGAATAAAAATTGCTAAAAAATACTTTTTGTCTCGAAATTTGAGTTTTATTATCTAATTATTTGCGTGTTAAAAGAAAAACGGGACTGAACTCTCGCTCAGCCCCGCGCTTCTTTTTATTTAGTGCTCGACCTTGATTATCTGCTCGCAGTAGCCCCAAACTTCTTTGCTACCATCTTGAAACTCGCCATTCAGCCACTCGCCCACGAAACCCGCGCGTTCGTTCTTCACATTCTCGAAGGCTTCTGATACCAAGACTCGGCGCTCTGTGCCACCTAAATCCTGATACACAAGAATTGTGCCCTTGTCGATGTCGGCGTATCCGAACTCTCTATTTTTCATTCTGTCTTCTCCTAGAAATTGAAATCGCAGTATTCCATCACGAAATCTAAATCCCGCGCTGTGAAATCTTCTTCGATACTGCTCTCGTATCGGTAGAGACCGCTCTTGTAGTCCGCACCGAAAATGTTCAACTCGTTCGACCCCTGTTGCCAAGCGATTAGGTCTCCATCGGAATTACTTCCAACAATCGCGCCCCAGAAATCTACGATGTCTCCCGCAGTCATTTGGTCTTGTGGAACTCCGCCCACTACTTTTTGTTCAGTCATTTTGCTTTTCCTTTTCTACTTAGATTTGCTTTGTTGCGATGTAAGCAACTTCTTCTGGAAGGCTTACAACTTCTACGGCGATACCAACAGGCGATTCACAATCTGGCTCGGCACAATGTAGGCGGTAGTCGCTAACTTCTCCCGAACTCCAATCTGTGTATCGCGCAATCTCGACCTTGTGTCCAAAATGGTCGGCAAGGTTTTCGATAAAGTATTGCTCTCCAACTTTTACTGCCATCATTACGCTCCGAACTTTTCGTTGAGAACCTTAGTTGCTTGGTCGAAGATGTCTTGGTTGTCGGCGATTGACTGCCACTCGCTGTTGTCGTTGTCCCAGACTGATTCGTCGCCGAATACGGCATCTGCGCGACCTTCGTCAATAATGAACTCTGGCTTGTTGTCTTCGTCGAACTCAACTGCGACTACGAAATAAACTTGCTTTGCCATTTTTTGTGTCCTGCTTTCTTTTTGTCTTTTCGTGCTATCAGCACATTTTTATTATACATACACCTGCGACATCGCGCAAGTTATTTCTTGCGTTTCTCAAATTATTTTTTCGGCGCAACCCCGCGAGCGCGAAGCCCAACTCCACCCATCAGCGAGCGCCGAACCATGACGCGAGCGCAGCGCAGCCATGACGACGCGCTCGGAAAACCAACGACCCCTTTTTCTGACTCTGGCGCACGGCGGGATTTGATTCAAAATACAAAAAAAAACGCCCCGCCATTTCTGGTGGAGCGTTCCTTGCGATTAGCGATTAGACCAAATCGACGCCACAATTACATCTGTGTTCTTGACCAGCGTGTTCGCCAAACACATCTTCCTGAGCAAAGAGACCAGCGTCTGCGTTGTAGTAGTTCTCGCCTACTGCGTGGTCCTTGACGCCACGCTCGACGAGAAAGTCGTGAGCGCACTTCGCACAAGCCACATCAACGAAATCGTTGTCCACGATTTCCCAAACATTGTTAGTTGCCATTTTTATCACCCCATCTCCCCCAACTAGATTTACAAGATACGAAAAGTATAGCCCCCACCCCAGACATAAGTCAATCGCATTTGCCATCTTTTTCGCTGAGTCCCAAAAAGTTTCCTGCCAGGGATAGAAACTAAAAAAAAAAGGGTCATTGGTTTTCCACGCGAAAATACCTTCCAGGGTAATTTGCTGAACTTCTCCTTCGCTTCGCTTCTTTCTTCTTATTTTTCTTAATTTCTTCTTGTTTTCTTATTTTTTGTTGAACTTCCTGAACTTCTTTCAAGTTTTTGTCCACCCAAACTTGACTTTTGCTTCACTTCGTGTGTTTTTGTGAAATAACTTTGCTCGACGCAACTTGGTTTGCGAAATCCCAAGACCAGCGGCTCGCTTGGAAAAACCTATACCCCTTTTTCTCCAGGCTGTTCTCGACCCAACTTTCTCGAACTTCTCCTGTTTTATTGCTTATCTTGCTCATCTTGCGTGCTTCTTGCTGAACTTCGACTCACCACAACTTGACTTTTTGTGTATCTTATGTTTTTTCGACTCAACTTGACTTTTTGTGTATCTTGTGTTTTTTAGACCTAAAAACTCGCTTGGAAAATCCCTTACCCCTTTTCCAAAACTCCCCCGGCTTCCCCTTCCCCCCTGAACTTCCCCCCTTCTTCCCACTTCCCCCCCATGACTCCCAACCCCCCTTCATGAGTCCCCCCACCTTCGACCCCCTTCTTCGAGTGCCTTCACATGACTCAGCCTCTGCGTCTAGTCTGGAAAATCCACTACCCCTTTACCCACCCGTCAATCCCCGGCGACTTCCCCTTCCCACCCGTCAATCGCTTCACCCCCCTTTTACCTATCCGTCAGGCTCTCCCGACTCCCACTACCCACCCGTCAAAACACGACCCGTCAGGCTCTACACGCTCACCCGTTGGGCGTTTAGGGCAAGCCGTCATAGGCAAGCCGTTAGCGACCCGTCAGGGTCTCTTAGGGCAAGCCGTTGGACTTCCTACGGGCAAGCCGTCAGCGGTCATAGGGCGAGCCGTCTGTGTCCGTCTGTCCGTCAAGGGCGAGCCGTCAAGGGCGAGCCGTCAGCGACCCGCTGGCGTGCTATCCGTCAAGGGCTAGCCGTTGGCATAGGGCGAGCCGTCAATCCGTATCAGGCGAGCCGTCAAGGGCGAGCCGTTGGTCTTATCCGTTGGCGGTCATAGGGGCGAGCCGTCAAGGGCAAGCCGTTAAAGACAAAACCCCCAGATTGCTCTGGGGGCTTGCCGACCGAACGCCGTTGGGGGATTAGGCGGTTCGGATTTGCTTGTATTCAGTTGTGCGGATTACTTCGGCGAAAATCTCGGGATACTTCTCTTCGAGAATTGTCAGGTCAGCGTGGCGGTTCTTGCCGTCAATTACCTTGAACGATAGAACGCCACCGAAGGTTGCTTGGTTGTTGTCGCCGATTAGGTCAAACAGAACCTTCTGGGCGGCTTCCTTCTTGGCGGTAGCCTGAGCGATAACTGCCTTGGCTTCAAGCAACTCTGCGAGTGCCTGTCGTGCGTCTGCGTTGAAACCGAGTTCAACTTTCTTGATTTCTTTCATTATGTCCTTCTTGGATTTTTGATGATTGAGTTTTTTGTATTCAGTTGTTATTCAGTTATGGTCTAAGTATTGTCGCTATTGTCTGTCTTGTCAAGTTCATTTATAAACTTTTTTATAACAGATTTATAACGCCTAAAAATACTTTTTGGCGCAGACCGGGCCAATGCCATCACGAACAGAACGCTCGTCAGTTAGGAACGCCCCACAGACACAGCAGAACCCTGTCTCGACCCCATAAGCCTTTGCCTGCTCTAAGGTCATTTTGTTCTCGCTGGTTAGGCGATAGGCAATCCCCGGAGCATACTCGAACTTGTGGTCAATGGTGAGACGCTTGGCGTAAAGACGACCTGTCTCACGACTCTCCTTCAAGCGATAGATGTCGCCTGCTAGGTGATACATACCCTGAGACAAAGCCTTGTCAATCCCACGCCCAAGTTTTGGCATAGCCATCAACTTGGAGATGAGTTCGCTGGCAGTTCTTGATGTCAAGGTTTTTAGGTCAATAGGCTCTGGGTAGCCACGCTCTGCGATTAGCGTGTTGATGTATGCGACCTGTCGCTCGCTTGCTGGGTTGGTCATTTGAAACTCCTTTTGCTTTTTTCGTGAAGCCAATCTAACTTCACTCTGTCAGGATAGGGGACACCTGCGACATTTGTCAAGCACATTTTCAAAAAAGTTTTTTGGCGTGTCGCTGAGTTGATGAGTCAAAGGATTTGAGATTACGAAATAAAAATCTCAGCGGCGAGACTCGAAGCCCGGTCAAGCGTAAAGGGGTCTCTCTTTTTCCAAGCGAAAACCTAGACCCCTCGCTTCGCTCGATACGAAAAAAGCCCTGAGTCAAAATCTCTCAGGGCTTCCCTCGTCTTCGCCTCACGAGTTCGCAAACGCTTTGTTCGCTTGTCCTCGTGAACGCCACTTGCGTTCGACCTCGCTCGCTCTCGCAGTATCTCTGCCAAGGCTTTCGCCTCAGCCTTGCGTCTTGCTTCGTTCGCTTGGTCGAGTGCTGGCTTCTTCTTCCTTGCCATTACAACTCCTTCCGTTGCGTCTCCGTTGGCTGTCCTACCATTATACACGCTCAGGGCTATCCGTCAAGGGCTACGGGCGACACGCATAGCGTGTAAGGGCGAGCCGTCAAAAGAAAACCCCCTAACCGCTGGGGGAAGCAGTTAGGGGGCGAGCCGTGATGAGAAAGCAATAAAACTCATCACGCACGAGCCGTAGGTTCGAGGGGGGGTGAACCTACGCCCGTTGTTCTTCAAGGCTAGCCGATAAGCCTAGCCGTGTCAAGTTTATTTAGAAGATTTCTTGGCGGTCTTGAAACCACCAAGGTTCTTCTTTACCCAAGCCGATAACTCGGCGTAGGCGGTGTTCTTCGAAATCAGAGCGGACAGTTCCGCACTCTCGGCGAGCCGTTCGGGTTTGATTTCAAAATCGTCAGCAAGTTTCCAGAGCGTCTCTAAAGCACCCATTGTGTTCCTAACTATTTAGACCCGTGCGAACTCTAAGAGTCTCTCAGGCTCGTTGACGGGTTCGTTCAACATTATTCTATAACCCGTCTGAACCACCAATTCGGAAAGTGAAATACCCAAGCCGAGTGCCACGCTGTCGAGGATTTCTGATGAAGCCTCTTTCTGTCCACGCTCTAGTTCGCTCAGGTATCCGAGGGCGACGCTAGAAACTGAAGACAGGTCTCGAAGAGTCATCTTGCGTTCGAGGCGTGCCTCACGGATTACCTCGCCAACTGCTTGACGCACCTTCATTACTTCACCACCTTGTCCTTGCCGAACTTATCTGAGATGGCTAGAGCGAACTCTACTGCCTCGTCGAAAGCGTGGATTGGGTCTGAATACCACTCGCTGTCGTTTGTGTCATAGACCTCAAACCAAGAGTTGTTTACCCAAGAAAATACTTCTTCATCTTTAGCAGACCAGACCGCGAGCGCGGAATCATCTGTAATGCCAAAGTCTCGGAGTTGGTCTGTGTAGCGAATAACCTCAATGTGTTCTCCATCTTTGGTTGCGTGGATACGCATTTCGCCATTACGCACGACATAGAAGCGCTTGTTAGGGTCGTTGTCCCATACAACCTCTGTGCCTGCTTCGTTCGTGTAGAACGCTGAGTCTTGTAGAACCTTTGTCATAGTTGTCATTTTGTCCTTTTTTGTTTTTTGACATTACCTCAATGGTAATGATTTATTTATTCGTTGTCAAGTGCGGAACACTCAATGGCTTCCAAGTCTTGAACAGAGAAGTTTGGCTTTTCTTGCTTGCCAAAAGTTTCCTCAATAAACTCTGCCTCTAACTTGTTTCCATTAATGTGTTCGTGAATTAGCCCTGTGGCAATTCGCTTTGCCTCTGCCTCGCTATTTGCTTCGAGCATAAACGAGACAGGCACTACTACCTGATACTGAGTCATAAGAGCCTCAACTTTCTTTTGTATGTTTTCATTTTACATCAACGCCTAGGTAGCGTTCTTTATGCCACCTGCTCGTCTAGGAACTCCTGAGCAGAAGTAATGAACTTCGCTGGCTCTGCCCTGAACGACTTGTCTGGGAAATCCACGCACTCTGCGAGCGCCGAAAGTCGAACGAGAGCGATTGGCAAAGTTGGGTAATACTCTTCCCAAGTGTTTGCCACATTGTCTGTCCAAGTTAGGCGATACAAGAAGGTGTTGTCCCAAGTCGAAATGAGTTGGTCTATTGAGGCGAACGCCTCGCTTTTTAGATTTACTGTGATTTTTTCCATTTGCTTATTTTCCTTTTTTAGAGTTGGTCTAGATAGCGCATAAGACGCTCGTGCTGTTCGTCAATTTTCTCGGCGCACTCAGCGCAGATGTCTAATTTCACGAACTTGACTAGAGCCTCAGTTGAGACCTCTAGGCACAAGTCGCACTTGTTGATTTCTGTCATTAGTTGTTTTCCTCTCGACACTCTTCGTAGCACTCTTGGCAGAAACCTTCTGCGTAGATGTTGTGCTTGTCTGGTGATTCGCAGATGTCGCAAATACAGACTTGGGTTGTGATGTCCATTTGTTCTCCTTCCAAGAACTTATGTTTTCAGTATAAGCGTAGTGCCTGACATTTGTCAAGCACCACGCCCAACTATTTTTAGTATGTTGCTGTGGTGATTTCTGAGCCAAGTTCTTTGGCTAGGTCGTAGATTGCGTCGAGGTTGATTGACTTGCTCTCGCCCTTGTTGTTGAACGCCATAGCCCAGCCTGTGATGTAGCGGAGTTTCTCAGCACCAGACCCCATAATGATTGCCACTTGGTTATCAACTAGGTGTCGCTTGAAGATGTCTGACCAATCCAACTCTTCTGAGTCGAAAGTGTCTAGGTCGTATTTCTCGAAGGGGAAACCATTTTCCTCGCTTGCGAGAAGACACACCTGAGTTAGGTCGTCAATCTTCTTGGTGCTGATTTCGAGACCAGAACCATTTAGTTCTTCCTCGAACGCTTCAATGTCCTTGACAAAGAAATAATTGCTTCTTGCTGACTCGTAGTAATTTGCCATTTTTTGTTTGTTCTCCTTCCAAAGAACTTTGATGTAGGTATAGTAAAACATAGCCCTGACATTAAGTCAAGTTATTTATAGAACTTTTTTTTGGCGTGTCGTTCAGGAGAAGCACGACTCAGATTTTTATTTCACAGCGAGTGAGCGAGCGAGTCAAAACCTCGCTTGGAAAAAGGGCTACCCCTTTTTCAAGATACGAAAAAACCACGAACCCCTTTCGAGGCTCGTGGCTTTCGTCAGTTTTTAGACTCGCTCAGGGTCCTTGACTATCCAATACGAATACTCAGAGTCCCAATCGCTGACCTTCATCTCGTAGTCCAATTTGAACACGAGTTTGAAAGCGTCTCGCACCTGAGGCGTGATGTCCAGAAACTCTTGCTCGACCTGAGCGTAGAGTTTCCCTGCGTTCTCGATACCGGGAATGTCTGCGTCTTCTGTGTAGTCGCCCAGTAGAACGACCCTATCTCCAACCCAGCGCCCAGAGACCTCGGTCTCTGCCCAGTCTCCGCCACCGCGTCTCGGGCTACTCATTACGAGTAAATACATTGCGTCAGAGAGCGACCCGTTGAACGCACCCGTGTGCTCTAATTGTTTGCTACCCAATCCCAAGCCGTGTGGGTCTACCCACTCCTGCTTGTCTAGATTGACGAGCCGATGATACTGTCCCATTTCTGTCCTTCCGTTAGGCGAGCCGTTGGCTCGTGTATCTAATTATTGCGCTATTCGCTTGCCGTGTCAAGTTTTATTGTATCGGCGTGTCGGGGGTAGGGGGACACAATCCCTACCCCCAAGCCGTTATCTCCTGCCGACCTTGGTCAGCGCATCGGCAGACTCGCTACCGATTAGTTGGGCGACCTCTTCCGATGTCTTGCCGTTCGCGAGAATCAGTCGGGCGTTCTTGGTGTTTTGGAGAATCGCCTTAGCCGTCGAGCCTTCGTCGTAGGTGAGCCAGATAACTGCCACGCCTGCCTTGTCGCACTCCGCTACCGCTTTGCTAGCAGCCTCGCGCTGGTCGTAGTCGTAGTATCCGTCAGACACAATCACGAGCAGACGAGCGCCCGAACTGCGAGTCAGATTCATCTGACCGTTCAACGCCTTGAACGCCTTCTCGAATCGCTCGGTGTTGTCAGTAGCCGAGTAGACCTTCACTTCGTCTAGGTGCTGTCCCGGCTTGAGAGTCGGGAACACGCCATTGCCGAAGTAGACCATCGAAGTCTGAGCCTGAATCCTACGACCAGCCTCTGACAGAACCCAAGCAGTTGTCGCCATTGGGTTCATCGCGCTACGCATCGAGCCTGAGATGTCTACCAGCACGCCCACGTGAAGAGTTGGGTCTTCTGTGTGCTTGCGCTGGGTTCTACGCCACGCCTCTGTCTCTTGGTTGATACCCTTCGACTTGAGAGCCTGACCCTGAACGATTGCTCGCGTGCGAAGGCGACCCGGTGGAACTACGCTCTTGATACGAGTTTGCTCGCGCTCGCGGTATTTCGCTTTGTCGAGTAGTCGAGCAACTCGAACAGCAGAGGCTCGCTCTGAACTAGTTGGCTTGCGACTCTCGATTAGTCTCGAGCGAGTCTTAGTGTCTGCGCTAGGACCAGTGCCACGACCAAAGACTTCATCAGAAACCTTCTTCTCTTCTTGACGACGTTCTGCCTCAGAGTTGCGAGCCTGAACTTCTTCGCGCATCTCTTCGTCTTCGATTGCGTTATCAATAATAGTTTGGTTGTCAATCTGGATGTTGTCTTTTATTTCTTCGATAGCATCTTCAAGAGCCTTGTTGACTGCTTTCCAAATTGGGTTCTCGCTTGGCTCACCTGATTCGCTTGGCTCGCCCGGCTCACCTGATGCGCCCGGCTCACCTGATGCTCCGGGGTAAGAGCATCCACCATCGTTAGACTCTTCGCCCTTCTCTGATTTAATCTCGTCTACAATCTTGACCCACTCGCGAGCAAGGTCGTAAAGAGGCAGAGCGTTGGTGTGCTGGTCGTGCGCTTGGAACGCAATCCAGATAGAACGCAACTTGGCAACGTTGTCTGCGCCAATCGCTAAGTCAACGACTTCTGCCAAAGGCTCGACATCTTCTTCTGTGAAAACGCCAGCATCAACGCGAGCAAGCATTAGCCCACACAACTGAACGACGCTATCGATGCTGGTGAGGTTCTCCTTAACTTTGTCGAAGTCGCCAATCGCGATTTCCATACCAGAAGAGCGAAGAAGAATTTTGTTGCCCGGGATTGAGGCGACTCCAAAAGATTCGATGCGACCTTCTTCCAAAAGCATCAGAGCATCGTGCTCGCGCTTAGTCAAAACACGAGCAGCGTCTGCGAGAGACCAACGAGTGAATCGCGCGTGGCAAGCCTCGTGATAGACAGAGCCACAACCTGATGCGTGCTCGAGTTGGTTCTTGCGCTTGGTGAGGTCGCCAATCAAAGCAGGATTTGCGAACGAGCCAAATGCTCGAACCACGTTGACCTCGACCTCGGCGCTCGCAGGATTGAAGAGCGCTGCGTAAGGCGCAGACATCTCTTCTCCTAGATAGACCACGAGGTCGTCTCTGTAAGACCAGTTGTTTACGATTTGACCAATCTGTGCGCCAATTCGTAGCCACTCAGTTGGAGTGGATTTTCTAGTTTCGATACTAGGTGAGTAATGAGCCATTAGTCTTTGTGTCCTTTCATCTAATTGCTACTCTGTAATGGTAAAGGTTTTTTTATTGATTGTCAAGTTGAAGAGAGGGTGAGTTAGTGGGGGAACTAACCCACCCCCTCGCTGGAGAATCTAGGGGAAGGAGCCTAGATTCTGGCTGAGCGGCACTCTTCGCCATACACACGAGTCAGCACATCGACCACAGTTGGTCTGTCTAACTCAGGGCAGGCGGCTATCAGATTCTCGATAGCCCACGAGGTGCCAAACACTTTCGACAGGTCTCGGAACGCGAGCAACTCGCGCATCTGAGGGACCCACGAAACTTCGTCGCTGGTGAACTTCTTAGCAAGGTTCTGCGCCGCAGTAACCATTTGCATTGGAACGCCCAACTTCTTCGCGAGCGACCAGTCAGTAGTCATTTCTGCCTGAACTGTGAATCGCGATAGCAAAGCCTCTGACAGAACTACGCCCGGTGCGTTTGGGTTAGTCGCGGCGATTACGAAGAATCCTTCTTGCGCCTTGACTGTGCCACGCTCTGGGTTAGCAGTAACTGTGTACTCGCGACGACCATCCATAAGTCCATAGACAACAGTCAGGACCTTCGAGTCGATAAGACCCACTTCGTCAATCAGAAGAACTTTGCCTTCTTCTGCTGCGCGAAGGAGAGGACCATCAATCCACTCGAACGAACCACTTGGAGTTTGGACATAGCCACCTACCAAGTCAGAAACTTCTGTGTCGCCAGAACCTAGAACTGTGTAAAGGTCTGAACCAAACGCGGCTTCCGCGAGCGCGGTTTTTCCACAACCAGGTGCGCCATAAAGCAACACGAACTGATTGACATCGCGACTCTTGCGAAGAACTTCGACATCCTTGTGTGCGCTAGAACCCCAGTTGCGAGCAAAGTATTTGTCGCCATTAGGTCTTGCGTAAGAGTCTTCTCCTACAAGAGCATCTGCGCTAATGATTTTGCCTTTCACTAATCCACGATTGCGAATAACAGCGCGACCTACTTTGTCGTCGTAGTAAGAGTCGAGAGTTTTTCCCAACTCTGAGTTTATCGCTTGTCCAGCAAGTCCATAAAGAACTGCTGGCAAATCTGCGTGAAGGCGTTCTGCCTTCTCGATAAAGGTTGTTGTAGTCTCAGTCATTTTGTATTTCCTTCCTATCTGAGAATTACGCTACTGGAATCGCTGGCTCAGTGGAAGGCACTAGGTCTTCTCCAAAACCGAACTCGATTCGTGAACGCTGGATTCGGCGAATCAGCGCTTGAGGGGTTTTCTTCTGAGCAATCAGGTCTAGGTCCTCGTAAGTGACTTCGACAGCGATTGGGTTTTTGAAGACGACCCACTCTTTGTAGAACAAGTCGCTCAGCGTGCTTTTCACAAACTGTAACTTGAGTTCTGCCATTTGCTTTGCCTCGACATCTGATGCCTGAGCAAAGCCCCCTGCCTCGTCGAGAGGTGGGCTTGGGAGGTGACGAGTCGCATCGATAGCCCAGTTCTTGCGAGACTGGAAAGCGTTCATATTTCTACGCATAAAGTGGACAGGATAGAACTGACCATTGAAGATAGCCTCAGGGGTGAGGATGAACTGATATGTGTAGCCTGCCTTGCGGAACTCCACATACAGCGCCTTACCTGCGCTGTCCTTTTTGTTTTTTACACTCATTTGTTTTTCCTTCCTAACGAGTGGTTTTGTTTACTTGAATAGTAAAACAGATTTATTTTTATTTGTCAAGCGTGTCGCGAAACTTTTTTTACGTGTTTGAATAAAAGTCCGCGAGCGCCTCAGCCATCCCACAGGCAGAGCAAATCTCTGTGCTGTTGTCCTTGCGAGAGATAGCCCCTGGGTATGCGCCTGGGTTCTCGTTGCTTGGGATGAATCCATCGCACGATGGACAGATTGGGTTGTCCTCTTCGTCATACTGTGCGACCAAGTAGAACTCGTGTTCGTCGTTGTCCTTATTGAACGCACGCTTGAACTCTGCCTCGTCTTGAAAGTAAAACCAGACACGCTGGTCGAACTCGTCGTCTGTAGACAACTTCTCGTAAAGGTCTTTGTCGTTGAGAATTACCACCATTGCCATCTTGTCTCCAGACATTGCTTCGTCTTTCCACTGGTAGTCCACCCAAGTTACTCGTTCTGTCATTTTGTCTCCTTCTTGTTTTTTATGACTCTGCTAGTAAAGCAGATTTATTTCTGTTTGTCAAGTCTATCCCAGACCCGAAAACCTGCTGGGATGTGGTCGTGGCAATAGTAGTCTGCCCAGTCGTTAGCATATGGTCCACCTGCGTAGACATCTGCTAGGCGCTCGCAGAGTAGTTCTGAACACTCGCGCTCTGACATTAGTTGTCCTCTTCCTCGAAGTAGTCCTCGTCTTCGACCTGCTCGATAGTTTCCTCGAACACGCAGACTGAATACTTTTGGTTGATTCGCTGAACCTCAGCCCACATCCACTCTTCAAGTTCTTCTTGGTCGCTGAAGTATTCGCGAGTCTTCCAGTCGTTCGTGTAGTGAATCGCTGGAGTGGTCTGCTCAATGCGCCAGTCCCAGAACTCACCTAGTTGACCAGTGGCAGTTAGGTTCCAATCGCCAAAGTCAATCGTGGCTGTGGTGATGGTGATGTCTTTCATCTTGGTTGTCATTTCTCTCCTTCAAGAGTTGTTGGTAACAGTATGAGTGATAAAAATCTTTTTGTCAAGTTTATTTATAAAAACTTTTAGAAGTCGAACATATCTGGATTCTCGCGATACATCTCCAAGAACTTTTCTTTTTTCTCTTCTTCGCTCAGGTGCGCGTAGGGGCTGTCCTCGTCGAGTTCGGGAACTTGGTTCATCTCCAACGTGCTCTCGACTGCGAGGCAATCTGTACAGAGAATGTAGAGACCATTCTCGTTCCAGCAATTGTCGACCTTCGCGCAATCGACGCACTGCTTGGTTTCGTGTGGGTCGCAGATGTGAAGTATGTCATCGTTCTCGATGCCATAGAAAACCTCTGTCCACCAACTCATCCAGTCGTCTTCTGTGTAATTTGTAAATTCATCCATACTCAGAGTGTATGAGCAGCCACTGACATTTTGAAAGTGGGTTGGCAAAGAAAAAGGGGTCGCTAGTTTTCCACGCTAGGTTGCTGATGCCAGAAACTGACGATTGCGTATTTAGTTCCAGAAATCACTGGCTTAGCCTCGTGGAGAAATTCTTCAGTCGAAGGGAACATAACCATTGATTTGGCTACTGGCTTCAGGGTCAGGTTTTGATTACGAAAATACAACTCCCCGCCTTCGTAGTCGTCATTCAAATAAATAACAATTGAGAGGGCGCGACCAAAATTCTCTACCCCATCAGAGTGCTCGGAAAAAAACTGACCCTCTGTGTATTTGACCAAAGCAAAGGTATCCATCACTACGCTGTCGTGCGTAAAATCTTCGACATAATTTTTTAGTTCAGGAAATATCGCTTCCTGTAAAACTTTTAATTTCTTTAGCGAAGCGTCTCTAATGCTGGGTTCTAATTTGATGAGAGTCTCGTCCACCCCAACAAATCTGCCACCAAGTGTGGCTTCTACCCACTCTGTGTCTTCAGCGAGTTTTAGAACTTCTGAAAGTTCAATTTCTAAATTTAAATAAACAGCGATTTTCGGCTTTAGCACGGAAAAACCCCTACCCCTTAAAGAATTGGCTCAGCGCACTCAGCGCAGACAATCCACTCGTCATCTTCGTCGAGACACGCGACAAACGCGACGAACTCAGCGTCTTCAACTAAACCAACTTCCTCAAAGCATTGTTCGCAGGTTTCAACCTCAAACAACTCAAAGCCAGCAATGTTCAGCGACTCTCTGTCGTCATTACTCTCGACTAAATGTACCTCGATGTGTCTCATGGCTTTTATCATAAAACAAACCCGGAGGCTTGATTCGAGAGTCCGTCAACCCCCGCTTGGAAAAACTACCACCCCTTGTTAGTGGCTCTCCATAAACTCGGTGAGTGGTTCTCCTCGACGTCACGTTTCGCATCCGTTGACTCGTACAGGCGCACTATGTGTACGCAAGGGTCCCCCGTCTCGAACTCCGCTTCTTCGCTTGCCGTCATTGGCACGCCGTCGTGCGTAAAGCACACGTCGGGTCCTACCCACCCGTTCTCGTAACCCATCTTCAACCACGCGTCAAAGTCCATCCGTCTCCTACTTTCCGTTATTGGCTTGCCGTTGTGTAAACAAACATAGCGCGTGTAAACGCTCGCCGTCAACGTTCCCCGCTTCGCGCTAAGGCAGGCCGTTATGAAATAACCGTGCTGAAGCGCCTGGCAAAACCTGGCTCGCCGCTTGGAAAAATGGGGACCCCTTTTCGAGAGGCGGGCCTCATCATTGCTTACCGTATGAAATAAAAGGGGGAAAATCGACCCCCGCCTAAACACTGGCCTGTAGAGGGAAGTGTATCGAAATTTGCTTTAAAATGTCGGAGACATTTTAAAGTGACTTTTCTCGGTTTGTCAAGATTAAATCATAAGCCGTTATCATTTCGTTACCTACGCGCTCGCGGTGAACAAACCCGTCATCTCGGCAAGCCGTTGCAGGGAAGCGAGGTCAACCTCACCCGTTGCACGCGAAGGCGGATATCCGATGCTCCGTTGGAATCTGGCGTAAGCAAGTCGAGTCCGTGTATCGAAGTGTCCCCGTGGCAAACCGCGAACGTCCGTGAACAATCCAGCGAGCGCGAGTTGAACCACCTCGACGTTCTTATGACGCAAGCCGTTACGCAACTGGGCAGGAACAACCGTCGGAACATCTCCCGCTTTGGTCATCCGTTCTGCTAAAGAAATAAAACGTGGACGGGCATATCCGATGACCTCCGTTTGGTGACGGACACGCACATGCACTCCGTCTCCATTTTGGGGACTCTTAGGCTTGCCGTTTCCGACCATACCCTCCACCGTTGTGAAGGTTCCGTCTATCGCGTGCCGTGAGGCATCCGTTACTATACCAACGTGAGGCGAGCCGAAGTCCATTACCTCAGACGTCGCAAAGAACACAATGTCTCCCCGTCGAGGCTTCGCACGGAAAAGTCCCGACCCCATGTATTCCGCGAGCGCGACGGGTGGATAAATGTGGGAAGGTAGGGGCACGCCGACTTCGCGGGCGACGACGTCAATAAAGATACCGTCCCAAGGCAAGCCGTTCATACCAAGGCGCTCGCCGAAGATATTGATACGGCCCGCGCTCGCGGTGTATCCGTTATAACTTAGGGCTTGTGCAATAAAACGCTCGACGTTACTCGTCGGGTTCGGCTTCTGAAATAGAGACATTGTTTGCTGGCAATCCGTCGGGTGTGTAGTGCATTAGGGCGTGGAGTAAGTTCGATGCTTCATTAGCGCGAGCCGTAACCCGCACGTGTTCCATTCTAGTCGACGCAAGTTTGACGTCTTCCGCGAGCCGTAAGGTGTGCTCCGTCGCTAACTCAATTAGTTCACTTAGCGTCATCTGGAACTACCTCTGCTTCTTCTACTTCTACTTCAATGGTCGGTGGCTGTGCTTCGTCGATACGTCTTTGAGCATCGAGCGTGTTTTGGGCTAACCGTTGTAGACGTTCGGCGATTATAGAAGCAGCGGGCCTGACGTCTAGAGTAACATCAGTATTTATATCAAAGCCTGCTCTGACACCCGCGCGGTCCAAAATTTCTGTGGCTGCTTTTAGTTTCACTGGCTCAGACTCGGCTGACTCCATCAACTGCTCAAGGGTGTCGACAGCAACAGGGGCAACCTGAGTCAGACGTGCGCGAGCGCGTTCAACTGAGTCCGTCGGTTTATTGCGTAACGCGCCAAGGTGAACGCGACAGAAGCCGTCATCCTGTGGACGTCCTCCAGTCCATAACTGACAGCGGATGCCGTCGTCCTTGATGGCCTTACAACGTGATGGTAAAGGGGGTACCTTTTTTCCAAGCGATTCGAAATCGCCGTTCGCTTCATTATAGAGTTTTGCCCAAACGCGCGTCGCGCCGAGAACCCAAGGTGGCGCAATCAAGTCGCCCTCGGATTCAGCAAGAAGGTCGAAGCCCGTCAAGTAATCCGAGTTTTTATTTTTAGGGTCTGAAAGAATTGCGACCTTCTCATCGAGGCTCAACATTCTTTGCTGAGTTTGCATCTCAGGAGAGATGGCTTGGATGGTTCCAGTAGGAACGCCGTTCACTGCGTAAACAGGAATCCAGTTCATCTTTGCTCGACGTAAGGCAGCGCGGTTCTCATACGTGTCTTCGCAGATGCCCTTGTCTACTTCTTCGATTCCATATTGAGAAAGGTCGGGGCGGAGGTTAGTTGGAGTGTCGACCTGAACGTCTGGCTTCTCTGCGATAGGAGTAGAGAAAGGGTCCGCCGAATCTATAGCACGAGGGTCTGACATTGAAATTACGTCCTTGCTATTTCATAAGAGTCGGACGGGAAGTCGGGGGAGAGACTGCTTCCCGCCCGACCCATTCGTGTGCTTTGGGCAACCTAAGGGTGTCTCATCCCACAGGTTTATACAACCTGACAGTTATCACTATAAAGTCAATCTTTATTTTTGATTTGGACGAAATTTTTGATGAGGTGAGCCTGACCGCTACCTTTTTCATTTAGAAAGGCAGAAAAAACCCCGAAAAATCAGGGTTAGTGATTTTTTCGGGGCTTAGTTTGAAACTGTTTTGAAATTACTCTGTTGCTTGTTCTTTTTTGGTGCCTCCACCAGTTGGCTTTTTCTTAGCAACTGGCTTTTGAGTTCCATACTTTTCTTGCTGACGCTTGGCTTCGGCTTTTACTTCTTCAACCTTTTTGTTGTCCGTCGGCTTCAGGGAGCACTGGCAACCTGAAGCGCCACCGCCGCAGCAGGATACTTTCTTGGCGACCGACAAGTAGTAATCTTCTTGGCGCTTAGTGAACTTTGCGATTCGTGCTGGGTCGTCAGTCTTTAGGACTGGCTTTCCCAAATCGTCCGAAACCCATCTGCCTGTGTTGTCTCTGGCGATGTTGTTTACGGTTTCAATAAGGGTGATTGTTTCAGCCTTGGTTGTCTTGGCTGGTCTAATTTTGTTTAGGAACTCTTCGAACCATTTCTTCATTTAGGTTTCCTTCTTTGGATAGGGTTGGATTTTATATCTTAGTTTGTCTAGAAGTTCTCGTTTCCTTCTCTTTGATGAAGTGTTGAAGAAAACGTATCGATGCTTTCGTGGACGTTCTGCTCTTTCGAGTCTGTCGCCAAAGAAAGCCTTTGCTCCGTTTACTCCGCCGTGCTCGTCAAAGATGTGGCGAGAGTGTGTGCTGGATTCTCCATCCAATCTCCACTCAACGTGGCGGTCGGACATTCCTGTGTAAATCCAGTTGGTTGCTTGGTAGACAGTACCAACGTGACCTGCTCCGATTTCGGCATAGGACACGATGATGTCTCTGTCTTTTGGCAACATCCTTAGGCTACGACCAATCAGGTATGACTCTGTGTTCTTTGGAGTTTTGTCAGCAATCCAGAGTCTGGTTAGTTCTAGCACTTGACTAGATTCCTCTGGACCACAAACTCCCACACACAAACTGGGTGATGCTGGTTTCCCGTAAATCACACAGCCAATCATTTCTTCGCCATCGAACAAACCATAGGCATACATATTCGATGCCTTGCGATGAAGGTAGTGGTTGTCCACGACCATCTGGTTTGATTCTTTGGAAGACACCTGCTTTATGGTGTAGTCAATCATTTCAGTTTTCTTTTTACTTTTTTAGTAGTAGGTGCCTCGGACCGTGCTGATGTGTCAGCGGTCGGTTCGGGTAGAACAGTTTGCGAAACAGGTTCCTCATTCGTCACTCCTTCAGTTTGCTTGTCTTTACATTGGACACAGTTACAATACCAAACTTTGTCGTAGAAAACAATCTTGGGCTTACACGTGTCGTGATACCCAGTCATACACCATCCGCAGATGTTTGCCACTAAATCGTTCCGTGCTCTACGTCTTCTTCGTCTATTATACTACTGGCTTGGACCCATTTCCAAAAGAACGTAAAGAACTCATCCATAGATAATTCTTCAAACTCGCTCCAACGAGCAGGGTCGATTAGTGCCAGTTGGATAATCTTCTGGAATCTCTCAAGGAACGCTTCTTCGCTCTCTGGACGTTCTCTAAGAATTTTGGTTTGCTCTTCTGGGATTTCGTCGAACGACAAGATATCGCAGTCTTTGATGCTGGCGTAGTTTATGGTCATTACTTTGATGTTGTCACTAAACGACATAGACAGTCTCCTTGTGGTGATTTACTTTGACCAATGGGTCAATCCAAATTTTGTACCCTGCGCCAGTCGCGTTGTAGCACCACGAATAGTCTTCTCCAACATTAGTCAAAAAGTCGTGTTCAGGCCATTTGATTTTCTTGATACCAAACCAAGGTCTTGGGATACTCTCGAAGACGCCCTGCTTCATCGCGACGAATCCGAAACCTACTCCACCTACTTCGACAGGCTCATCGAACAATAGGAACTCAACCTTGTTGACTTTGGTAGGTCTGCCTTCGTTGTCTGGATAGTTACAAGCAACCGTTCCGTAGACATCCGTTTGGTAGAGTCCGCTGACAACATCTAATTCACTTTCGTAGATTCTTCGAAAGTCTTCGTTAGTCCAAGAGATATCTGAATCAATCCAGAAGATTTTGTCGTAGGTGAATTTGCCACTCCCAACTTCTTTGGTCTCCCAGTTGTGGACGTAGGTTCCAGTTGCTGTCATTTCTCTGGCACTTGGAACAAAAGACGAATAGGTGTTGAGCATCGTGTAAGTCAACCCATTCTCATTCAGCCACTTAGTTGTTTCCAATAGCGACATCACATAGTCAGCGTGAAACTGTCTGCCCGGTGTAGCAATCACTACGTTGTAGTGCGGTTTAGCATTACTGTCCATTTGTGCGACATCCTCTACATAGCATTTTGTCAAAGCCAGTGTGACCGCTACTGCTAATCACTCCTTGTTGTGTTACTGGAACTGGAACTACTGGTCCAACAGTGTCACACTTGTCGCATTTCATTTCAATGAGCCACTCTATTGTTGCCCCAACTTCCATCGCACCAGCAATTCCTTGCGTCAATGCGTGAAGTCCAGCAGCGCCTTGTGTCTTTCGATTGAATACTCGTGCGTTAGTGGTTTCTAGAACTGGTCTAGGGTTTCGACACTTACAAGCATTTTTCTGTGCGTTACAAGTGTGATGTCCTCTTGTCGAAATAAATGAGTGGTAATTGATTGAGTGTCCGCAGATACAAATGCGTTTATCTCGATTACCTACTCGATTGATTTCGGACAGAGTTTCTTTGGCTTCGTTCTCGTCAATGTCCAAAAATTCGAATGGATTAGTCATAACTAAATCCTACACCCAAATACAATCCATTACGACCCAATCAAGTAATAAACCTATTTATCCATTCAACCGTGTTTTCTGCCACCTATACACGCACGCGCATGCGCGTAATAGAACTTCGATTGATTGGATTTTTAGGTTGTATTAGGTTGTAGATACTATCGCAAAACAATAATTATCTTTTACTATTTTTCGATAGTATCTCAGTTTTCACCCTTCCGAGATACTATCCACTTTTATCAATTATTTTTCACTTTTTCCTTCAGTATCCTTTTTCCCGATTTCCTGACATTTCCCAACACTTCCTTTATTTCATAACGACGTCGACCATTTTTAATCCTCCGCCTCCCACAAAAGAACACCGTCGCAGAAAAAGTGATACATTAAAATACAACCAGAACCGAACCACTTATAATAATTCCATGGCTTTTTTAGATGACTATGACCAGCAAGTTAGTGACAACATTCGCAAGATAAAACTATGCGCTCACGTTCTTGAGGAAGTCCAACAGAGCCTATTAGACCCATTCAACCCCGAGCGTCAAGCAGACCTGCTACTAGCCACAGAAGACCTCACAAGCGTCTCATTCGAGTTGATGAACGCAGTCAGGGGAATGGTTTGGCACGAAAACCTAAAGCCAGCGCCAGAAGATAGTTGACCCCAAAATAAGGTAAAATTATAGGGGGAGAGACAGTCCACTATTTAAAGGATGTCTCGTGAGTAAACGCTCAAAAAAGAGTAAAGCACCGCAGTTATTGACTACGGTGCTTTTAGTTGCCTGCCCTATTGCTATGGCGCAACAGGCTCAGGCACAACAAATCTCTACTTCTTTCGGTCTTTTACAACCTTACGGACAGCAAATACTAGGGCTACACCAAACAGGAATAGCCAACCAGCGCCCACTCCTACTAGGAATGAACCCCAATCAATCTTTAGCACGATTTCCATACTTATCTCCTTCTGCTTTTATAAAAGCATTGACACCTGAAGAGTATCAGAAACAGGTGGCTGACGCAACTGTAGCACTAGAAAGGGCAAAAAACGCCCTACAAAAGGCTATTTCTGCCCAGTCTGATGCTCAAGAAGCCCTAGAAACCGCCCAAACAGCCATAGATTCAGCCGAAACAGCCCTAGAACAGGCAAATTCCGCTGTAAGCGAACAAGAAGGCAGGGTTGAGCAGGCTAAAACAGCAAAAGACCTAGCCCAAGATGCCTATGACCAAGCATTAGAGGCGTTCGTCACGGCTGACGACAACTTGACGACCAAAGCCAGCGCCACAGCAACCGCCTTAGCCAATCTGACAAGTGCCCAAAGTGTCCTCACCAATGACGCGTCAAGTTTGACGACCTCAAATACTTCATTAGCATCTGCTCAGTCTTCTTTATCAACAGCGCAGTCAAATCAACAGCAGGCTCAGGCTCTTTATAACTCTGCCGTTACTGCCTACAACCAAGCGAAGGCTATAGCCAACCAACCAGCACCTACTTATAGGACAGATGTTATTCCTAACCTTCTATTCAACTCAGACTTCTCACGAGGCAACGAAGGCTGGAGTGGACTTTCTATCGGTTGGCAGAACTCACAGCCAGGCTATTTCAATGGAAACATTGCTTTCTCATACATGAACCAAACTGTCACCCAAGGTCTTTACTCGGGTCCATTCAATAACGCAACGCTGACTCTATCTGCCGAGTGGTTCAACGACGACTCCAACAGAAACATCACCGACTCTTATGCTATGACCGTTTCTGCCAGAGACATCAATCAGAATCCAGTTGGCTCAGCCACATTCACATCCAACAACACTAGGCACGACTGGGAAACTAAGTCAGTAACCCTAGTTGCGACAGGTCCAGTCTCATACATCACGGTTTCGTTCTCTGGAATCGACAACGGATACTGGCTCGGTAACTATGGACCTAGAGTAAAAAACCTTCAACTACAGGTAAGTTCTCAAACTCCAATTCAAGCACCACCATCATCATCAAACCAAACAGCCACAATGAGCGTTGACATCACCGAAGGCGGAGAGGCTACTTTTACTGCCCCTAACGGCGGAATCTTTACCTCAAGCAACTTACGATACGAGGCAATAGAAGACCCAACTTGCGGAGCAGACATCTCCCCAACCAATCTAGGTGGCAACACCATCCAACTCGTAGCAGACAACTCAATCTGGGGTGACCCCTGCGGTGGCTACTATAAGCGAATCGTTGGAACCTTGACTTACACTGCCCAAGTAGAGCCAGACGCTTCTTATGCTTTAGCGGTTTCTCAGGCTTTGACTGCTTTGAACACAGCAAACACCCAGTTGGCAACCGCTCAGCAGAACGTATCTACCGCTGAGTCTCAAGTAGATTCTGCCGAATCAGCGTTGTCCACTTCCCAGCAAGCAGTAGTTGATGCTCAAAGTGCTTATGAAATAGCGCAACAAGAAGAAGCATCAGCCACCGCAGAAAAGAACACAGCCAGTGATGCTAAAGATTCAGCACAAGAATCGCTAAACACAGCCATCGCTACTTATGACTCAGAAGTTTCTACTCAAACAACTTTGGCTAATGAGCAGTCTGAAGCGGAGAGTGCTAAAAATATTTCAGAGAGTGCTTATGAAATAGCAAAGTCATCTCTAGATGACATCAACGAAACCGTTACTGAAGCCGAGCAAGAAGTTGAATCTACTCAAGAAGCCCTAGACAACATTCCACTTCCAGAAGAACCAGAACCAGAACCAGAACCAGAACCAGAACCAGAACCTACCCCCGAACCAGAAGAACCTAAGGCTCCTGAAATTCCTGAAGGCGACCCTAGAGAACTAACAGAAGAGCAGGTCACCGAACTCGTTGCTCAAGCAGAAGCAGTCCTTGAATCAGCAGAGCAAGGTTCACCAGAATACGAGCAAGCACTTGAAGCCCTAGCGGTTGCGGCTGATGCAGATGACCCAGAAATCTCTGCCGAACTCGCTGCCATTCCACTTCTGGGTGACGCAGCCGCAGCAGCACTAGAAGTTCTTAACGACCTTGGAAACGTTGGTGCTGATATGGCACCTCAGGTTCGTGAAGAAGCAGAAAAGACAATCATCGCTTCCGTTATCGCAACTGGAGCAGCCGTTCAAGCAGTTCAAGCAGCAGCAACGTCAGCAGCAAGCGCAGCCGCAGCAAGTGCTGGAAGTGCGGGTGGCGCATCAGGCGCATCAGGCTCACCAAGAAAAATCAAATAAGAAAAGGAAGAAAACTAATGAAGAAAATCCTGAGTGACCTAATCGGTCAAGTATGGACTTTGCTAGGTATGTTCGTGGCGTGGGTAGTTCTCGAAGGGTCAGCAAAGACCATCGTGGGTTATTGCATCATCGGAACCCTAGCAGTGTGGGTGGCGACCTATCCGCTAAGAAACCCAGCCGAGCCTAAGGAAAGTCCTAAGGACGGCGATGGAGACGGTCTCGTTTATGACGGAACTAAGAAGGAACGCAAGGCTACAGTAAAGAAGCCAAAGAAAGACGCGCAAATTTAAGTTTCTTCTAGAATCAGCGAATTGTATCTGTCATAAACTTATAGTAAACAAAAACTAAGGATTAATCATGGCAAAGGCACAATACCCACTTGATGGGAGACTAGGCAAAGACTGGAAGATTACCAGCGAAATGGGTTGGCGTATGCACCCAGTCAAGAAGGAAAAGAAGCATCACAATGGTGCTGACATTATCGGTCTTGGCAAGGGTCCGTTTTATATTGAGGCACCTTATGCTGGCAAGGTTCTAAAGGCACAAAAGTCCCCCGCTGGTTTTGGTAACTACGTTATCGTCCAGCACAAAATCAACGGCAAGTTCTACACCACTCTTTATGCTCACCTAAAGGACGACTCTACTAAGGTAAAGCCAGGTCAGAAGATTGAGGCTGGAACTGTTCTAGGCATTATGGGCACCACTGGTATGTCCACTGGCGTTCACCTCCACTGGGAGATGTGGGCTGGTAAGACTCACGGATGGACACCAGATGGCAAGGGCTTCGTAAACGCAGTCAAGTTCTTCAAGGCTTTGATTGCTCAAGAAGCAGAACTAGCGTTGGCACCAAAGCCAACTCCAGAAGATGCTCCAACTAACGATGAGCCAGAGCACACTGAAGAGTTTGCTAACAAGGTTCAGGCTAAGTACGAAGCGAGCAAGGCTCAGGCTAAGGTGGAGCCTGTAGCGCAACACGCAACACCTGCCACTCCTCCTGTCCCAGCAAAGCCAGCAGTAGCGGTTCCAGCAACTAAGCCAGCATTGAAGGGTGAACTCAAGAAGGGTTCTAAGGGCGCGACTGTTGCCTATCTTCAGAAGGCTCTCGGTCTAGAAGTTACTGGCGTTTTTGACCAAGCACTTCACGTTGCCGTTATCGGTCTCCAAAAGAAGCACGCTGACATCACCCTAGACGATGGCATTGTTGGTCCACTTACTTGGAGCAAGATTAAATAATGGCTGACAATCTGGTTCCTGAAGAAAAAGAATTAGCCGAAGCGCTAATTACTATTGCCGACAAGTACGGCAAGTTTAACGAAGACCAGACAGGCATCTGGGCTGACTATCACGAACCAGAAGATAACCCCTACGCCGAGATGGGCGTCAAGTGTGGCAACTGTGTCCTATACCGCGGAGGTCAAGAGTGCGCGATTATTGCTTATGCTGTTCACCCAGACGGCTATTGCCGTTTTGCAGTTCTACCAGAAGGGGCTGTTGACCCAAGCAAGTCGCCAGAAGGAAAAAGCGCTGGAGAGCACAAAATTCTAGTAACCGTTGACTCAAAGCAAGACCCACTTATGCCTAAGCCAATAGCAATTAATCCTGAAGACATGGAGTTTTCTAACAAGGGTCCCTGCTGGGATGGCTACAAGCAAGTTGGTATGAAAAAGAAAGATGGAAAGATGGTCCCCAACTGCGTACCAGATAACGAAGCGTCTGTAACTGCCACCGCTGGCTCTAAGCCAGCACCTAAGAAAGACCAAATCAAAGGCTCAGATAAGAACAAAAAAGGCTCTGCTTCGGATGGCAAGGGTGTAACTTTTACCGCAGCCATCACTAAGTCTCTAGAGAAGAAAGTTGCCGAACACAACGAGAAAGCAAAGAATGGTCGCAAGGTCACTCTAGCAAAACTCAAGGCTGTCTACCGTCGCGGCGCAGGCGCGTTCTCAACTTCTCACCGTCCAGACCAGAACCGTAACTCGTGGGCAATGGCTCGAGTCAACGCTTTCCTAAAGTTGGTTCGCTCAGGCAAACCTAACAACTCTAAGTACGTTCAGGACAATGACTTGCTACCTAAGATGCACCCAAGACACTCAGAGGCATCTACTATGTCTCCCTTACTGGCGTCGATGGTTTTTGCTTTGGATGACAACTCTTGTCCACCAGCAACTCAGGACATCGTTCTCAATATCGAGAACAGACAGAACGCTATCGACAATGTTGGTTACGGGCCACTAAACCCAGACGAACCAAACACAGAGTTTTGGCAAGAGAAGGCTGACCGCTGGGACACCACTCCAGTCGAGGCAAGCAAGAGCATCTGCGGAAACTGCGTGTTCTTTGTTCGCACTCCAGAAATGCTCGACTGCATCTCTAAGGGAATCGAGCAGGGAGCCTCGGGCGAGAAGAACGCTTGGGATGCTATTGACCAAGCAGAGTTGGGCTTTTGTGAGGCCCTTGACTTCAAGTGCGCTGCCTCAAGAACTTGTAATGCTTGGGCTGCTGGCGGACCAATCGTCTAATCGATTTCTTTCACTCGATACTGAGCCACGTTCACCATAATCATTCTGTCGTTGTCTTGTCTAACAACAATCTTGACTGGAACTTTAGCCTGCTCGATATAAGTAACTTCACCCTCAACGCGTGGCTGACTTGATGGAAAATACGGGGAATGTAAAGTGACGTGCTTGCCTAGCAAGCCCATATTGATGTCTTGAGAATCGAAAGCGTCACCCATACGTCTATTATAAATTATCTCCAGAAACCGATAAAAGAAAAGCCCCCACTTTCGTGGAGGCTTTTCCGTTACCCAATTGATTGAAAGGAGATGAATAACTATGTACAACAACACAAACACAATCTCAGGCAACTCGAGAGACCTTTGACTGCTTGTCTAGATTATCACGATTGATAAAAATTGCAAACTATTTTGAAGTTTTTGCCAATAAAAATTCTATTAATTTTGGATTATCTTGCATCACCATTAGTAGTGGCTCTTCCCAAATCCCAATGAAATAATGTTCCCAAATGTCGAACTCGTCGGTCTTCTTAGGCTTGACGCTGGTATCAAATACATAAACGCAAGCGTGCATAATTTCGTGAAGTAACGTCTGGCGCTTTTTACTGTCCGACAATCCTTTGTCGATTACTATAAGAGTTTTTGCTTCAAGGGTGTAGCCCAAAGTGGAATCATTTAGCATCCCGTCTTCTTCTTTTAGTCTTTCAACTATGTCAAAGACGTGGGTGCCAATTTTCACACTTTTAGGGCAGTTCACGGCAGAGCACTCCAACTTTGTCCCAGAGACTTTCTAGGTCTTTATCATTATAGATTCTCTGGTCAAAGTTGTATCCGTTCAAGGCGTGCTCAGATGCGTGGTCATTGGCTGGTCCGTATCCCTCCCGCTCTACACGCCAGATTTGACCGCCTAGTTTCCTAATCGCATCAGCCTCGTTCGGGTATCGGACGTCGGAGAAAACGACTTTAGAACCGTCTGGAACGTGTTTTATTGCATAGTCAACCCAGAAGTCGTCCCCGAACATCTCCCTTCCAACCTCGGTTCCGAATCGTTGTAGTAGGGGTCGAATTTCGGTGCTGGCGCTTTTTAGGTAATCCCAGTCGAGGTGCCCAAGGGACGAACTTAGCGCAACGCGGGTTTCGTGTACGTCGATTACAGGGTTCAGAATAATTAGAGCATCTTTTATGGCTTGGGCAAAAGATGCTTTTCCATAGCCGTTATTCTCTATCAAGTATTCGGCAACCGAATCTTTGCCAGACCTAGCCCACCCGCTTATGCCTAACGCTCTGACGCGAGGAACTAGTTTGTCATTTTCTAATACATAAACTGGAACACCAATCGCGGTGGCAACTTGGACCTCCAGAGAAGCGCCCTTTGATTTTTGCCAGTTAGGTAGAACACAAATAGCATCACACTCAAGTAAGTGTGGCAAGTCGCGTTTCATATACCAGTTCCAACTATTGTTTGGTCTCTCTGGCTCACCCGCGGACTCTAGTGCTAACTCTAAAGTTGGTCCGTCATTGTGCGCTGGATTAACGACTCGATAGCCAAGTTTAAGTAACGACTCTTCTAACTTAAAGAAAGCAGGAAAGTTCCACTGGTCGTAGCCAGTCATTGGTCCAGCGATGTAAATCTTCAATTGTTTTCCTATTCGATAGAGCAGTCAATACAAACGTGCCAAAGAATGGTTTTGTTTGCTTGATTGTCTTTTGGAGTTCTAACGCTTAGATAGAAGTTGCCGAGGGTAGCAGCCTTAGTTTCTATTTCTAATGACTTCTCGCAGACGCCACAAGTAAAGACTTCTTTAGTGACCATTGGTACAAATGACTCGACCTTGTAGGCGACACCGTTCCAATTAGCCAATCTTTCTTCAGCCATACTGACCATCATCGCCTCGCTATGTCCTTCTAGCCAAGCGTCCAATTCATCGTCAGTAGCGATTCTTACTTCAATGTGAGCAATGTCATATCCCATTTCGTCACGCCCTAAGATTTCTTCTTTAGAGTTTGCCCATTCCCATTCGACGAAGCGGTCGCCGTCGGTGTCGATTATCTCTAAGTGAAATAGTTTTCTGTTGTCACTTACAAAATCTCCCATTAGTCTTCGCTCTCCACCTCAGGTAAAGGAATTACATTGTTTAGTAGATACTCGGAATTGAAGTGGTCTCTGAATACTCCGTTAGTTACTTCGGTCCTGTGCGCCTTTATCCAAGTTGCGATACGTTCTCGTTCTTGAATGATGCCTTCTTGAATGAATAGTTTTACTATCAGTTTCGTGGCTTCATCTATGTCTACAGACATTCGATGCGTAGCATCTTTGATTTCAGGGTTAGGGTCGTCGACTATCTCACTCAATTGAGACTACTTAGATACAAGGCGACGCTTGATTGCGTCGAAAATCTTAGGGCGCTTCTTGCTCGCTTTACCGTTCTTACGGTCCGAGTTGTCGCCTGTCTTCTTCTGCGGAGCGCCTCCACCTTTACTCTTTGCCACTTTCTACCTTTCTGTATACGGACAAGTATTGCTTACAAACTTCTTTTTCGCAGTTTTCTTCATCACAAAGCGCTGGTCGCATAAGGTCCAGTATTCTGTGGCGCTCGTCTATTACACCTAATTCATAACCGAACGTCGACGAACTATCAATTGCTTCAGCCAAAGCGTTCTGTACATCTTCTCTGGCTTTCACCGCCTGCCGAACTGCTTTACCAATTTTGTCTACAACCACTTCATCGCGCTCATCAAAAGCAACGGCCTCAATTTTTGCGTCACGCAAAGTAAAGTCAATATCTGGAATCACTACTCTTCACCAACTCCAGTTGACCCAAATCCACCTTCGCCTCGTTCGGTTTCGTCTTCCATAGGGATGTCGACGCCACCGTATTCGAATTGAACGCCGATGTATCTTTGGAAAACAATTTGCGCGATGCGGTCCCCCTGCTCAACTACATAATCTTCTGTAGAAGAGTTGTAAAGAATTACGCCAATTTCTCCGCGATAATCCGAGTCGATAGTTCCAGGCGCGTTTAGCACGGTGATTCCGTTTCTCAGTGCTAGTCCAGAGCGAGGATGAATTAGCCCAACCACACCTTTTGGCATAACTAGTTTCAGACCAGTCTTTACTAACTTACGTTCGCCTGCTCGAATCATCACGCTCTCTGAAGCCTTTACGTCTGCGCCAGCAGATTCACTAGTGCCATAGGCTGGCATACGATTTTGGTCGTCAGCGTAGTAACTAACTATCATCATTTTTCTTTTCTTTCTCTGATTGCGTGTTCGAGTCTACCTTGAATGATTGGCAGATACTCGTCTGTCATCTCAATTCCAATGAATCTGCGACCCTCAAGAATCGTGGCCTTGCCAGTAGAGCCAGACCCAGCAAACGGGTCTAGAACAATCGCCCCTTCAGGTGCGACCATCTTTACTAATTGTCTCATTAGGGACGTCGGCTTCACGGTCGGGTGGAAGTTCTTTTGCGGAGCCGTAGTGAACTTGTCTTCCACCGAACCCGGCGCATTGCCAGCACTTGCCCCAGACTTTCCGTTGAAGACTTTACCCTTTTCAGCAAACCCATCTAGACCTTCGTTGCGGTCTTTCTTGTTTGCCTTGGCAACATAGAAAAAGCGACTAACGTCTCCAAGTTCTTTTACGGGGCATCCTTCTACACACTCATAAATAGGGACGTCGACAGTTTGCGATTCGCTTTCGTAGTCTGGGCGCTCTTTCTGCCCAAAGCCCGTCCACTCTTCAGTTCTGTTTATTACGTAAGAGTCTTGAGCAACTCCTACTTGAACACACTCTTCGTCGTGGCTAAACATTACGTTTGATGGAAAGCGACCTTTACCTGACCAAGCCCAATCTCCAGAGCCGTCTCCGCCAGAGAAAGTCTCTTGCGTGCCGAATGTCGCGGTGCGATGTCCAGCGACTGGCTCATCGCCTTCTGCTACACCGATGCGAATACCGTCGATGTTGATTCCACCAGTACCCCACTCCAACACGTTCTTTGCTACGGTTTTTTCGCTTAGAGGCTTTCGCGCCATGACAATTGGCTCAGATGCTGGCTTTAGAGCAGTGCCCCAACCAGCCCAATTGCTGGCTTCAGACGCGTCTATCTTTTCTATTGCCTTCTGGACGTCGAGCGATTTAGGAAAGCCTTGCGAATAAATCCAAGTAAGCGAGTCACGAATCTCAAACCCAGCCATACGAACTGAAAGACCCATAAGGTCCACGGTTCGAGTTCCCGCAAAAACTAGAATGTATCCACCCGGCTTTAGCACTCTAAAGCACTCGTCCCATACAGCAGGCGGTGGAACGAAAGCGTCCCACTGCTTTCCCATAAAGCCCTTACCAGCAGGAATGTGCGAGCGGTCACCATCCATCCACATCTTCAAAGCGTCAAGGATGTAGGCAGGGTCGGAGTCACCAAGACCATAAGGAGGGTCGGTGACGATGGCATCTACGTAATTGTCGGGGATGTTTTTTAGTTCATCTAGACAGTTGCCGTGATACACAACCGCCTGCTCCGTCTTCATGTATTTGCTCATTGCTTTATTCTATAGTCCCCGCGGCAAGAATCGAACTTGCGACTTAGACATTAGAAGGGTCTCACTCTATCCACTGAGTTACGCGGGGTTTTACTAATCGTGAAATGCGATTACTTCAGAGATGTTTCCTTTTCTAGCAAAGAAAGAAACAAGAGTGCTTCTAACTCCGCTAGTGACTTTGGCAACCCTGTGCGGGTGGTGAACGTCTCCAATAAAAAACACTAAGTCACCTTTGACTGGAACGTAGGTAAGTCCTTGCTTAGGGAAAATCAGTTCTCCACCTTCAAAGTCTTCGCCACCACCAGAGGTTAGGTATAGTAAAGCGGACCACTCAGTCTCTTCTGGAGTTCCATCATCGCTAAGCGGGGTGCCATCAAGTTTGGTGCTATCGGAGTGAAGTTGGTTGAATCCACCCTCCAGCAGTTGCTGGTAAAGAAAATTCACGGTATCCATCTCTTGACCGAACTCTTCTTCTAATACTGACTTAGTTCTAAGAAGAACGTCTCCAATGTCTTTGACAGTTTCAGAATGTTCGCCAGACTGATAACCATTCAAGACAGGATGCTCATACCCAATCTTTGAAGCAATCTTTGAGTTCTGGTAGCCCAAGCAAACCCTCAGGCTATCCATATGAGGAGCAGGTTTAGCCAGAGAGTCCAAGAAAGACTCTATTCTTGCTATCTCTTCATCAGAAATGAAGTTGCTTATGATTTTTGGATACTCACTCATTTTTACTTTCATCCTTCACGAATTGATATTAAAACTAGCGGGACCTTTCTAGGTCTCTTCTTTCTTTGTAGCATTTAGGGCAATAACTTCCGCGAAATCTTATGCGATGTTTACGACAGGGGTAACCAATTCTTTTAGCCACTACTGCTCACCCTCACAGTTGATAATTGCTTCCTGCTCTGTGGAGTATTTGTCCCAACAGTTATCAGGCATCTTGCCTACGCCTAAGGCAAAGAACCCATAAGCCAAAGAGCCAAGCATTGAGACTACGATTGCTGAAATTACTAAAAGTTCTTTCCCGCTAACTTTTATCAACTCTTAGTCCTTCTTTCGATTTGTCTTTTGCCAAACCCGTTCGTGTAGGTAGTAAATCACCGTCTCAGAGATTACGTGGACAGATACGATTCCAGCCACAATGTCTAGCCTACCAGTAAACAGAAAAACGGTCACTGTCAACATAAAGATGTGAACTACGTGCCAACTTAGGCTTTTGTAGATTGCTAGTTTGTTTCCAGTCATTTCTTCCTTTCTTATGGACGTCGACTATTTTGTTTTTGAATTTGGCATTATGTCCACAAGTAGGTGAACTCTGTCAGTGTCAGAATCGTTTATTACATAGTGGACGCGAGAGTTGTTTATCTCCCAGCAGACGCCTTCGGTCATAGAGATTTCTTCGTCGCCCACACCAAACTTGGTCTCGTCAGAAGTAATAATTGCTATGTGATGTCTTCTAGCCGAGTCTAAATACTCACCGCCATCTCGGTGGCTGGCTATAGAACGCCCAGCCTTCAACTTGATAAGTAACACATTCCCGCGCTGACCGTCGTGGAGTCCCTCTAATTCACTAATTATCGGCTCTACCAAGTCTTCTAACTCAGGGTCAATGTCGTGTTTAGTTACTATAAAAGGCTCACCAGACTCCCAAGTAAGGTCAGTCTGATAGAGAAAGTAGGACTCGGTGTCTTGATGAACAGCATAAGTTTCTTGACGCGAAGTATCGATTAGCCATTCGTCTTTGAACTTACCCACCAGTTCTTTTATACCATCTACCTCAAAAAAGCCAGACTTTTTAAAGTTGAATGGCTCGTGTTCTTTCTGCGACATACACTTATCTTACCTTCTGGACGTCGACGTTGTAAGATGGCTCTATGTTTATAGTTCAAATGACAAAAGATGAAATCCGCCGTTGCGCTAACATGGCGACTGAACTTTGGCTAGAGAAGTTTGGTAGCGAAGACCGCCCCAACTATGCCGAAGGCAAGAAGAACGGCTCTTTACAGCACGACCTAATCTCAAACACTAGAACCATCATTGCAGAGATGGCTGTCGCCAAAGCGACAAACACCTCCCTTAATTACCCCGTCTACTCCAACTACCTGCACCGATACAGAAAGCACCTTCCTGACGTCGGTGGCAACATGGAGGTTCGCACCGTTCGCACCCGTGGAGAAGTTCCCATCTGGAAAAAGGACGCTGGTAAGGCAGTCGTGGGCTGTTATGTCCCAGACGAGGATTTCTTCTCCGAGGTGGAGATTTATGGCTGGGTTATGGCAGACGATGTGATTGGGAAGTCAGAATACGAGGACGCCTACATCGGAGGTTGGAGATTCCCACTTACGTCAATGACTCCGTTTCCAGAGCCTACCCACCTAAATAAGTCTAACCCTTGGGCTTAGCCTCAGCCAAGTCTTGAATTAGGTCTAGTCGGAATCCTGACCAAGTGCCGATGGCGCTAGTTACTATAGGAGCGCTCATAAGACCTTCTGCCTTGAACTTCTCAGTCAGTTCAGGCTCTTCTCGCAAGTCGACTTCTCTGAAGTCAATGTCGAGTTTGGTCATCATTTTCTTGGTTTGGTTGCACTGAACGCACGCTGGTCCAATGTGGTAAACAATAGTTTCCACCGAGTCATCTCCTAGTTATTTTTATCAAGTCTACCACTAGCAGAAACGTGCTACAGAACCAAAGTTGTATAATAATGTATCACTTTTGGACAGAACTTCTCTTATAAACCTAAACCTAAGTTTATAAAAAGGAATCTACTGCTCGTCTTGATTGGCTTGTTTCTCAGCCTTCTTGCGCTCTTTGAGAGCCTTGACCAAGTTGGCGTCAGTCTTGTTCTTAGAATGGACTGTCTTGACTTTGTCTAGATAGAAACTACGCATAGACTCCATACCCTTAGGTCCACCCCAAACCGTGAGCCACTCTTTGCCATTGTCAGTCTTTGTGTAATTGACAAACACAAAGCGACCGCGCTCGCCAGAGATTTTGAGTTCGGTCCCCTTAGTCACATTTCGACCATTGATTTGCATCTCGGTAATGTACTCCCAGTTAGCATTTGGTCTAGCCACCACTGGTTCTGTTGCTTTCTTTTTTCTTCCCATAATCCCCACTATACACTACACCACTGACATTTTGTCAATGCCTTACTTGAGCGTGTAGCAGGAATCGAACCTGCGCTACCAGTTTGGAAAACTGGAGTTCTGCCATTGAACTACACACGCGGGTACCACTCCCCATTAATGAGAGGAGTGGTGGTGAGTAGGTGGATTGCCTTTTACCACCAGTGCCTAGTCAATACGGTTCATCAGTACCGCTTTTGAGCACACCCGCCCTTTGCCCGCTAAGGCGACCCGCTAAGGTCAGACGTTGCCTTATCCTCCCCATTTGACTTTGAGGATTATTCAGCCATACTCCAGGTTCTCCGTCGACAACCTGTTGGAAGAAACTATAACACAAACAAATTCAGTTTCCAGACAAAATGGTAAAATTTGCTATGGCTTATTTTTACGGAAACACCAAAATTCTTATAGAAGAAGATTTCATCACAGAAGAGCAGGCTGACTACCTAATCTCCACCGCCGAGTTTCAGGCTAGAGCCAAGTGGACCGACGGACAAGTGCCAAAAGAAAAAGACGACCACTCTAATTTTTGGGAAGGCAAAAGCCTTTTTGTAACAGAAATGCCAGATTTAGACCGAAACGTTCTAAGAGAGATAGAAATAAAAGCCAGACTATTATACGAAAAGACATACCCCGAACTAAAGGGGCAGGTTTCTTACTCCTACATTAACTGTATAAATAGATTCAAATCTGGAGACTCAATGCCAGTGCATAGTGACAGAGGTCCACACGAAGGAAATAGTGACATCCTTCACGGCTTCGTTATTTATTTGAATGACGACTATACGGGAGGGGAGATTTACTATCCTCAAAAAGCCCTATCTATGAAGCCTAAGAAGCACAGCATTGTGATTCACCCAGGTAGCGAGGAATACCAGCACGGGGTCAAAGAAGTAATTTCAGGTGAAAGATACGCGCTTACAATGTTTACTCACTCAGATAAAAGCAAGTACCCTAACTAAAAGCCAGTCACTAGTTCTCTGACAGCGGACGCAATTAATTTGCGATTTTATAAACGTTCTGTCTATAATCAGGTATAAAGGTTTCGACCTAAAGACAAATGACTTGAAAGGACATAATGTCAGAACAATTAGTAGAGCACTACGCTCCACTCCTAAAGGAACTATTGCCATTGGCTCGCAAGGCTTACGGCTCACGCAACACCAAATCGCCTCAGCACGACGCTAGCCGTGAATACACTCGCCTACTAGTTGAGTATTACTCAAAGGGTGGAAGTCTTATCGCCATCTCTAACGCTGTAGGAGTCACATACGCTGGTGTACGCAGACGCGTCACCACTGTAGGCATTGCTCCAGCAACCAAGAGGATTCGTAGCAAGGCAACTCCAGAGCAACTAGCGGAAGCAATAGAGCGCATCAAGATTGCCAAGGACAAGAGCGTGGAGGAGTATCACGAAGCACTTCGCCACGAGTACGAGGACAACGGAATCTCGCTAACCAAGATTGCCAAAGGCTTGGGGCTAAGTTCTTCTAACCCCCTTTACTATGGAGTTGCTAGAACCAAACTCAAGAAGTAGGTTAAACAAGAAAACCCCCTCGAAAGAGGGGGTTTCTTATTTAATGACTAGCGAGTTCCCTTGTTCTTAGCAACTTCAGCCTCAGCAGACGATGCGAACGCAACGTTGATTTCGTCTTCGCTCAGGTTTCCGTCTACAACATAGGCACGGGCTAGAGATTCAGCAACTTCCATGACACCGACAAAAGCGGCGATAAGGGCTGACTGCCAAAGTTCTACGCCACCGAGACTACCAGCAGCAAGAACCGCGCTGACCTTGAGGATTACAAGCGCAATCGTACGCTTGAAGATTGTTTTTACGATTTCCATGTTTTCTCCCTAAGAGTGAGTTATTAAAGCCTCTCTCCCAAGGGCATTACATCTATTTTACCTCTTTTATGGATTGCCTATTTTAGAAGTTTACCAGCACGCTTCATTCGTTTCACTAGCAGGTTGCGTTCATTGGCATTTGTCCCGCCCCAAATACCTTCTGCCTGTAACTTGATAGCCAATGCCAAGCACTCTATTTTGTAAGGACAAGCATTACAAAGCGCTTTTGCGCCAGATTCGTCATAATAAGAAGAACTTATCAAATTTCCACGAGAGTCGTAGTTTTCTTGAGGGAAGAAAGCCTCTGGGTCAGTTTCAGCGCACATTGGCGGACCATACTTGCTAAATTTTTCTATTTCTTCGTCGGACAGAAAAACGCCTAGAGACAAGTTTTACTCTTTCCAGTTATCCACGGTTCGAACTAAACCCGCTACCTTTGAAGATAATTGGTGGAGCCGAAACTATTTGATTGAGTTTACCATCGCAACCATTAGCAGCGCAAGTTGTCTGCTGTTGGTCCGCGTGGATACTTCTTACCTCGGTGTATTTGTGTTCTTTATTCTTGTCGCAAACATAATCGTAAGTAGGCATTAGAAGTCCCAGTCGCTGTCTTCAGTTGATTCGTGCTTGCCCATAACGTAAGAAGAACCAGAGCCAGAGAAGAAGTCGTGGTTTTCATCAGCGTTCGGGGACAAGGCAGCAAGGATGGCTGGGTTTACGTTTGTTTCTTCCTTAGGAAATAGCGGGTCGAAACCAAGGTTCATCAAAGCCTTGTTTGCGTTGTAGTGAAGGAACTTCTTCACGTCCTCAGCCAGACCGATGTCGTCATACAAGTCGTGAGTGTATTTACACTCGTTCTCGTAGAGTTCCAGTAGCAGGTCGTATGTGTATTCCTTGAGTTTTTCGCGCTCTACTTCTGGCAGTTCGTTGTAAGCCAACTGGAACTTGTAGCCAATGTAATAACCGTGAACAGCCTCATCGCGGATGATTAGGCGGATTAGGTCAGCGGTGTTGGTCAAGCGACCGCGCGACGACAAATACATAGGCCAGTAGAAGCCAGAGTAAAACAAGAAAGACTCCAGCAGAGTAGAAGCAGCCTTACGCTTTAGTGGGTCGTCACCGTGGTAGTAACCAAGAACAATCTCAGCCTTCTTCTGAAGGTAAGGATTTTCCTCCGACCAGCGGAACGCGTCTTCAATCTCCTGAGTAGAACTTAGGGTGCTGAATACAGAAGAGTAAGATTTAGCGTGTACCGACTCCATAAAAGAAATGTTGGTCAATACAGCCTCTTCGTGCTGAGTTCTAGCGTCTGGAATAAGGGTCACAGCACCAACGGTCCCTTGGATAGTGTCGAGCATAGTTAGACCAGTAAACACCCTCATGCTTAGCAATCTTTCAGTATCGGTCAGGTTTCCCCAAGACTGAACGTCATTAGATAGGGCAACCTTCTCGGGCAACCAGAAGTTAGCGGTAAGGCGATTCCAAACAATGAGGTCTATTTCGTCCTCAATTTTGTTCCAGTTGATTGGCCTAGTTATTCCAGTCATTTTATTCCTTTCTAATTTTTAGAGCATGCAGGAGACACAGCCTTCGACGTCAGTGCCGTCGAGAGCCATCTGGCGAATGCGAATGTAGTAAATGGTCTTGATGCCCTTTTTCCATGCGTAAATCTGTGCACGGTTGACATCGCGAGTGGTTGCGGTGTCCTTGAAGAAGAGGGTTAGCGATAGACCTTGGTCAACGTGCTGGGTTGCCTCAGCGTAAGTGTCGATAATTGCTTCTGGACCAATTTCATAAGCATCTTTGAAATATTCTCGGTTGTCGTTGGTCAGATAAGGCGCTGGGTAGTAGACGCGACCCAACTTACCTTCCTTGCGAATCTCAATCTGAGAAGCAATCGGGTGGATGCTAGAGGTCGAGTTATTGATGTAAGAAATCGAACCAGTCGGTGGCACAGCCTGAAGGTTCTGGTTGTAGATGCCGTGCTTGGCAACTTTGGTAGCCAACTTTTTCCAGTCCTCTTGGTTAGGGATTTCGATTCCAGCGTCAGCAAACAACTTTTCTACACGCTTGGTCTTAGGCTTCCACTCGTTCTCAATGTACTTAGTGAAGAACTCGCCGCTGGCATACTTCGAGTTTTCAAAGTTGTGGAACTTAGAGTCTCGCTCAATCGCCAACTTGTTTGATGCTTTTACAGCGTGGAACAGCACGGTGTAGAAGTAGATGTTGGTAAAGTCCAACGCCTCTTCCGAGCCATAGTGAATTTTTTCACGACCAAAGTATCCGTGGAGGTTCATTTGACCTAGTCCAATAGCGCGGGAACGCTTGTTTCCTTCGGCAATAGACATAACTGAGTCAATGTAACTCAGGTCTGAAACTGAAGTCAGGGCACGAATAGAGGTTTCAACAGTTTTTAGAATGTCTCCACCGTCCATCACCTTAGCGATGTTCATCGAACCCAAGTTACAAGAGATGTCATTACCAATTTCCTTGTAAGACAGGTCGTTGTTATAGGTGGTTGGAGTGTTGACCTGAAGAATTTCAGAGCAGAGGTTTGACATATTGATACGACCCTCGACAGGGTTTGCCTTGTTCACGGTGTCCTCATACATGATGTATGGGTAGCCAGACTCAAACTGAAGTTCCGCAATACGCTCAAACAAAACACGAGCCTTAATCTTGCTCTTCTTGATACGAGGGTCATCTACCATTTCTTGATACTTATCAGTAACCGAGATGTCGCCGAACGGAACGCCATATACACGCTCTACGTCATAAGGAGAGAAGAGGTACATATCTTCGTTCGTTTTAGCCAATTCGACAGTGATGTCTGGAATAACCACACCGATGGAAAGAGTCTTGATACGAATCTTCTCGTCAGCGTTCTCACGCTTGGTGTCCAAGAACTTCAAGATGTCTGGGTGGTGGGCGTTTAGGTAGACCGCTCCTGCACCCTGACGGGCACCCAACTGGTTGGCGTATGAGAAAGCATCTTCTAGCATTTTCATTACAGGAATTACACCAGATGACTGACCCTCAATTTTCTTAATTGGTGCTCCGTGCTCGCGCAAGTTGCTTAGGCTCAATGCCACTCCGCCACCACGCTTTGAAAGTTGTAGAGCAGAGTTGACTGCACGAGCAATCGACTCCATGTTGTCTTCGATGCGAAGTAGGAAGCAGGAGACGAACTCGCCGCGCTGCTTCTTACCAGCGTTTAAGAAAGTTGGAGTAGCAGGCTGAAAACGTCCAGTAATAATTTCGTCAATTAGCGCAAGAACTTGCTTCTTGTCTCCAGCAGCCAAGGTTAGGGAGTTCATTACGATTCGGTCTTCAAAGCGCTCTAAGTAACGCGAGCCATCAAAAGTCTTTAGGGCGTAAGAGGTGTAAAACTTGTAGGCACCTAGGAAAGCATCAAAGCGGAACTTGTAAGCGTAGGCGTGCTTGAAGGCTTCTTTTACGAACTCAGGGTCATACTGGTCTAGAACTTCCTTCTCGTAGTACTCGTTCTCAACTAAGTAGTGGAGTTTTTCCTCAATCGAGTGGAAGAAGACGGTGTTCTGGTTTACGTGGTCTAGGAAGTAAGCGCGTGCTGCCTCTTTGTCCTTACCAAATTGAATCTTGCCTTCATCATCGTAAAGGTTGAGCATCGCGTTTAGTTCGTGGTAACTGTAATCTGTCACAGCAACTCCATTCTTTTATTTACTTCCATAACGTCGTCTAAAGTTCCAGTAATTTCAACTTTGTATATCACTGGCACACCTGTTTTTTGAGCAACAACTTCTGCTCCTCGGCAATAGTGCTCACCAAAATTGGTGTTTCCCATACCGACTACTGCTTTTATGTTCTGCCTATTATCCAAGATGTTTAGAAATTTAACAACTTGCTTTGGCACAACGTGTGAATCATTGCCTCCACCATAAGTAGGGACAAACAAAACATAAGGTTTATTAACAATCAGAGGCTCGGACTCCTCCCATTTGATAGGGATGCGAATCGGCGCGTCAGTTAATTTTTCGACAAATTTTTTAGTATTGCCAGAGTGGTTAGAGAAATAAACTATCTCCACTGACGACTCCCAAATTGACCGTAAATAAATAAAAATCCAAACCAAATAGCGACCAAATTTGGGGGCACTAAAGCGCCCGAAAAGCGGGCTATCTGGTATTGGATGTTGAATAAGTATAGCAAAAATTATTCGCCCGATAAAAACAGGGCATCCATAATTTCACGACATTCAGGGCAAACGGGATATTTTTTCGGGTCCCTATGAGGCACAAAAATCTTGCCACATAAAGCCTCTATAGGATTTCCCATAACGTAAGACTCGGTGACTTTAGCAGCCTCCGCATAGTGAGCAAAGTGATTCTCTTCGTTATCAGTAGATTTAGTTGCTGGTGCTTCTAATAGTTCTGTACTCATACGTCTCTCAACATTTCCATCACTTTGTCCAAATTAATGCTGGCTAGATAAGAAGCCGCATCATTTTTACCAAACGATACCACCACTTGATTATCTAAGACAACAAGCCCAGCAGCAAATTCGATTCCACCACTTATAAACTGAAAAGGCTTGGATAGTTGGATAAGTTTTCCGTAGTAGTCGTATCGAGCAAACCTATGTTCGTAGTTTCTTAGTTCTGCCCCCACCACCCCGAATCTTCTGGAACAAAAATATTCAATCTTTTTTATATAAGTTTTGTGTCCTATTGCCAAATATGTAGAATCCCCTAGGTCCCACAGGTTAGAGCCTCCTCTAAAATTTTTTATTTCATCATTTAGGTCTCTGATAGTTATTAGTTCTCTGTCTTTCACAATTTGATTAGGTCCGTATACGTAATCAAAGTTTGGGTTTTCTTCATAAGGGGTCATCCAATTTTTTTCTGCTTTTTTATTGTCTTCGTTGACAAATCCGTTTAAGTCTAAAAAGTGAGCAACATCATTTTTTATAATAAATTTCGCCAGTCTTGGAATAGGTATTCCGTAAGGCTCTTTCATAACGGCAGTGAAATGCCAAGCACCGTTTCGCCAAAAAAGTTTTGCGTCCTCAGCGCCTCTGACCACTTTCAAGTCCTCATCTGCAAGCGGTATCGAGTCAAACTTTATTTCCCTTAAATTCTCAATCTCTAAATCAAAATTTAATTCGCAAAAATATACTTTATTTTGTATTTTATTACCAGTAGTGACGCTGTATTCACCTGTTTCAGGGTTTACCACATAGTTACTTGACCTAATTGCCATAACCAGACCGCCCCCATCAGAGTAAGCAATAGACGGGTTGGTTGCTGACCAAGTCTTCACCTCAGGGTCTATCAAACGCCTGACTTTTTTGACAGAACCTCCAAAAGAGGAAAATAAGGGGTAATTAAGCATCTTATAATCATAACTGTGGAGCCAGAAACTCAAGTTGAAGACTATTTAATAAATACTTCGGACCGCTGCGATGCTTGCCAAGCGCAAGCGTACGTCTATGTCCAACTAGAGTCAGGAGAACTGTTTTTCTGTCTACACCACTGGAAGCACAACAGTGAATCCCTTTCACCGTTGGCACTGCAAGTTCTTGATGAGTCGGAAAGATTACTAATCCGATAATAGAGAAAAGCCAAAGACTGGCTTTTAGACTGTCAAGACGCTCAATTTTAGCCGCCCCGCTGAGTTGAGTTCCGCCCTTTTCTAAACACACTTAGTGGCGTTTATTGTAAAATAATAGGGACTACATCCTCTTTCGAAAGAGCAAAATTGAGCCGTTACTCCCCAGCAGGACTATACAACGTTATCGCCGACCAAGGCGCTACTTTGTCGCAGACCGTGACTTGGAAGGATTCGGCTCGAACTGCAATCAATACGACTGGATATACCGCTCGTATGCATGTCCGTGACACAGCAGCCTCAAATACCACCGTCCTAGTTTTGACTACTGAAAATAATAGAATTTCAGTAGATGGAGCGAACGGCATATTTGAACTGACAGTATCGGCATCAGATATGGCTAACGTCGTAGCAGACAAATATGTCTATGACCTAGAAATAATTGCCCCAGTAAGTGGAACAGTCACTCGTCTTTTATACGGAAACTTTGTGGTCCGTGCGGAGGTTACTAGATAATGGCAGACCCAAGAAGTTACCACGTAGAAATTTCCCGTGGCGGTCCACAAGGTGTTCAAGGACCCACTGGACCCACTGGACCAACTGGTTCAACTGGTCCAGCAGGTTCTGCTGCTAACTTCGGTGCTACTGGTGCCACTGGTGCAACGGGACCAACGGGACCAACTGGTCCTACAGGTGCCACTGGTCTCACAGGCGCTGCTTCTACCGTAACTGGCCCTACTGGTGCTACTGGACCTACAGGTCCAACGGGTGCTCAAGGTATTCAGGGTATCCAAGGTATTCAGGGTATTCAGGGAGTAACTGGACCAACGGGTGCTCAGGGTATCCAAGGTGTCCAAGGTGTAACTGGACCAACTGGAGCACAAGGTATTCAGGGCGAGCAAGGTATCCAAGGTGTAACAGGACCAACAGGCGCACAAGGAATTCAAGGAGTTACTGGCCCAACTGGTGCTCAAGGTATTCAGGGCGTTCAAGGTGTAACAGGCCCCACTGGTCCGACAGGTTCAACTGGTGCCGCGTCAACCGTAACTGGTCCGACGGGTGCTCAGGGAATTCAGGGACCTACTGGTCCGACTGGCGCTACGGGCGCTGATTCATTAGTTACAGGTCCAACTGGTGCTCAAGGTGCGCTTGGTCCAACTGGAGCACAAGGTCCAACGGGTGCTCAGGGTATTCAGGGTATACAGGGAAACACTGGACCAACTGGAGCGGTAGGAGCAACTGGTCCGACTGGCGCACAAGGTGTCCAAGGTGTAACTGGACCAACTGGTTCACAAGGCGAACAAGGTATTCAAGGAGCAACTGGTCCAACGGGCGCGACTGGTCTAACAGGCGCAACTGGGCCTACTGGTTCACAAGGTATTCAAGGTCCAACTGGTTCTCAAGGACCGCAAGGCGTACAAGGTATTCAGGGTGAGACAGGTCTAACTGGAGCGACTGGTGCTACTGGTCCAACAGGCGCGACTGGTGCCACTGGTGCCACTGGTCCGACAGGAGCACAAGGAATCCAAGGTGTTACGGGTCCAACTGGAGCCACAGGAAACACTGGTCTGACTGGACCGACAGGTCCAACTGGTGCTCAAGGAACATCAATAAACTTTATTGGCACTGTTGCAACCGTAGGAAACTTGCCAGGCTCGGGCAACTCTGTAAACGATGCTTACATTGTTACAGCAGATGGCGACCTATATGTTTGGAACGGCTCTGCTTGGAATAGCGTTGGACAGATTGTGGGTCCACAGGGTGACACTGGACCAACTGGCCCTACAGGTCCAACTGGTTCAACTGGTGCTGCGAGCACCGTAACTGGACCGACTGGTTCTACAGGACCAACTGGAGCGCAAGGTATCCAAGGCGCAACTGGTCCAACTGGTGCTCAAGGTGCGCTTGGTCCAACTGGAGCACAAGGTCCAACGGGTGCTCAGGGTATTCAGGGTGTAACAGGCGACACTGGTCCTACAGGTTCTCAAGGTCTTCAGGGCGTAACTGGTCCAACAGGTTCTCAAGGTCTTCAGGGCGTAACTGGTCCAACAGGTGCTCAAGGTATTCAGGGTGAAACTGGACTAACTGGAGCAACAGGACCAACTGGTCCTACTGGAGCGCAGGGTATTCAAGGAGTAACGGGTCCTACTGGAGCGCAAGGTCCGACTGGCGCACAAGGAATCCAAGGCGAAACTGGATTAACTGGTGCTACTGGTCCAACAGGCGCGACTGGTGCCACTGGTGCCACGGGACCAACGGGTGCTGGCGTCGCTGCTGGCGGAACCGCTGGTCAGATTCTTGCCAAGGTTGACGGTACCAACTACAACACCACTTGGGCAGACCCTAAGGCTTACTCAACTACTTACTTAGTAAGAAACAACACTGCTTCTACTATCTCTAAGGGAACTTTAGTTTCTGCTGTAGGAGCAGAGCCTAGCGGTCGAATTGACGTAACCCCATTTGAAGTTACAGGACTACAAGATTCTGAACTTCGTGTAATGGGAATGGCAACTTCAGACATCGGCACAGGTGTCAACGGAGAAGTAATCAGTTTTGGCACTCTTACTGGTCTAGACACCAGAGGAAACGTCGAAAGCGCAATTGCTGTTGGTGATGAAACTTGGGCAGCAGGAGACATGCTCTACGCTCACCCAACTGTAGACGGAAAACTTACTAACGTCAGACCACAGCACGATTTTGCCGTAGCCTTCATTACGGTTCGCCACGCCTCCTCAGGTCAGATTGCTGTCCGAATTGTCCCTGGAAACTTCCACCTTGAGTGGCTACACGATGTATCAATCAACGCTTCTAGCCTCATTGCTCAGCACGTCTTGCTTTACAACGCAAACCTAGGCCTTTGGGTAAACAGCAACGCCATCAACATAATCAATTCTGAACTTTCCACCATAAACGGAGTTTTGTCTTCTAAAGCAGACTTGGCTAGCCCTACTTTCACTGGAAACGTAGTATTACCACCAACTGTCACTATTGGTGACGTCTCGGGCACCGAGATTGGTTACCTAAATAACGTAACCACATCAATTCAGACTCAACTGGATAGCAAACTTTCTTCTAGCACCGCTTCCGATACTTATGCTGTCAAGAACAATACAGTTTTGACTGGCAACGTAACCATCTCGGCAAACACCTCAATTGGTAACGTGACGGCATCCGAGATATTAGTTCTAGATGGACTAACCGCATCAACCGCAGAACTAAACATTCTCGACGGAGTTACCGCCTCTGCCTCAGAACTAAACATTCTCGACGGAGTTACCGCATCAACCGCAGAACTAAACATTCTCGACGGAGTTACCGCATCAACCGCAGAACTAAACGTTCTTGATGGCATTACTGCTGATGTGAATGAACTGAACATTCTTGACGGCGTTACCGCATCGGCATCTGAAATCAACATCCTAGACGGAGCAACTTTAAGCACTACCGAGTTGAACTACGTTGATGGCGTTACTTCGGCTATCCAAACTCAGATTGATAGCAAGCAAGCAACTATTACTGGCGGTGCGACGAGCATCACAACTAGCAACCTAACTGCCAACGTAGTTGTAGTGTCGGATGCCTCTGGAAAGGTAGCGGTATCTTCAGTAACTGCAACCGAACTGGGATACCTCGGCGGAGCAACGTCTAACGTCCAAGCGCAGATTAACACTAAGGCTCCAACAGCCAATGCCACTCTTACTGGAACCGTTGTTCTACCAGCCACCACCTCGATTGGTGGCGTATCTGATGTCGAGATTGGTTACCTAAACAACGTTTCGTCTGCTATTCAGACTCAGATTGACAGCAAGCAAGCCACTATCACAGGTGCTGCCACAACCATCGATAGCGAAGACCTGACCGCGAACCTAGTTCTAGTGTCAGACGCTAACGGTAAGGTTGCAGTTTCTGGTGTATCGGCAGTCGAACTTGGTTACTTGGATGGCGCGACTAGCAATGTTCAAGCACAGATTGATACCAAAGCACCGACAGCAAACGCAACTTTGACTGGAACCGTAGTCCTTCCAGCAACTACATCTATCGGTGACGTATCGAACACCGAGATTAGTTACTTAAATAACGTCTCGTCTGCTATTCAGACTCAGTTGGACTCCAAGGCTAATCTGGCTGGAGCGGTCTTTACTGGAAGTGTAAATGTCACTAACAACACCGCTTCGAGTTCTACTACCACTGGAGCACTAGTAGTCGCTGGTGGCGCTGGAATTGGTGAAGACCTTTACATCGCTGGAAACTTGTCTCTAGCAGGTAACCTGATTTTGACTGGCAACACCGCGGTTGTGAACGTTGTCGACCTAGTGGTAACTGACCCGCTAATTTATATCGGTGAAGGAAACCCAGCAAACATAGTTGACCTAGGTCTATTTGCAAACTACAACACTGGCACTAGCCTTCACACTGGAATCGTTCGCGACGCCACCGACAGCAAGTGGAAGTTGTTCTCAAACGTTGCCGCAGAGCCAACTGGTTCCGTGGACTTTACTGGCGCTGTCTACGACACCCTCCTACTAGGAACACTAGAGGGCGTAACGGTAAACGTTATTAACGTAAATTCCACTAACCTAAACGTTACCGCTAACGTAACTCTGCCAGCAAACACGGCAATCGGAAACGTGTCTAGCACAGAAATTGGCTACCTAGATGGTGTCACTAGCAACGTTCAGGCGCAAATTGACACTAAGCAAGTAACTATTACAGGTGCTGCTACAACGATTGATACTGAAGACCTGACCGCAAGTCGCGCGGTCGTGTCAGACGCTAGCGGTAAGGTTGCTGTTTCGTCAGTGACTTCAACCGAGTTGGGATACTTGGCTGGTTCGACTAGCAACGTCCAAGCGCAGATAAACACTAAGCAAGCAACAATCACGGGCGCTGCTACCAGCATTACTTCAAGCGACCTTACCGCCAACCTTGTTGCCGTATCTAACGCAACTGGAAAGATTGCTGTTTCTACAGTTACCATCACCGAACTCGGCTACCTAGGTGGTGCTACTAGCAACGTTCAGGCACAAATCAATACCAAGGCACCGCTTGATGCTCCAACGTTTACCAACCTAGTCACGGTATCGGCAACTGGAATTGCGTTTAGCGACGCAACTCAGACCAAGGCTGGTGTGCCTTCGATTACTACTATCTCTGCCAAGACAGACTCTTACACTCTGTCAAACCTAAACGAGAGAGATACTATTATTGAAGTTAGCAATGGAACTGCAAAAACAGTAACTATTCCAACTAACGCCAACGTAGCCTATCCAGTGGGAACCACTATCGATATCATTCAAACTGGAACTGGTCAGGTAACTATTGCTGGAGCAGTTGGAGTAACTGTGAACGCAACACCCGGTCTAAAACTTAGAACCCAATGGTCCTCTGCTACACTACTCAAGAGAGCCACAGACACTTGGCTAGTCTTTGGTGACTTGACAGCGTAATACGGGAGAGATTAAATGTCGAAAAGAGCAGGAAGAAAGTCACAGCAACAAAACGACTTCTTACAGCCATCAGTGCCAACTAGCGTTTCTGCCACTGACGTTGGTACTGGCAGGGCGTTTGGTAACGCTGCGGCAACTGTTTCTTTTTCACTGCCCGGTGGCTCACCAGCAGCGACTATTTATTATGTAACTTCCAATCCAGATAGCATAACCGTAAACGGAGCATCTTCTCCAATTACAATTGGCGGTCTTACTTCAAACACTGCCTATACCTTTACGGTAATTGCTGGAAACGCTAGCGGAAACTCCGCTCCTTCTTCCCCTTCTTCCTCTGTAACAGTCACTAGCGTTCCAGCAACCCCCAATGCTCCAACCGCATCATCCACCGTTGCCGACCAAGACGTAGTCAACTGGTCTGCCCCAGCAACTGGTGGTAAGACTATTAGCATTTACTACTGGCAGTGCGATGATGGCAAGAGTGGTAACACGGTATCCACGTCGGTAACCGTAGCCCAAGAAGGCACTGGAAACTCTACAAATGCTTATCGCGTAATAGCAGCCAACGCTAACGGAAACTCGACAGTCTCTGCCTACTCAAACTCGATTGACACCTTGGCCCCATTCTTCCCACCATTCTTCCCGCCGTTTTTCCCACCATTCTTCCCACCTTATTTTGCTCCACCATTCTTCCCACCTTATTTTGCTCCGCCATTCTTCCCACCTTTTTTCCCGCCTAGATTCGGTCTAGTACCTATGTACTAAGAGTTGATGTATTTTTTCTTCATCCGTGATAATATCTTTTTACACTCAGATGGAGGAAAAATGGACAACTCAGAAATACAAGAGATTAGTCGTAGAATTCAGGAATACTACACGGTCAAAGAGCAGACTTGGTCTTCAGTAGAAGAACTCGGATTTGGACTCTACGTCTATAGAGACGCCCTGCCGACTGACATGAAAATCATTCAGCGCCTTGAAGAAGTTATCTTAAATCCAGATAGCGAATTTGCTTACCAAGAAGCAATGGTCGGATACATGACTAAGATGCCCGAGTATCGAGACTGTTATGACTTTAAGTTTACAAAGGACAGCATTGCCCATGTAAAGTCCGAAGATTCGCTAAAACTACAGCAACTGTGGCAAGACGTTTATGACCGACAAATCAATGCTCTTAAGGACTACGCAAAGCGCCACAACATCGGTGAACTTCGCTATTGGGAAGCAATGAACTTCATCAAGTATGAGAAGAACCAGCACTTTATGGAGCACCACGACCACGGCTACTCATACAACTGCGTCGTTTCCATGGTTGCCTATCCAAACGATGATTATGAGGGCGGAGAACTATTCTTTAGGCTTCTAAACCTAAAGGTAAAGCCGAGGGCAGGAGACCTCTATATCTTCCCATCTAACTTTATGTATCCGCATCAGGCTATGCCCGTAACTGAAGGAACTAAGTATTCAATCGTGACTATGACCGACTTCTCGGACAAGTTCCACAAGAGTGCAGAGTTCTCTCAAGAGACAGGAAGTTAGTGCCGACAATAAGAGTCAAAAAATCCACCTCTTCGACCGCTGAGATTAAGCAGTTACCAGTCGCTAGGGATTGGATGGAGGAGACTGCTGGTAGACACTCTTATCACTGCTTCCCACTTACTCTAACCAACAGGATGGGGTGGGGCATTTCTTTCCCTGAAGATATTGTTTTTATCTGGGACGGCATTTCTGATACAACCAATCAGCACGTGAAAATAATTGCTGGTGAACAGTATTGCTCTACTAATAGAGGAAATGCGACTATCAGTTTTAACACTAATTTACATTTCGAGACTGACGAAGATGTAACTACTTTGGTGATGCCTGTTCCTAATCAATTTATTGATGGTACATATTGCTTTACTACCCTAATCAGCACTTCATTTTTAGACAGTGCCCTGCCAGTTGCTTGGAGAATAACTAAACCAAACGTAGAAATTACAATCCCAGCGGGAACCCCGGTCGCATCTGTTTTGCCTATTTCCTTGGCAAATTTGCAAACTTATGAAGTTCTAGTGGAGGATGCTAACTTTGAAGAAGCAGACTGGCAGAGGATGGCTTCTTACGGAATGGCGGTCCACCAGCACAACCTAAATGGCGACTGGTCAAATTTTTACAAAAACGCTGTAAATGAGAATGGCGACTCAATGGGTCGTCACGAAGTAAGAAACATCAGCCTAATCACAACAGACAAGACAAAAAATGCCAGAAATTAAATTTGTATCTAACAGACCTTGGTTGACTCAAATCAGTATCTCCAAGCCAGAGCCAATCATAAAGACCATCCCCGATTGGTACATCAATGCTGATAGGCACTACAAAAATCCACATAATGGTGAATATGCCATAGGTCCTGATAACGGCAAAATTCCAACTTGGAAGGCTTGCCCCGCTATCTACGACGTAATGGGTTCTGGATATGTGTATAAGACCCCCTGCGACGTAGAGTTTTTTATCAACGAGCAAGGTCGAATCGATGTGAAGATTGATAATCCTTATTATCAGGACTTTTGTACCTACAGAGAGCCACTCCCACAGTTCACACACCCAGAAGGTTTCTACGAACAGCATTTTGCTTGGTGGGCAGACTGGGCTGTAGAAGTCCCAGAAGGGTATAGCGTTTTATACACCACTCCCCTAAACAGATATGAATTACCTTTCATAACTACTAATGGAATCATCGACAACGACAAGGTAAACCTGCCCGGCACTATGCCATTCTTTCTAGTAAAAGGTTTTACTGGGGTGATTCCTGCTGGAACCCCATACGCTCAACTAATTCCGTTCAAAAGAGAGAACTGGGAATCAACAGTTATAATTGAACCACCAGAAAAATTGTATGACAAAAATATGGAAAATGCTAAAAAATATAGAGTCCCTGATGGTGGCGTTTATCAGAGAGAAGTCTGGGAAAGAAGGACCTACAAATAATGGATAACAACACAAGAAACTACGAACCAGAAAAGCCAATCTCTATTACTCCGTCTGGGTTTTTTGGTGACTCTAAAGACAACATCGTAGAGTTGGAAAACTTTATGACTGAAGAAGAGCATCAAGTTTTAGATAGTTTCATTAGAACTAACACCCACTGGGATGTTACGGAGACCCACTACAACGATGAAGGTGTAGTTATCTATGAGTCAGAGTATTGGAAAGACAGGGTAGCAACTGGTAGAACCCTAGAAGAAGCAAACCCAGAAATTCCAGTGATTATTCAAAACTTAGTAAACAGATTAAGACCAATAATCCAAGACTTCTTTAAGGTAGAGGCAAATCCAACTAGCCCAGCGATGGTTAGATGGTTGCCAGGTCAATACCAACACCCGCACGCAGATAAAGAACTACACGAAGGCGAGCATAGAGGCAAACCTAACGACTTTCCTTATTATGATTTAGCCAGTCTTTTTTACATCAACGATGACTATGTCGGCGGTGAACTTTACTTTCCGCTACAAGGCATAACTATCAAGCCCAAGCCACGAGCCGCATACTTTTTTCCAGGCGATATGAATTACGTTCACGGAGTAACAAAAATAGAGTCTGGCATCAGATATACCTGCCCGTTTTTCTGGAACATTACTAAGCACACTGGAGAATAATGGAAACCGTAGTATACAAACACGACATCATCGGCTACAAAAATTTTGTGCCTCAAGGCGACCTACAAAAAATAATTGACTACTTTGAGTCAATGGGACATCTTTGGAATGACGTTGCGTTCTTCGAGTCTTACGGAATGGGAATTCCGGGTAGTGACAACTCTGCTACAAACTACGGCCTAGAAGCAGACTATTTCGGAACGCTAAGAGATAAATACCAATCGGCGGTGGCAGAGTCTCACGGTAGAGCAGTTAGACCAAATACTTCTCACGCTCAAAAATGGGAAGTAGGCGCTTTCGCTAATCCGCACTCTGATAACTCAGACTTTGATGGAAATCCAAACGCTTTTGAGATAAATAAGTACGTAGGAATTCTTTATTTGAATGATAATTACGAAGGTGGAGAACTATACTTCCCGCACCACGAGATAACTATCAAGCCAGAAGCAGGAATGTTTATTACTTTTCCAGGCGGACACGAAAACATCCATGGAGTAACCCACATCACTGAAGGCACTAGATATACAATGGTGTCATTTTGGGACTACGCAGACGCAGAGTATTCAGAAGAAAGAAAAGCGGAGTGGGAAGAGGAAATCAAGAAAGTAAGACAAGAGCAGGCAGAGGAAAAACAACAAAGAGAGTTAAGAAAAGAACGCTCATCTCTGATAGAAGAGCAGAGAAGATTGTCAATCGAAGATTCCACCTCTGGCAATAAAAGAATTTACTTTCTCCACATCCAAAAAACTGGCGGCAGAGAACTTATTCAAAGACTCACCCATTCCGACCATATAGTAGAAAGTTACATGGTTGGCTACAAAAAGATTCCTAATAAAGTAGAACATTTTGGATTTAGTTCCGAAAGAATCACAAAAAATACTTATGTATTTACTACACTTAGGGACCCGATAGCCCGCGCAGTAAGTCAGTACTGTCACGGAGTTTGTCTGACTTCGACTGGTCTACTTAATTCAGAAGACAATATTGATATGTCCTTATTGACGTTTGACAAAATGTGGGACTATTTTATGTCTCGCAAGAACTTTGGCAAATTTATGACCATAAGTCTGTTCGAAGACGGCTTCGATAACATAAATAAGTTTGTAGACTCTGACGAAGAGTACTATAAATCAAAAGAAGAAATTGACGAGCAACTTTCTAAATTTAATAAAGTAATAAAATTAGAGGAGTTCTCAAAAGAAAAGTTCCACATTCTTAGAAGAGAATTACACAACTATTTGGGTAGCGACAGCAAACAGTTGGATTTAGTTGGTATAGACAACGAAAATCGCTACTTTGAGAGCCTAAAAGAAAACCCTAGAGAAGTTTTCACTAACAAATACTCTAAGAACCTTTACGATTCTTTGACCGAAGAGCAGTTAGAACTACTAAGGAATTACTTTGAGTTCGACTATTACGTATACAGTAAGACTAATTTCTAAGGCGTAAATGACTAATTTAGAAATATTTGCAGACAAGATTTTTTACTATAAGAATGTAGTAGCAAACTGTAAAGAATTAGTAGACCTACTGGAAGAAATTCAGCCAACTTTAGGTGATGGAAACGTGCTTACCCAATGGGAGCCTTGGACTGCTTCGGACGATAAAGACTTTCAGTTTGGCTCGAAGATTAGTAGTAAACCAGAGATGTATGAGTTTTCTACTGTAGACGCCAAACTTATTTACGACATTTTTTATACGTCACTACTTTTTGTAGGTAACGATTACGCCAGAAAAAATAATCTAAGCATTGCCAAGCCTAGTCCGCTAAGTATCTCTAAATATATAAAAGGCGCTGGAATGGGACCACACGTCGACGACTATGGAACTAACCCAAAAGTTAAGCCAATTATGTCGGCGGTTCTTTACTTGAACGATGAATACGAGGGCGGTGAACTGCACTTCAAAGAGCAAGGTGTGACCATAAAACCAGAGGCTGGGAGCATAGTAATTTTCCCATCAGTCGCACCGTTCTATCACGAATCTAGAGAAATCATTTCTGGCAACAAATACATGTGCCCAGCCTTCTGGAAAGATATAATTTAGTAATGATTATTTTGATTTTTGGATTGCCTGGTAGCGGAAAAACTACTTTAGCCAAAGCACTATTAGAGAGAACCCCAGCGATACACCTCAACGCCGACGAGGTTAGAGCAGAACTAAACTCCGATTTAGGATTCTCCATAGAAGACAGAATAGAAAATGCTCGCCGCCTAGGAGCGATAGCGAGACTTTTATCTAGTCAAGGACAGACTGTAATTGTGGATTTTGTAAACCCCACTTCTCAGACTAGAGAAGCATTTGGAACCGCGGACGTATCGATTTGGGTAGACCGAATTCAGCAGAGTAGATTCGAAGACACTAATTCAATCTGGGAAGACCCAGAGGAAGTAGATGCTCGTATTGTAGAAGGAATACCACTAGAGTCTTCCGTATCAGTGGTTATGAGCGTGGCACAACTGCTTGATTGGAAAAAGCCCACTACTCTAATGCTTGGTAGGTACCAACCTTGGCACGAGGGACACGAGGCACTAAAAGATGAAGCGCATAAAAGAACTGCTCAAGTATTGGTTGGAATCCGCGATACCCACGGAACTTCGGAAAAAGACCCGCTCACTTACGAAGAAGTTGTCGGATATATACGTGAGAATAGCAAGGAACGAGTGGGGACTCTAGTCCTAAGACTGCCCAACATTACAAACATTATTTATGGTAGAGATGTTGGCTACAAGATTGAAAAAGTAGAACTAAGCCCAGAACTACAACAAATTTCCGCTACTCAAAAACGCAAGGCACTGGGAATCTAATTGTTAGAAAAACTTAAAGACCGAAACTCCAACACCCGCTCTGTTGTCAAGGCTTTCACATATCGACTCTGGCAAAGCATAAATACTTTTTTTATTGCCCTTTTGTTTACAGGAAAATTTGAAACCGCGGCTCAGATAGTTAGCGTAGAAATTATAGTAAAACTAGTTGTCTACTACTGGCACGAAAGAATTTGGAACAAATTAGATAAAAACTAAGCGGCCTCCGAGCCGTTTTCTTTTTCTCCGTCTAATACCGTAAGAGCAGGCTTTCTTGGCATCTGAGATTCTCGCCTAACAAATACCACGCCATCGTGTTTCATTTCACAACACCTGGCTAAAGAGTTAACCACAAATCTTTCTTTACAGACCGCACACTGGTTTGAGTTTCCATCACTTTTAGCCATATCTCCCTAAACGCTGGGTAATCTAAAACAATTATCCCACGCCGAATGCTAGGCTATTTATATGACGGAATGGAAGAAACTAAAACGCTCCACCACCCCGCTCACATCTAAGGTGGTCATGGACGAAATCACATCTGAACTAATCAAGCCTTTTGACTACAACTCAGACGGGACCGAGGAGTTTTACCCGTATTTACTGCCAGAAGACCTGCCAGATTCTTGGGGTATTGGCGTAATTGTTGGCGCTTCTGGCACTGGTAAATCTAAACTGCTTGCTCAGTTTGATGGTGAAATAACCCCGAAGCCAGAGTGGACCTTTGGAATGTCAATCGCATCTCATTTTGACGGTCCAATTGATGCTAATGAAAAACTGTCTGCCGCTGGCTTGATGTCGGTCCCAGAATGGGTAAAACCTTATGACGTTTTATCAAACGGACAGCAGTTTCGAGCAGACCTAGCACGCTCCCTATACAACTGCGCCCGCATCGATGAATTCACATCCGTTATTGACCGCAACGTCGCTAAGGCTGCTTCCACCGCAATGGCTAGATACGTCAGAAAGAATGAAATAGAAGGTATAGTTTTGGCGACTTGCCACCGAGACATTCTTGAATACTTGGAGCCAGATTGGATTATTGATACCGACAGAGGCGAGTGGGCTTCGGGAAGGTACCTTCATCGACCAGAGATGGTACTTGAAGTCCATCCTTGCTCAAACCAAATTTGGAGCCACTTCGCTTCGCACCACTATCTCTCCGAATCGCTCAACAAATCGGCACACTGCTACTTGGCACTCTGGAATGGAGAAGTAGTAGGTTTTGTTGCTTCGATTGCTTATCCTTCTGGAACAGTGAAAGAAGCATACCGAGAGCACCGATTGGTAATTCACCCCGACTATCAAGGATTCGGGCTGGGACCAAAACTTTCGGAATTGATTGCCCAACATTACATTAATAACGGCAAACGTTATTACTCAAAGACTAGCCACCCACGCTTAGGCGGATACAGAGACCAGTCGCCTCTCTGGAAGCCGACTTCCAAAAATCATATGCGTAGAACCGATGGGCTAAACTTAGATGGAAAGTCCAGATGGTCCATTGACCCGAACCGCTGGAGTTATTCTCACGAATACATTGGAGCCTAATGGAAGACCTAGGCATTGCTTTATTATACGCACGCGTGTCCACGCAACTCCAAGTAAACGATGGCGTTTCTCTAGACGTTCAAGAACGTCAACTACAGCACGCCGCTGAGTTGGCTGGATATACCAGCATCGAACTTGTTAGGGAAGAGGGTCGCTCAGGTAAGTCCATTTCGGGGCGTCCTGCGCTCACAGAAGCCCTAAAGAGACTAGATAGCGGAGAAGTCAAGGCTCTTTTTGTGACCCGCATAGACCGCCTAGCACGCTCTACAAAGGACTTTTTGAGCATCATAGATAGAGCAAATACTAACGGCTGGCGTCTAATTATGCTTGACCTAAATCTAGACACCGCCACTTATCAAGGTCGATTCGTGGTTACTATCATGTCCGCGCTCGCGGAGATGGAGCGTGGCATCATTGCTTCGCGCCAGAAGGAAGTCCACAAAGACCGACGCGACCGCGGGATTGTTTGGGGCGTAGATATGGGTCCAAAAAATAAAGCCCCTCAAGAATTGAAGGACTTTATTATTTCACTTAGGGATTCAGGAAAGACCTATCAGGCTATCGCTGATTCCCTAAACAAGAGCGGGGAACCTACTCAGAACGGTCGTCAGTGGTATCCGACGACGGTTCGGAATCTACACCAACTTGCTCTAGCGGAGCAGGAGAAGCCTCCAACTGAGAGCGCAGAATAACAGTCTGAGCAAAGTTACCTGGGAAGTTGTAGTCTCCAGCGTGAGTAATGTTTACCCAAGGCGCTGCGTAAACCTTGTTGCCTAAGTCTTGCCATTTACGGCAGAAATAGTAATCTTCAGAAAGAAGAATACCGCTTTCATCCACTTCAGTAGCAAAGTATTCAGTAACTTGCTGGCTAAAATCAATTGCTCCAGTGCTACCGTGGTGGGCATAAGTCTTGCAGTGTGGCTTCATAGCCTCGAACACGTTACGACGAATAAACATCATTCCAGTAGCAACGTTCACAACCTCTAGCGGTTGGTCAAGTTGGATGGTCACTTGTCCCTTAGGCAAGTTAGCAGAAAAGAATCCGCTATAAAGACTTAGGTCTTCTTTACCTTTCAGCGCAGCATTACGCACCATATCCCAGTTGATGTTTTTCATCGGATAGATAGCACCAATAAGGTCTACGCCAGACTCAATCATTTTTACAACGTGGTCCGCATCGAACCAGTGGTCAGCGTCGATAAATAGAAGAGCGTCACAGTCGGTCTTTTCAAACTCATAAGACAAGGCATTGCGTGCTCTAGTTATAAGGCTTTCATTATAGACCTTAGAGTAAACGGTTTGGTGCCCCTTATTTGCTAATGCAACAATCAGGTTGATTAGGCTTTCGGTGTAAATACCCTTGCAGTTTCCACCATACATAGGGGTAGCAATAAAAATCTTCACGAGATGTCTTCTTTCTTTTTATGTAGGAGAGGACTAAGAACCATGAACTAATACTTAGCCCTCCCCATAATGTGATGCTCTCCCGCAACACACTTTTAATCTATCACTATTTATAGTGAACTAAAGCGAGTGACAAGCGACCAATTTACATCAGAACTCTGAGGAACTGCCCTAGGTACCAGCATACGGCCCTTAATTTCAGCGTTCGTTCCCTGCCCAATTATCTCCATACCTCGGTCAGACAACTTGCGCTGGAAAGCAATCTGAGTCATAGGCTTTTCACCTCGGTCTTCAGACCAAGCGCGGTAAATCTGATACAGTTCCCTGACTCTTAGAAGAGCGCCTTCGCTCTCTCTAGATTCTTCGTTTAGGAACATACCAATGCGGTCTTCGTTCTTGCGGTAAATGTCAGACGCTTCTGACACGGCAGTACACCAACCCAACGGGTCGCGAGCACTAGAGCCAAGATACTTGATGGCACCTTCAACTGCCCAAGACAAAATAGCAGGCAGAGCGCCCTCTGGGTCAAACAAGTATGCCTTTAGGTCAGGGTCTGGCGACTCAGGCACGTTGCTCCAAGGAATTGGGCGTAGTCGACGCCACATAGCATCGTCAGTAATCATAGGTCGGTGGTTTGTAGTGACCCACAACTTAGCCATAGCCTTGAATGTAAAAGGCTTCTCACCAGGAGAACGAGCAGAAATTTCAGATGAACCTGTCAACTTCTTCACTGCGTTCTCTTTTAGACGCTCAGACTCAGGCAACTCGTCAACCCAAACCATACGACGACCACGCAACTCAGCCCAGTGGTATAGGTCAGTGGAAGAAGACTGTCCGTTAGCATCAGCAAGAATGTTAGAGTCCAAAGGCCAAGCATACTGAGCAGTCCCAAGAGCCTTGACGATTGCCTCGACAAATGTGTTCTTACCAGAACCCGGTGGACCATAAACCAAGAACATAACGTCTTGGGTATTTAGACCAGTAAGAGTGTATCCAGCAGCACGCTGGAGCCAATCCTGAAGTTCTTTATCTCCACCAGTTGCGTAATCCACAAACTGCTCCCAACGGATATTTCTCATTCCTTGGGTATAGCCAACTGGAGCACGCTTAGTAATGAATAGGTCTGGGCGTCCCTTTAGTAGTTCTCCAGTCCTTAGGTCAACAACACCGTTCGACACACCCAGCAAGTATTCGTCACCGTCCCAGCGCTCTACTGACGTAACAACACGTTCGTCAGAGTTGGCGCTCTCAATAGCAGACTTTAGACGTGAGTTTGATTTAGCCTGACTAGACCACTTCACAACTTCAGTTTGCTTATCTGGGTCGTCATAGTGGACAACTTCAGTAGCAATAATCGGAGCAAGTTTTTTACATAGTTCTTGCATACCTAAATCTTCAGCATCTGGACGCCAATACTGACCGTCCCAAATAAACCAACCAATTCCAGGCGTGTAGCGAATAGACGAACCAAATGTGTCTACAAGACGTCTGCCGTTACCAGTATCAGATAGCGAACGCTTGCCCGGAGTTCCACCCTCTGCTTCGGTCAAAGCATCTGGGTCCTTAGGAACATCAACATTTCCAGAACTGAAAGCCTCTGAGATGGACATACCACTACGAGCAGCCTCGGTCATTTCTCCACCGAGAGTTCCAGGCAAGTAAGAAGAGTCAGACTCTTCCACGTCATCTGGGTCAGATGTTCTTGGTCTGGTGTCAGTTCTTTGAACACTGGCTTGGGCTTGTGCTCTATTTCTTTCCGACCACTCTTGTAGCCCAGGATAAATAAGTTCAGTCACAGGATTTTCAGCAACAAAATCCATCGCACGACGAGTGTGCATAAGTAGCGAGTTGGGACCTTCAAGGTCCATCGGTGGACGAACTTTTTCAAAGTTAAAACGCATCATCATGGTTTCAATCATTAGACGCTTTTCTGGAGTATCTACACCAAACTTGTTTGAGATAGCGCAAGCCAACTTATAGATATCAATAGCGCGAGAGCCTTCATCGATACCCTCTTCAAGCATCTTTGCGATGTCTACGCGGTCACCTTTGAAGTCTAAGTCACCGAGCCAGCCCCAGTCGCCTTCTCCCAAAGAAGTGGAAGACCTACGCCCAGACTTACGCAACACGTTTAGTAGGTTGTCTGGGGCGTCTGCCATTTCAATCTGCCAAGGAGCCTTACCGTCCGCCCACTCATAGTCGACACCAGAGCCGTGACGAGAGGGAGCAAGCATCACGTATCCGTTGTGCTTGATGTCAATACCAGACAACCCAGCGGCCTTCAAGTTACCTAAAAGTTTTTCATCAGGAGAGCACTTAAAAAATATGTGTCTACCTCTTACCTGCTTACCCTTGTGGCTATATACGCCAGTGTATGCCTCGACAGTATCTGGCAAGTCGTGCTCAAGAAGTTCTAAAAATTTATCCCAAGAATCGATACCTCCAGAACGAGGGTCAATATCGATAACTACAAAACCAGTTTTTTGACAAACAACGCCGATGTTATTGGCAGGAGAGTTTTGCCACCAGTTGTGGACCACTAGTTCGTCGTCAGTAGCGCGAACGTTCCAATCTCCAATAGTGGGGTGCTTACCTACGTCTTTAGGCTCGCTGTGCTGACCATTACAGGTACAACGTCCAGAGTCATTAATGCCATAGCAAGGAAGTATTTTCCAGCCTTTTTGGGCGTACCACGCGGATGCTTTTTTAAGTTTTTGTTGGTGTGGAGAGTCCATATGTGTCGCTAAACCCTCTCCGCGCATAAGTGTCGTTCCATAATTGCCTTTCAATCGTTCACCCATAATAACACCCAAGACGACAAATGTAGCAACTTTAGGGGCTGTGTTTGCTCAAATCGATGTGAGCAATTATAGGATACAATAATAAGAGCAACTAGGCTAAATTTATTGGATTACTATTCTAACTCATGGCTAACGAACTCATTTTTACAATAGCCGCCCTGATTACTGCAACGGGCGTAATTATTGGCTCACTCATGGCTATCTATAAACTGGCTAGAAAAATTGGCGACTCAATCGGAGTGGACAGAAACGGTCGCACTCTTTCAGAACGCTTAGACCGTGTCGAGCACCAACTCTGGGAAAACGGTGGCTCGTCGTTGGCAGATAGAGTCAACAGCATCGAGGCTCACGCTATTAGTAGCACCGCAAAACTTGAACTAATAGAAAATTTGCTATTAGCATCAAATCAAACACCAGTTTCTACAATAAAAAAACCTCGTGTAAAAAAGGTGAGTTAGTGGTCTTTTATAAGCCGCTATGAAGTATCATAAAGACGTAATCGACATACGAAAGAGAGACCTATCGTGTCGTTGTCAGACCAGATAAAAGCAGAATCAACCAAGATTATTGCTAAGCGATGCAAAATCGGGCTACTTCTTTTGGACTTATCTGAAGAAGATAGAGACTCTTTGATACAAGCGTTTGATAAGCCACCGCACTCTTCAGGCGGACTTTCGAACGTTCAAATTCACAAGATTTTACTATCCGAGGGTTTTGAACTAGGACTGAGCACCGTAGATAGACACAGAAATCACGACTGCGGTTGCTATATGGCTACCAGAATAGGTAAGTAAATAATGGGCATCTCGGACAAACTCAAAGAATTTAGTGAGCCAGGCAAAAGTGGCTCAGACATCAAAGCACTAAATACTCCAGAAGAATGGCGACCGCGTCTAGACGTAGATGAGACTAGGGGCGGTTTTGTTGTATCTACTCCAAGACCAGCGGGGCAATTACCAGACGCCAAAGAAGTCTTAGAAGAGTTTGGATTGGACCCCAATTCTTGGTCAGTTACATCCTTACGTCGTTCTAGGTGGCAAACTTACAATGGCGAATGGCTCGAGTCGATGCGAGTAAATCTAATACCACTTGGTGCAACTGCCGAGGACCAACTAGACGCGGAACAACTAATTGATGAAATTAAAAAGTGGCGTCCAGACCGTGGAATCAAGCAATCTACTGGCAACGGATATTTTTCAGTTTTTCCAAGCGACCAACAGATTGGTAAAAAGGCTGCTTCAGGCGGAACAGAGCAATCTATCGAACGCTTGCTCTACCTGACCGAAGCATCTGTAGAGCGGTTCAAAGGTCTCAGGCGTATGGGTCTAAATCTTGGAGGAATAGTTTTAGGTCTACCTGGCGACCACGTTGAAGGTAACGTCAGCCAAGGCGGAAGACTACAAGGAGTAGCATCATCTGACCTAGGACTTACCGAGCAGGTTCGCGTCGCGCGTCGTTTGTTGATGGCACAGATTAAAGCCCTCGCTCCTCTCGCAGAGCGCATGATTGTCCCAGTGGTCAATGGAAACCACGACGAAGTTACTCGTCAGGTAGCGGCAGACCCTGCCGATGGATGGAATGTGGAAATTGCATCTGCCGTTCAGGATGCGTGTGCGGAAAACCAAGCACTGTCACACATCGAGTTCCGCTATCCAGCCTCTGGGCACCAAACTTTAGCCGTGGATGTGGGTGGAACAATGTTGGGCCTATTCCACGGTCATCAAGCAGGTAGAGACGTAAATAAATATTTATCGGGTCAGGCTGCTGGGCAGACCGCATTGGGAAACTGCGACGTCTGGGTGTCAGGACACTTTCACAACTATAAATGTGCCGATATCGGTCACCGCTTATGGCTTCAGTGTCCAACCACCGACCCCGGCTCAGATTGGTTCCGCGACCGCGCTGGTGTTCAATCGAAACCAGGGCTACTTACGATGGTTATGGGTGGAGACTTTGAGCCTAGAGAACACATAAGCGTATTGTCGGTAAAGTAATTGACTAGCAGTAAAACTTATATCGTTGCTTGGGACGAAGCCATAGACAATTGCCTAGACATAAGTAGGCAGTTAGTGGAAGCAGATGTTCCTCATAAGTTTTACAACGTCTCAAAATTAGAAAATCAAACATCACACTGGAACACAGCCGAAGACGTCAGATACTACGGACATTTTTTTAATGCTATAAAAGACTTCTTGTCTACAGAGCACGACATATTTATCTTTAATGCTGGAGATATGAAGTATGACAGTTACTCTAAATACACTCGTCGTATAGAAAAACTATTTGAAGATAATAGGGACTTAGTCCTTCTCGCTCCAGACTGCACCAACGACGTGTTTGTCGGAGAACCTTCTACAATAAGTAAATCAATCAAATACCCAGAAATGTATTTGTCTACCAACACCAACGGGATTTATGTGGCGATGTCTAGAGATATGGCTGGCTACATTTCTATGTTTCAAGACTGGACAATAGAGACAGGGGAAATAGACTTCACAAAGATGCGCTCTGGGTGGGGATTAGACATTGCCTACTGCGCCCTAGCCATATTCTTGAATAAAATTATTTATAGAGATAGTTCCGTAACTATGTATCACCCTCCGACTCAGTCTTATTCTCAACAACAAGGACTAGAAGAGTTTTACGCAACGCTCAACGCTTTCAACAAATTTGCTATGGAAGTCCTAATGATTAGACCTGAAAGAATAAAACATATAATTGATAAAATTCTAGAAAAAGTTAGAAACTCAGGTTCGGTTACTTTATCTAGAGAAATTATGTACACAAATTACGAGGCGGTAAAAAATGCCTAGAGTTTACACGGGCGGTTCATTTGATTTGCCGCATCACGGTCACTACAGATTATTGGAAAGAGCGTCGCGTCTCGGCTCCGTGACCGTTGCCCTAAACCTAAATGACTTCTCTAAGCAATACAAAGGTAAGACTTTGATTATGTCTTATGAAGAACGCAGAGAAGTTCTACTGAACTGTAAGTGGGTTGACGAGGTAATCCCAAACTTTGGAGGCGCTGACTCCAAGCCCGCAATCGAACTAGTAAAGCCAGATTTTATTGTTGTTGGTTCGGACTGGGCTACTAAGGACTACCACTCACAAATGAGTTTTACTCAAGAGTGGTTGAATGAGAGAGACATCGCTCTGGTCTACTTGCCATACACCGACGGAGTCAGTAGCACCGAACTACGTAGACGTATTTTGGAGAGCAATCAGAAGTGAAAGTAGCGGTTTACACAATTGCTAAAAACGAAGAGCAATTTGTCGAAAGGTGGGCTAAGTCTTGTGAAGAAGCAGATTATAGATTTATATTGGACACTGGTTCTACAGATAAGACTGTGGAAGTGGCGAGGAGCGCAGGCGTTGAGGTTGCTGTGGCTAGTATTAGTCCTTGGCGTTTCGATGACGCTAGGAATGTTAGCCTTGCTCTTCTTCCTGACGATATTGATATTTGTATTGCCTTGGACATGGATGAAGTCCTTGTTGAAGGATGGCGTAAAGAAATTGAGAAAATAAAGTCAGAAACCACTAGACCTAGATATCAATACACTTGGTCTTGGCAAGAAGATGGCTCGCCAGGGCTCCAATACGGTGGAGATAAAATCCACAGACGTCACGGATATAGATGGAAGCACCCAGTCCACGAAGTAATTACTGCTGACCGAATCCAAGAAATACAAGAGTGGATTGGACTAGAGATTCACCACCATCCAGACGACACAAAAAGCCGTGGTCAATACTTTCCCTTGCTAGAACTGGCTGTCTTAGAAGACCCAACGAATGACCGTAATCAGTATTACTTAGCCCGCGAGTATTACTTCAACAAAATGTATGACAAAGCCACCAATATGTTTATCAAGCACTTGGAGAACCCAAACTCTAAGTGGGGTCCAGAGCGTGCCGCGTCTTGCAGGTATCTCGCTAAGTGCAATCCAGACTCAGCCGAGCATTGGCTAGTAAAAGCAAACCTAGAAGCACCTAATAGGCGTGAGTCCGCCGTAGAACTATCTCAGTATTACTATGAACAACAAAACTGGGAAGAATGCTTGGACTGGGCAAAAATATCTTTGCTTGCTAAAGAAAAGCCACTTGACTATCTGTGTGAAGAATTTGCTTGGGGCGCACTTCCGTATGACCTTGCCGCTATTGCTTCATACAACTTAGGAGACAAAGATAGCGCCTATAAATATGGAGCCACTGCTCTTGAGTTAGACCCAAAAAACGAACGTTTGGCAAAAAATATGGAGTTCTACAAACCTAACTAAGATTTCTTAGGCTTCTTATCGGTTTTTTGCGAGTGATACGCATTTACCGCATTAGCACTGGTTCTACTTCTCCAAGCAAAACCGCAGTCGTTACACTCCACCATTCGCGCCGTGGTCCAGCGTCCACCGCCAGGTAGGTCCACAATGTAAGTTTTTAGTTTGTTAGTTCTAGCAGAGCAGTATGGACACTGAGGATATCTGTTTCTGCGATACTCGTCCCCATTGGCATCCACTGATAGGGTCCTGCGAAGTTCGTTTTCATCCTTACCTCCCCACACTCCCCAAATTTTCTTAGTTTCGAGGGCGTATTTCACGCAATCTTTTCTGACTGGACAAGCAAAGCAAAGATTCTTGGCTGCGTACTTTTCTTCTGTATCGTCAGAAAAGAACCAGTCAATCATTCTTTTGTTTTCTTTTTTAGCGCATAAGGCTTTGTCTTGCCAACGCTGAGCCTCTTCGTCTGGTTCAAACAACATTAATATTTACCACCGTGATTGGAATTATTTCATCCACTATGTCTTCGTGAGATGTCATTCCATTTTCATCACAGGCGGTATATTCAGTGTCACCTTCAATGAATCCAGCGTAAGTAAAAACAGGTTCGCAAGGCTCTAATAATTTGAAGGCTTGGGACAGTGAGTCAACCGAGCCGTCTCTTTGTATTGCCGATGCGAGCGCACGTCTTACAATTTCGTTGGATATGTCTATATGTCCTTCGGTAAAAAATGAAAAACTGGACTGGGAGTCTTCGGGAGAATACCCGTTGCCAGTCCACTCACTCCAAAGGAGTTCGCCGATTCTAGAATCTTTCATTGTATAACCTCAATAAGATTATACATTACTATAAAGAAAAATAGTGCCTTACGACACGCCGAAACAGTTTAGGAGGCTAAAGGCCAGAAATATTCGTAACTCTCTGGATAAAATTCGGTATCTTCTTCCCACCCAAATCTGTGATACCACTCATAATCTTTTACAAGTAAGGCACGCCTGTGGGTAGATATGACCTTTTTTATAGTTTCATCGTTCAGCCACCAAGCAGGTTCGTTGATACCTTCACCGATATTGACAACACCCTTTCGGTCGGCAGCGATTAGAGTGTTCCATAGTTTGCTTTTGAGGGTGCTTTTGTAGCCTCGATTTTCCCACTCGTCTACCATTTGGCAGGCGTAGTAGTAAAGGTAGTACTCGTGACCGCGCCACATCTTGACGGCAGGGTGGTTCACCCAACCTTTAGGCTTGCGCTCATTGCCCTGAGGGTCCAATTCACACAAGACCATAAGAATTTGCCAAGCCTCTAAAGCCTGCTTGTGTAAGCGCTTATTGTCTAAGTTCTGAGCGATTTCAGAAGAATACTTACTTGTAATGAAAGTTTGCATGTTTGTCCTTTGTCTTTGTGTCTATAGTAGCGTAATTATTTGATTTTTGCAAATACTTTTCCAGAGTAATCCTCTAAGTATCCATCAGGTATAGAGCCTACAGGAGCCTTCTGCTCAACCTCTATCTCGATGTCTGCTAACTTCTCTACATCCGCCACCGAACACTGTAAGTAGTCCGCCACCACCTGAGTAGCCAGTCTTACAATATTGCTGTGGGTAGTACCACTTACTATAAAAGTCATTCTGGTTCTCACTAGCGAACTCTTTTCTCTAGTTTGTTTGGGGAGTAGTGCGCCCCCTTAATTTCAGGACTAACGTCGTCTATAGAGTTAATAATAACGTCTCCAGAGCGGATTGCCACAATCTTACCAACTCTACCGTTATGGAGGCTACCGATGTCGCCGTCAAAAGCATCGTGCTTTACTCTCACAATATCGGCAACTTTGATAAAGCCGGGTCTGGCATCTTCCCAAATCTCGGGGCCTACGGGTTCACTGACAAGAGCGTGACCTAAAGATAGTTTTGAGAAAATATCTAAGACTTTTTTAGAATCTTCTATGTTCTTAGGAGATACGGTCTCCCACAATTTAAGTAGTTCTAGAACAGACGTGCCTACTTCTAGAGATACTCCAGTTTTAGCAAACTGCTCTTTTACCCATTTGTAATTTACTTTTGCCATTATTTAACTCCTAAAATATTCTCTAAATTTTTAAGTGATTCTTTTTTGTCTTTAATTGAAGATAAGTAAATGTCCCTTTGCGCCGTAGCCAAGAGATTTCTACTCTCCTGAGGTAGGCTATCTATGGACGATGCCAGCATAGCCCATTCTAGTCCAATACTCTGGCTCTCTTTCCATTCGGTCACCACAGGGGTATTTGAGTTAAGTGCCTGTATGTACCTGTAAGACCACCAAGTGCCGTCTTTTTGTTCTGGGCTGATTAGCGCACCTATTGACCTGCCTATTTGTAGAAACACTTGCTCGTCGTCCCAGCCTTTATTCCACTTCATAGGAGAACTAGGTAGAGATACGCTAGCAAGTATAGATTTAGCCCACTTAGACGTAGGAGAATCGACCGACCATTTATCAGCCCTTTGATACTCCACGGGGTCACCCAAAATTAGGTGAGAATCTAGATTCACTAGATTTAGGTTTGGCTTAGCATTTTTTGAAAGTTTTAATTCTTCAGCCTTGTTCCAAGGTAATGATGCCACGATAGTTACAGGCCAGTCCTCGGTAAAAAGCAATTCAGCGCCACGCATTACTCGATTCAATAATTCATTGTCTGAAAGTAAGTTTGAGTATTCTTTTCTAGAAGCAAAAAACGGCTTGGTGATGGTTTCCGAGTTGTTTACAGTTGCCCTAAGAGACACCTCTATTTGTGACTTGTTTGGACTGTCTGTGAAAAGTTTGAGTTTATCGCTTCCCCACATTTCACTAATTACGTTTAGAGCACCATAAACTCTATTTGCTCCAATGCTAGTAACTGGTGAAACTCCCACTAGAACTAAGTCATACTTTTCTAGCGAATCCTTGGTCATATAAATACTGGGGCTAGCCCAAGTTATTTCGTGTCTACCAGTTGATTCCAATACGGCATTTATTACTCCCGCGAAACTAAGATTTTTTGTATTTGCATTTGGGGACGCGTGTTGGGCTGACATCCCAGTAATAAAAATTTTTGACATATTCTCTCGCTAAAAGCGGGGGACACCGCCTAAATAAATAGGCGATGTCCCTCCGTGATTTTGTCTTTCTAAGTTTAGAAAGGCGCGTCTGCTGGTGCTGCCACAGGTGGTGCTGGTGGAGCAGGTGGAGCAGGTGGAGCAGAAGCAACTGCTGGAGCAGACGCAGGCGCTTGAGCAGTAGCAGGAGCACCTACGTAATACTTCTTGATTTCGTTGCGACGGTCACCCTGCCACACGCGAGAACCAATGTTAGCGCGGAACAACTTACCACTAATGGCGGCCTCAATCTGAGCATTAGTCGGGTTGTTGTTAGAGAAGAAGTCACGAGGAACACCAAGTGCTGCCATCTTCGCAAAGAAGATGCCCAGTGCGTTCTTGTTCTCTGGTGAGATAACTAGGTTATCCCAGACGAGACGCTTGCTGTAAGCGCCTCCCTGTACTTCAGCCTTAACCTTGAACATGGTTTTACCAGTAGCAGTCACGCTAGAAGATGCCTCAAGTACCTTGAGGTCGTAGTCGCCGTCGGGCAACGGCTCGTAACTTCCGCTAGCAGATTCGCCAGCGTCCTTTACCAAATCGCCCCAGTTGAGTGAACTCATCTGTTTCGTTCCTTATCTATTCGTTAACGAATCGTCTAGGCGGTTGCCGTGGACGACTTTTTCTTTGAATCAGTTTTCTGACCAAAAATCATATCGAGCATACGCTCGACTCCTAGGTCCTGCTGTTCAACAATTGAACCGAGTCGACCCTGAACGCGCTCTCCAGCCTCAATCTCGTCAGTGCGTTCTACGTACATACGACGAGCCTTGTAAGGCAACTGGGTAGGGTCTGGGTTTGGAATAGTCTCCATAGAGATGTATCCAAGAACATCGTAGAAGTATGGTGCCTGAACAGCCAACTGACCCTGTAGATAAGGGTGCATACGGTTGTCTTGACCACGCTTAGCCATAGCAGTAAGCACTACAGCCTCGAGAGGCTGAGTTGGGTGCATTGTTAGGTCACGAAGGTCACGAAGTAGAGCACCCATGTGGCGAAGTAGTTCGCCCCACTGTTGCATCTTCATCTGTTCGGTACCAGCAATGTTGTCCATACACTTAACCTGCAACTCAGAGATTGAGTCGATGATTAGTGACTTGAACTGGTGCTTACCTGACTGTAACCACTGGAACGCTTTTAGGACTACATCGTAGTCACGAACCTGTACAACTACAGTGTCCCAAGTGCCGTCAGCCACTGGTGGCTCCTCGCGCATAGGGTCCCAATACTTTACGTTGATTGGGAGGAATCGGTGTCCACCCTCAACGTCTAGCATTAGGCGAGGGTATGGTGCCGTGACAGCAAAAGTCGACTTACCGACCTTTGACTCGCCATAGACCATAAGAGTTAGTGAACGCTGTACATCTGACATGCTTACTCACTACCTTTCTTTTCTTCGTCTTTTCCGTAATATCCATATGGGTCGGCGACCTCATACATCT